GGTGTTTTGTGAAATCAATTTTGCTCCTAGACTGGGAATTGACTTCTAGACTGGTGTTAGATTAGTAGTTTATTAGGAGAAAAGTTAGATTAGATTAATGGATAAAATAAAAAAAGAAACAAGGGAGCAGGTAAGGGGAATGAATAGGGGGAATTTTTATTGGGGTTTGCGTTTTATAGTTTTTATTGGGTTTTTAGTATTCGCGGTTGAGACCACGGAACTCGGTTAGTTCACCATGCTTGTTTTCCAGGACTTCGATGTTGAAGAGTTTCTTCGCTGCGAATGTGCCGAGCATCCATCGGTCATCGACCTTGATCTCAATCCGGCTCCAGGCATCGACAGCTTTTGTCCATTGACCAAGTCCAATCTCGGCGTATTCAGCAACCGAGAACAGGTACTGAATGTCGCTGTCCTCGGGGGTCTGCGCCATTTCGTCAAGACGGATGGTGTAACCATGGTATTTGTTCTTGGTGACACAGTTCTCGTAGTATCCTTGGCGAAAGATGACACCATTCCCACTCCAAGTTCCAGGAGTATGGACACCACCGACTGGACGAAATCGAATGCGGAATTCTTCATCCATGCCAGGGTAATCCGTGAAGGCTCGGGGAACAGGACCTGCCATCTCTGTGTCTGGAGCAGGAAGAATGGTCTCTCCAGCGACGTCGTCCTCGTCGTCCTCATCGTGGTAGTTCGTATCTCCTGGAACAACTGAGCAAGCGCTCTGACGTGATGGACGTGATTCGTCGAATGGTTCAACGCAGAAGGCTGGTTCCTGTGGCGCGTCAGCAGAAGGTTGTGTAAGCATGTAGAACTCGTTGCCAGAGACCCAGTAGTCATCGACCATCACCTCGATGAAAGACCAGAAGCTGACTCGTGGATTGACACCATAATCAGCGAGGTAGTCTTTCACCGTCGTGTAGGTCTTTCCATTCTGGGTGCGGATCTTGATGTTCTCGAGGTTACATGTGTCACCCTGTTTGACCAAAAGTGCCTCAGTCTCGTCGATGTTGTTGTCACGTCCAATCATTTGCTCGTTCAAGCGAACCACGAAGGACTTGTTGCCGTATGCGATGCCTCCACGGCAGTTAGTAGATGAAGTTGCTCCGTAAGTCGCCATTTTTTTGTTGTTGTGAGAGTTTGTGTTGGTTGCTAGTGTGTTCGAGTTGGTATTACTAATATTAGATACTTTCTGCCCAATTCAATTTTGTTCCTAGATTGGGAATGGGAGCCAGACTGGGATATAGGATAGACTAGCATTTAATTCTACACTAGACTAGCAAAAATAAAAAACAAAAAGGGGAATTTTTATTGTGATTTTGATTTTTAAGCAGTGAATGGGAATGTGATTTGTGACGCGGCAATTGTTTCGCCATCGACTTCCTAATTGTCATCAGCATTTTAGCGTGGAGGACGAGTCTTATCGGATGGTTCCTTTGGTGCGTCGGTGGAAGGCTGTGTGTTGGTGTAGAAGCGCGTTCCGCTGAGCCAAGTGTCGCCGACGAGAACCTTGATAAATGACCAGGGAGAGGTCGTTTCTACGACGTTTCCATTATCACGGATGTAGTCTGTAATAGACGTGTAGGTCTTGGCTTTCAGCCACATGCGGATTTTGATGTTTTCCAAGTTACACGGTCCCTCTTGTTTGATGAGTAGAGCTTCTGTGGTGTCCTGGTTTTTCCTCCGGTTCTTTGGTCCAGTATCAACACAAATAACATACGACTTGTCACTGTAGGCGATACCACCATGGCAGTTAGAAGAGTCAGTGAAGGAATTCATGGTTGTTAGGGTTGAGAGTTTGTGTTGGTTGCTAGTGTGTTAGAGTTGGTATTACCTAATATCAGTTTATTTTTGCACAATTCAATTTTACTCTTTTAAAGGCAAATAGAATAGACTAGCAAAAATAAAAAACAAAAAAGGGGAATTTTTATTGTGGTTTTATTTTTGTAATTTTTGTTTGGTTTTCTTTCAAGAATATAACATATAATGCTTACTGAGCCCCTTCGCGCATAGCGATGAAGTCCACTCCTGGAATCCACTCGCCGTTCACGAGGACGTGAATGTGACCCCAGGGGGTTCCGTTCTTCTCGCGGTCTTTTGCGATGGCTTCCTCAGTCGCAAAGCTACCATTGTGCCACTTATGAACGCTGTGGTAGTGGAGCTCTGCGCGGCCCTGCTTGATGTAGTGGTCGTTCTCTTCAGAGAAGGTCATTGTTGCAGTGAGCGGTTTGCTAGGCTCGCAAGGTTCCCGCTTCTTGTTGTGGCGGATCTGGAAGGTAGCAAGGTAGAGGGCGACATTTTCAGGGGATGGAGCTGGCGGAGGGGTGGGGATGTAGGATGAAGGTTCGATGGGGGCAGATTCTTCCTTGAATGCCAGACCACTTATCCAGTTCGAGTTGTAGAGTTCCAGGGTCTTGACCAGCACCTCGATGAACATCCACGGGTCCCACCATTTCCCTTCGAAGGGTGAGACGGCGTGGACACTGAGGTAGGTCTCGAAATCGTTGTATACCTCGGTGGGCGTGCGGATCTCGAATGACTTCCAGTTGGTTCCTGTTTTGACCAGAAGAGCCTCTGCTTCACTTGGCTCAGTTCCAGGCTTGCAGAACTCCTTTTTGGGCCGAATGACATAGGATGTCTTGGAGTAAGGGAGACCACCTTTGGGTGCGAGAGTGTGAGTAGGCGAAGCCATGGGTGTGAGTGTGTGTTTGTTCGAGTGGAGTGTTCGAGTGTGAGTTGTCTAGACTACTGACCCTAAGTCAAAATCAATTTTGCTGCTAGACTGGGAATGGGACCCAGACTGGGAATGGGACCCAGACTGGGAATGGGACCCAGACTGGGAAAACAAAAAAAGGAGCAAGCGATTACAATGGGAAGGAAGCAGTTTTTTATGTTTTTTTTTTTAATGGGAGGGGATGTGTGTGGAGAACTAGTCTAATCCAACAACGGATGGCTGCGGAAAGAACGCTTCATCTCGCGCCAGAAGGACTTGTCGGCGTTGAAGAGACCAATCTCCACACTCCATTCTGGGTCATGGCTTTCGAGGCGCTTGCGACAAGGTTCGTCACTGAAAGTAGCACTGCGGAAAACAATCTTGCCAGTGACAATGTTTTGGAGTGCTGCCTTAGCGTAAGTGCTCTTGCGTTCCTTGCCGATGACGATGGGAATGAAATCATCAGGGTTCTCATCGTGAATGATGAACGCAAACATCATCGAGTCAGGAAGGACAAAATCCATCTTGTTGTAACTATGTTGGTCAGGTTCCCAGTGTCGAAGCGCGGTAACGACATCTGCTTCTGGGAGACCTACAGTTCCAACTGGCGAACCCAGAATGAACTTGTAATCGCCAATCCGCCAGGATTCAACGTTTCCAGTCTTTGGGTGGTGAATGGTAATGGGCATTGTTTCAATGAGTGTAAGGGTGGTGGAGTTAATAAAAAATATATATCCATCTTGATTTCAATTTTGCTTCTAGACTGGACTTGGAAATGCTAATTAGTCAAACTACGTCTGCCAATGTAAACATCTGCGAATATCGCATACCTAGTAGTGCCAAGGCAGAATTAATTTCATCACTAGTATATTGTTTCTCGATTTGCTTAATTTTCTGTGACATTGCTCGTGTAATCATTGTGTTATTAATTATCTCAGATTTTTAAGTAATTTAGAATTCAATTTTAATGAAAAAAAAGTTAATTCATAAGACTAAGCACAATTTCCTCTATATTGTTATGGGTTACATATATTTCTTGAAACATTTTACCGGCTTTGTAAAGTCTAATAATAGGATAATTAGTAATATCCTCTAAATCTATTAAACTTTGGTTACTTTTTTTATAGAAGTCTACTAATAAAATATTTATATTACCATTATTATTTTCTTCAAACACTGAAAAAAGACGTTTTGATAAATCTATATTCCAAAAATCATCAACATAAAAGTATGCTAATACTATAGCATCACGTTTCATATAACGATAAAAACTTTTTGAACCATTAATAACGTTCATAATAAACTCTAGTATTTCTTAATTTTTTAAATAGTTAATTACGTTATATTAACACTGTCGTTCAATTCACTAGTTTCACTTAATAATTCGAAATGTAACTTTAGTAACCCATTTCTTAGTTGTGCCTTAACTGAATCACGTTTGTAACCCATAGGAATGTTTATAGAATAGTGATAAGTCATTCTACCATCATTACCCCAACCTTGAAATTCAGGTTTCTCATCTGGAAATGTTTCTGGACTACCACCGTTTATATCTATTTTTCTATCTTCACGATGAATATCAATATCACCTGAACCAGCACCTGGAATATAAAGTGTTATTAATCTAAAATCATTGCGCTTTGAAACAACAGGTTTGTATTTATTATTTGGATAGTCTCTAATAGTAATTTCAGTTTCGTTATTACGTGTTTCAAGTGGTTGAATAAATGTATCTACAACATCGTTTCCTATGTCACTAAATTCTCCTATAATTTTTCTAGCCATAGAAGCTAAGTTAATTTTTGGTTTATTAGCATTATTAGCATTAGCGTTTTCTCCAGACATTTTATTGTTAATTAATTATCCTAGTTAATTCCCTAAATAAATAAAAAATTTAATTAAATTCTAAGGCACCCATACCATTAGATATTCTTAGTATATTGTAATTCACTGCGAAGAAATATATATTTTTACCAGCAATAATAGTGCTGTTGCTACTTACAGCATCATTAGCTAATCTCATTATAAAATCTATTTCTGATAATTTAGAAAAATTACAGGTTCCACTTGGATTTGGATCAAACGGAGCTTCAGCAAAAGAATACAATCCAATACGGTCTAATGCTGGAATACATTTGGCGTATTTCATAGGATATAATCTAGTGTAGTGACTCATTGGTAATGTAGGTTCTTTTTCACTACCATTAAGGTCTATTTTTACAGAACCGTGTATTCCATCATTACCATATTCAGAGTTACTACATAAACTCATAAAGTAACAAGGACCCTGACCTTGATTACTACCCGCTGTTCCTGGATTAGTAACCACCCAAGCAACATATTTTACAGGATGTTTAAAGTTTCTAAATTCAAATGTATTAACAGTAGTTTCTAATTTATCAGACGTAGAGTCATAACCAGTATTAAATGTGCTGTCTGCCTGTTCAGTTGATGTGCCAATAACACCAGATTGATTTTGAACGGTTTCTATTAAATATGTTAAATTAGTGCTAATGAATTTATTTCTTTCTTCGGTATCTAATCTAATAAATTCTCCGTATAATTCCATTGAATGGACAGATAAATTACCTGAACCTACATTTCCACGTAAATTATCCTCTGTTTCTAATGACACTTGGATTTTCACTTCATGCTTATTCAATGCACACATAGGAAGTGCTTGAGCTAAATTTTGGTTAAAGAAAAATTTTAGTGGAATATATATTTTTTTATAGAAAGTTCCTCCAGTAGATTTAGTTCCATCAACAGTAGCACCACTAAAAACCAATGGACAATCACCGTTAGTTCTTCGTGTAATATCCAAATAAGTTCGATTTGTGCTATTATCTGTATTGTCACTTGTGAATTTTATGTCATTTAATCCACCTCTAGTAGTATCGGTTTGTGCTTGATTATCTTGTGGGTATTTATAGAGTTCGTCAGTTAATTCACTATGCACTTGTAACCATCTTCCTGTGTGGTTGTCGATTTCAATACCACCAATTAATAATTTAACGTTTTTAATGAGACTATGACCAAAGTGATTTACAGTATGCACTTGAGAACCTCCGGCAGCGCCTTTGATTACCACTTCAAAATACATTTTAGACAACAAGTCACCATCTTGTCCAATTTTATATTCAATACTATCATTTCCAAATGATACCTTCTTATCTGATACCTTGTTTATTGGTCGAGTAAATCTTGAGAAATTAGTATGCCTTCTAAATACTGTTTTAAAATATGAAATTTGTGGTTTGACATTTATATATTTGTCCTGTGGTCCAATTGCTTTTAATTCTGTTTCAGACATTTTCTTATTAATAATCGATATTATTTTTATTTAAATAGTAAAAAAATCTATTTGATTAAATGAAAAAAGATTTGTTAATAGAAGCTGGAAATATTCATAGGAATATACGACAAGATTTATTTGAGTATTTCGATACATCATTGAAAACAGACTATACATTTCTCGATATAACTGAATTCATTGAATCCAGAATAATGTTATCTACACATAAATATATTTCACCAATATTTAATAGTCAAATAAATAGTGGTATAGCATTCCCTGTGGGATTATCAAAGGATTATATAGTAGCGCACGATACCTTAGGCACGAATGATCCAAGAATGTTCAATAAATTCAATAATATTTTGAAAATAGATTATGGTGTTCAAATACGAGGTAATATTGTTGATGCAGCAAGAAGTTACTCGAAGTCTAATAGATTTAAACCATTAATTGACTCTACCAGAGAAGCTGTGTTAAGTGTAATACCAAAATGTCGTCCAGAAACATACATTAGAGATATACAAGATGAGGCTGCGGAAATCATATGTAGTTACGAATTTGAAGGAACACCATTAAAGGCAATATCAAATGTATGTGGTCATAATATAAGTGATTACACAATACACGCAGGTAAATCATTTTATGCTCATAGTAGTTTTCAACCAGTTGAAATGAGAACACAACGTATGGAAGCGGATGAAACTTGGGCAATTGAATTTTATGCTACTAATGGAAATCAGTGTCCTATTATACTAAATTCAACAGATGTAGATAAACACAACCATTTTATGGTAACTAATAAAAAGCGACTTTTTCAATACAAAAATCCTGATACACTAGAGATTACAAAAGTATTACGAAATAATATTTATACACTACCATTTTCTCAACGTGACATATTAAGAAACTCGAATAGTGAATTCAATGTGAATACACAATTACAACAATTGTTTGATGACCAAATTGTCACTATTTTTCCTACTATATATGACCCTAGAAGAGGTATTTACACTAGTCAATACGAGGATACTATACACATACTTGAAAGTGAAACAATAAATTTAACTGGGTAAATAATTTATTTTATACATTCTAATTAAATGAATATTGTTGATCAGATTTTTAAACCAGTATTTAATCCCATTCTAAGTCCTATTATGGGTATTATTGATGCTATGATTTTACTTGTTAAGGCAATTATTATTGTATTAACAGCTATACCAGAATTGTTAATGACTGCTCTACAGTTGTTTAATCCTATAAGCATTGTAAATGATGCCATTGTAGGGTCTTTTATGAGTATAAAAATTATTATAACAAATATTATCGGAGTAATAACACCGAAAAAGAAACCATACAATAAATGTAGTGATACGGGCGGAGGATTATTTGGGTTCCGTAGAGCTAAGAATAGTGAAGGTAAAATTGTTAAAAATAGTAAATGTGCAAACGACAAAACTTGTAAACGTAATTATTACTTGAAATATTTAATAACAATACTTTGTCCTCCACTTGCTGTATTTTTCCATATGGGAATTACAGGATGGTATCACGTTATTGTATGCACTTTATTAACGGTTTATGGATACTATTTCCCAGGTTTAATTTATGCATTGTTACATGTTATGCAATTTATGTAAAAAAAATAATTTATAATAATAGATGATTGATAAACTTTTTTCTGCTATTGTTACTATTGGTGAAGTTTCTGTCACCTTAGGAGAGATGCTTGTAGCGTTAATAAATGCAGTAGTTCAACTAATACAAACTGCAGTCCTACTATTTAACCCAGTAGGAATTGTAAATGATGTTATTACTGGTTCATTTATGGCAATTAAAATTGTTGTAGTAAATGTAATATCATTTTTCACAAAAACAGGAAGAACTGGATATAATAAATGTAAAGCAGCCGGTGAAGGATTATTTGGATTCCGTAGAAACAGAAATTCAGAGGGAAAATTAATAGGAACTGGACCTCCTAAAAATGGAAAATGTGTGAGACCAAAATTATTTAAAATATTATTAACACTAGTTTGCCCTCCATTAGCCTTATTTTTACATATGGGAACAAGTGGTTGGTTTCACGTAATTGTATGCACCATTTTTACAGTGTATTTCTTCTATTTTCCTGGATTAATTTACACGCTTCTTCATATTTTATGTTAAAATAAAATAATTTATAATAATAGAAATGGGTTTAGGAGCTGTTATAGATGCTGTTACAAGTATTGCAGATGTTTTTACTCAATTAGGGAAATTGATTGAATATTTAATTTATGGTTTATTTGAATTATTACCAGGTTTTGTATATATTCTCAATCCAATTAATATTGTGAATGATGCAATTACAGGGTCATTTTTGGCTATTAAGGTTATTATTACAAATATTATAGGAGCAGTAACACCAAAAAAGAAATCCTACAATAAATGTAGTGATACAGGTGGAGGGATATTTGGATTCCGTAGAGCAAAAAATAGTGAAGGAAAAATAATTAGTAGTAAAGATTGTGGAGGAGATAAAAAATGTAACCAGAGTAACTTACTGAAATATATAATAGCTATTATCTGCCCTCCATTAGCATTGTTTTTACACACTGGTATAAGTGGATGGTTTCACGTAATAGTTTGCACAATTTTTACAGTGTATTTCTATTATTTCCCAGGGTTGATTTATACTATATTACATATAGCCAGACTAGTTTAATTTACTCTCATTTATAAATTTTTTTATTGTTTCAACACGATTACCACTATTAAGTATTGCTCGTCCAACTACAAATACATCAGCAAAAGATTTGTCGCGCATTAGTGAGTAACGTTGCCCTTTTGAATCGCCAGAATTCTCAATTAGACTTATTCCTGGCACAAACATTAATGTTTCTGATTGTTCTCTAAAGTCTCTTTGACCAACAAATCCTACTACATTTTCAACTTTTTCTGCAAAACTTAATACTGTTTGTGTGTATTTGTTATCTATTAAATTTTGATAACAAGACATTTCACCTATTAAAATAATACCGATTTCCTTAGGAATTGCCTGAATACTCTCTAAACCTGGAATAGGATGAACTGACACCAAGTCTGCCCAAGGAAGCACATTAGTTCTAATCTGTCTTTCCATTATACTACCTATATCGGCAAATTTACGGTCTTCCCAAATTAAAAAGTTGTGACGTTTCTTTAATTCAACCAGTTTTTCTCCACAATTCTCTTTATGAAAATGGGGAATAATATCATAATGTATCTTTAATACACAAATATAGGGACCTAACTCATCTGCTACTTTTAATAATTCATCTACACTTTCGGTATCCGCAGCTAAACATATTTTAGTTCCCTTTTCTTGTATTACTTTCTCAATAATTTTAGTATTCATTTACTAATCATTTATTAAAATCGATTTTAAGTATGTTAAAATAAAAAAAAATAAATAATAATATTAGAAACTATGAATGTATCATATGGTGACAAATGTAAGCGCGACGCAGACTGCGCATCAAACGTATGCGAAACTGTATATGACCAAAATAATAGACCCAAGGGTCGATTTTGTCTAGACACAGGAAGTAAAATGGGTAGGAAGTGTGAAATTAATGCTGACTGCGAATCTGGTGTGTGTAAGACAATATTTGATAACGAAGGTCACGTTATAGAAACCAGATGCACCGCATCAGGTAAAATAGAACCCGATACAAGTTATGTGTTTAAAGATGCCGATACTTCCAAATATGGAATTATTAATTCTACTTATCGTGATAAATTATTCAAGGGGGCCAAAGCAGGACCACTGGCTAAGTTCATAGCATATATGGTCGAAGCAATTGTATCACTAATAAAAGGCATTTTAATGCTGTTGTATGCTATATGGAAGTTAATATTTCAATTGGTAGCAAGCATTTTTTTAAGCAAACTGAAAGGCGATTTAATATTTGGTCAAATGTCTAGAAAATATACAGATAGTAATGGAAAATGTTCAGGAAAATTAGCTACCCTTTGGTTACCAAGAGCAGTTATAACCGTGCTATTGCCTCCTTTTGGAGTTTTCTTAGCTAGAGGTTTTAATGGATTAAAGTATATTATATTGTGTAGTTTATTTACTTGTATGTTCTACTTTCCTGGATTAATCTACGCTTTTATTGTAATTCAAAATTCTAAAAATGTTGAAAGCGAAAGAAGATATTTAGCATTAAAACGTGGTAAGGGCGTTGTTCCAATGAAAGAAGAAGATGACCCCGTTCAAACTTTCATGAAGACATAAAATAAAAATGTTAATAAATATTAAATGACGCAGTGTGAGGTAACAAACTTTGATAACCAAAATCAAATGGATAAAATGATGAATGGAGGCATTTTATATGGAACTATTTGTTTTCCAAGTAATATGCCAAAATACATCTTCTTAGTTGTATTTCCACCAATGTATTTCATTATTGACCAATATGAAAAGGGATTTCCCAGAATAGATAAAATTATTATTAGTTTCATTTTAACAGCATTCTTTTACTTCCCTGGTCTTATTTATGGGTTGAATGATATTGAATGTGGCGAGGGACAATGTGGTTCTTCTGTATAAGTGTAGATTTAATTGGAAGATGTATTTAAAATTGAATTTGTGTTTTTATTTCCATAATTCAACAAAATCGTTTAAAAGTATGGCATTTGAATTGTTCACTATTTTTATGACCTTGTTTGCCTTCTATTTGATACAAGTGTTACCTCATAATAAAGTAGCATATGTAGGATACTTGTATAGTGCGTGCTTCGTATTGATGTTTTATGATATTTTAGTTAATAGGTGCTCATGTTAATTATTTCAATTCATTTAAAAATATATTCAGATAGTATTAAAATGGATGATTATGAAATGGAGCAGTTCTACATTGGATTCCGTGATAGTATGAGAAATTTTTATACTCAACATAGTTTTACCCGACCATTGAATGTATGGAGTGATAAGTTGAATCTATTACAAAGTAGAAAACAATTCACTGAAATAAGGGAAACTATCATTAAAATAATTTCTTTGTATGCAACGGATTTAATGAGAACTGATGATGGTTACAATGCAGGTATTCTTGAAACAAATATTAAGCGCTGGAATAAAATCACTGGAGAAAATATAAGTAACAGTAACATAGTTTTTGTTTTATTTAACATTTTTATTTCGCTAATTAAAAGAGGTAAAGACTTACCAGATTATAGTTTCCTATTTTATCAAGTAGAACTATATTTACTCTATGAAGATTTTACTGGATTAATTGAATATAGTGTGACTAATAATGTTCCTAGTATAACTGATAAATTACTTAAATTTAAACCTGAAATAATCGATAGTATCACTGAAATGTATGATTTGGATAAAATACCAGGTAGAATAAGCAGTAAGAAACTTTTTCAATTAATCAGTGAGAAAAATAAGTGATAAAAAAAAATTTGTTTATAGATAAATGGATAAACGATTTAAGATAAATGATAATCGACCCATTTCTACTTTTAGTAAAAATAGTTTTATGGGGAAAAGCGTCACCTCTAGTTTTACTAATTTAAAAAATTTACTTACTCGAGAACCAGATATAGATAAAATTCTTATCATTGTATATGATCTTTTGTGTAGTGGTAAATGTGTAAAATTATACTCTTTCATAATGACATTTTACTGTAAATGTATTAATGTAAAAAATCCTACTTTTCCCTTTACTTACTATAATAGGTATTCATACCTTATTAAATTAGATGACTATTATCGTGAAGTATTGAAAGGTGATAAATCACTTGAATTAATATATCGTAATGACCAGGCAATTAGGAACCACGTAACTGAGATGTTTTATATACTACTTGAATCAAATAAATGTAAATCATCGCTAACACTTCCTGGTGTTAAGGATATGCCTCCAAGAACACCCGCTATTTTAAATTATACTGAAAATTTCATTTATCCAGGAGATTCAGCAGAATTAGGACTAAGTCTTAATGAGTTCATTTTTTATATACGCAATAATGAAATAAAAAAGGCAGTGAGGTGGTTAGCTTGGATAATACAAGTTGAAAAATTAAAATTAAAAATGCGTCAATTTATCGCAATAAAACCTAGGGAGATTTCTGGTATAGCTGCGGAATTCAAGGGTGATATACTCTGGGTGTATTGGAATTATATCTTAGCTGAATCACGTAAGCGAGATACTACAATAGCAAGACAGGTTACTAGTCTTTTCAATATTTACAAGTATAACTTTAATCCTAAAAATAGAAAAATACATTTACTCCTTACTGGAACAGCATTTATATCCGAGTTTTATAGTGTTAACACGCCTCTTGTAATGAATATGCCGAGAATGATTGAATTAACTATGAAATCTAATATATTATTCAATGCATTTAAAAATAACGAGAAAATTGTTTTGGATTTGGAAGAAAAAACCGAAGACAAAGCAAGTGTGAAAGAACCTCCTAATGAAAAACTTTTACTTCAAAATGAGATTGACCGTATTCTCTTAGAAAAAACCCGAACAATATAGTAACAACTATGTTTTTTGGAATATCTAAAGCACTTTTTGATTCATATATAACTGGCGATACTAGATTCTACTATTTATCGCTAATTAGGGAATCAGAGTATACTGAATATGGTTGGGGTATTCACGGATTATGGCCACAATATTCGCAGAATAGTTATCCAAGTTTCTGTAAAGAGGTGGATTTTTCAATTGATGCCTTGAAACCTATAATGCCAGAATTAAAAGAGTATTGGCATTCAGATAGAGAACCTGACGCAGATTTCTGGTGTCACGAGTATAAAAAGCACGGAAGTTGTGTTTTTAAACCTATGAGTGAACTAGAATACTTCAATACAGCACTTGATTTATTTCAAAAAGCAATAAAATTAGGTCTCCCTACGAAGTATTATAATGAAAAAACAGGTAAGTGCTTAATACCCGTAAATTTAGATTTCACATTTAGAAATTAAAATATTTTTATTTATTAAATGGACATTTCCAATAGAATATCCAGCATTTCTAATAAATATAAACCATACATAATTGTTGCTACTGTAATAGTTATACTTTTGCTCTTTGGATATTTTTTATCAAAAAGATATAGAGTAAAATCACGTGTAAATAGCAATGAAGTTACACTTGAAAACAGAATGACTTATCAAACTGACTATTGTAGTCCCAGACTTTTACCTAGAAAGTTAGTAGATTATCACGTAAAAAGTAGTCACGCCACAGTTCTTAGTGGGTTTCAAAAATTGGACTATGCTTCAACTGATATGGTATTAAATGTAATAAAAAATAATGTAAGATACCTCGAATTTAGTGTATTTTCACGTGATTCAAATAATGAAGCGGAACCTGTTGTTAGTGTAGGAACTATACGAGGTAATTGGAAATTAACAGCAAGTGTGGTTTCATTGCGCGACGTGTTTAACACAATAAAAGATTATGCATTCAACGAAACAGTTGTTGGCAATTATAATGATCCGGTATTTATTTATTTAGATATTAAAACAAAATACGCAGGAACATTAGACCAAACAGCTGATATGATTTATCAAATGTTTGGAGACCGTATCCTCGATAAATCATATAGATATCAACGTAAAAATATATGTGAAACTAGTGTTTGTGATTTAATGGACAAAGTAGTAATTATGAGTAATACTGGGTTCCAGAATACTCGTTTAGAAGAATACGTTAACATTTCAACTAGCAATGGAAATTTACAGAGATTAGAATACTCCGATATTATAATCCGCAAAAATTTCAATGTAAATGCACCTGATATTTTATACAAAAGTAATAAAATTTCATTCCATACTGGAATAGGAGTAAATTACATAAAAATGAACGATTATCGTGAAGATTTTAGGAAAATAGGTCTTTCACGTGGATATTCGGTAAGACTTAGTGGCGCTAAGAAAGGTGCAAATGTTACTGGCACTACACTATTAGCAATAGATAATATTACTCGTGATAAAATTAGTTTCAAGAAATCTGATAAACTTAAATTTGAACCCGAGGAGTTTGGTAACTCTGATATAGTAATTAATGGTTACAAAATAAGTGCGCTAGATTCTAGTGTAGATATTGTTGATATGAACAAAAATATTATCACTATTGTAGTTCCAGATGAGGACTTTTTCTCATTCAATTACAATCCTAAGGATGTATGGTTTAGTGGAGCTCAATTTGTAGCTATGAATTATCAAACAACTGATGATAATCTCAAAACATACCAGAATTTCTTTGCAAAACGTGCTATTAGATTAAAAGGTAGCAGTCTCTTAAGAGAACTTACTTCTAAAGAGAAAACAGGAATAAAATCAAGTAGTAAATTGTTAAATATAGCACCGAAATTAGAGACTTTGTATCCTATTAATTATGAATTTATAAAGAATAATATAGATAATCCAGTTGAATTATCAACTTTTCTTAATGCCAGTCTCTTCTTGAATTTTAAAAATGATACAACACCACTTAAAATAGGATTAAAAAGCACAGAAAGTAAATTTACAGTAACCTTTGAATTATCTAATAACAAACGCCAGAAAAATAGTGTTCATATAACTATAATTCACGATGGAGAACGTTACTTTTTAGGTAAATTCAACGAAAATTCAAATCTATTAAGTTTCCGTCTTAGAGATAAGAGCATTAGTGATTTCACAGAAAAAACTTCGTTCTTAGCATTAGAACCATTATGTAGAAAAGAAAATTTTACTTCATTGGGTTACTTAAACCGCGAAGTAGTAAATGGAGAACGAGTTGATATTTTATACTACTTGAAGTATCGTCCTAATTTTTCAATCAAGAATAAAATATACACCACTCTTACAACAAGTTATAAAAAAATAGGAAAGTTATCATTCAAGTATGGAATAGGAAATGAAATTAAAACAGCTCACTTCTATAGACCAATAAGACAAGGGGAATATAGACCACTCGGTGATATTATAGTAGATGAGAGTGATTATACTCCTTCAAGAATTGCCCAATTAAATGGTGAATTGCCAATTTATGAAATTAAAACAGCTCTTGTAAATGGTGGAGTTATGAGTCCAGTTGGTTACACAGAAGTTTATAACAACGGAAATATTATATCTGGCAATGAACAGTATTTTTCAATATGGAAACCTGTGCCCCCAGATGGATATATTGCTATGGGTAATGTTATAAAATTAGAACGTGGTAACACAGCACCAAATCGTAACTTAATATGGTGTGTAAGAGCAGACCTTGTGAAACCAATGGAATTTATTCAAGAATCCGATAATAGTTTGCGTAAATTAGAAAACGCCTGGTTTAATAAAGAAATAGGCATTTGGACCAAGTATAGTCCTTCACGAGTAAATAGTATGAGATATTTCGTATCAAGTTTTAATATAGACAAAGAAACAGGAGTAAAATATGATAAAAACTTTACAAGAGCAACAAAGTTACAATTGAAAGAACCCAGTGAATTAGATAATCCTGTTTACACAATAAGAGATTTTAGTGATTTTACAAATGATAACATTTTCTTACAGGAACAGAGTAAAATAAATAGTGGGGTTGATAAAGACGCATGCTGTTTCAAAGTAACTCATAGTTTCAAGAGTGGAGAATTTACTGAATATAACCTATACAATAATTTAACTGAAGTAACTGATAATGACTATAAAACTATTAGTTATGAAGCTAACAGAAATGGGAAAGCTAGATGCTTAAATGTTCCTTATAGTTATTGGAGCGATTACTACAAAGAATTAAATAGTATCTCAGGTATTCCATTAGAAGATAAGATGGAAAATTCATTGTTTTTAAAACATAAGAGAGATTACTCAGGTGAAATTAAATATTTTACGGCAGACTTTCCTATGGATAAAGCAGGGTGTCAAAACTTAACAGGTGATATAGTAAATAGTAGTAATTGCGAAATAGATGTAGCACGTGACAATAACATAAAAAGGAAGTATTATATAAACAAGGTAGGTTCTTGTCCTATTGATACTAAGACAGCCGATATTCAAATTGTAACTGATGTGGATTCTTGTAAAGAGATGGGCGGTAATCCAAAGGCAAAGAGAGGAGTAGCCGAGTGTAATTTTGAAGTATGTGATAACGTATTTAACAAACAAACAATAATTATGCCAAAGAAAAATGAAGATAGCAAAGTTACTTGTGAAGGTTATAATGTAACTGATGGATATTTCTTAGTTAAAAGCAAGAGTGATTGTGATGCACTTGGAGGAGTGTTTAATGATAAAACTGGTTATTGTATGAAAAAGGTGTGTTATAATCCTACACCTGTAAAATCAGAATTAACATTAGGAGGTTGTAAAGACCCAGATTATTTTGGAACTAATTTCAGTCATAAATCTGATAATACAATACGTCTCAAAAATAATTCAAGTTATTGTCTTACCACAGAATTAGAATCAGGTAGAGTAAAACCTGCATCATCAGTGACCATACAAGAATGTAACGCAGAGCGGGTAGGACAGCAATTTATTAAAAATAGCAATAACAATTTAAAATATACCAGTAGTGATTACAAAGTGGGTTCTAGTGAAAATATGTGTTTGACTGCTGGTCTTGATAACTCAGTAACTATGAACAAATGTGACCCATTACAAATCAGTCAAAGATGGAGTCTTGAAGAAATGCCAGAAGATTTCTGTATGAGTAGTGGTTCCAAAGTGTGGTATTTAGACAACACTACATTTATTCGTAGAGGCAAGGCATTTCCTGGTAATGCTGTAAATGTTCCTGTAGAAAATTTATTACAAGAAGAATATGACTATAATAACATGCACGCATACATTTCTGCTAATATAGTTTCATTGAATAAAGAAAAGAGAGAAATATTATATATTCCAGACAATAAAGGACTAAGAAAATTATACGATAACAAACCATTAAAAGTATCATTTCGTGAAGCTATAGATTTGTTTGTTTTAGACTTCGTTCCTCCAAGAGATAGACTTAAATTAGGAGCAAAAGTAATCGTAAAGAATGGTAAAATAAATTATGATAGAGAACCTTATATAAATCTCACTGAAAACCAAGTTAAGTTTTTTGGTGTTATAACTGAAGACCTTGGTGACGACCACTATAAAGTATTCATGAGTATAAACTCAATTGAACCAAATAGAAAAAATAAAAGTTTTGGAAGACCAGATTATTCTCAGGTTAAGAAAGTTCATATTAGAGACATCCTTCTTTTAAAGAAACCTCCTATTTGTTAATTAATTGAATGCTAATTGAATGCTAATTAAATGCTAATTACTGTCTTACCTTTAATCCTTTCTCAGTAACTTTATCACCCTTTTTCTCTTTTTTATAAAATGGACTATTATCAGAATCTAGGTAATCCATTACACTCATATTTGTTTTGAATGTTTCTGTTCTCTTATCAAATTCAAAGAGTGCGTATTTAATTCCTCTAATACCTGCTAGTATCATACTGTTACCACGATTTTCAATGAAAACAATACCATCTACTCCATCGCGTAAGAATGGCACTGTATCAGAGGCATCAAATGCTTCAACTAATTTAAAGGTTTTCAAGGTTTCATCAAGCAAGTATTTTACAAAACTAGGTCCTTTTACGGCATATACTAGGTTGCTATCTGGTATTTGGAAAATGGCATCAATATTATCTGGGAATTCTTCGAATATACTAGATGCCAGTTTTCTTCTGGCAGTCATACTAGTTACTGAACCCTTGTAAATATGAACATATATTCCTTCGAAAAGGTAATAATTCCTTGTTAGGTCATTGTAAAATATACAGTCGAAGTATTCAGGAGCCTTTTTAAATAAATCTGATATTTTTCTTTCACCAGATAATTTGAGTGATTTTTTATTTAATTTGAAGTAATACTGGCGATTTCTTCCTCCAAACAATAAAATATCATCACCACTAAAACTGTTTGATATATTAAAGTAACTCTGTGTATCAGGAACTACACCTAATCCTGGGAATTTCTCTGCGATAGCTTTAGGATATCCATCAGCTAATGTTTCATTTGATTTTAAAACCCAATACTGGTTTCCTCTAAGGAAATATATTTTACCATCAAAATTATTGAAAATAACAGAATCAGGATTATCAGGGGCTCCAGGAAATTTAGTTACTATATTTCTAGGATATCCTTCTTCAACACGCTTGCTAGTTGAATTGTATTTATATACTAGTTTGTCACGGAAAAAATACGTATTGTTATCATTTGGATTTGTAAAAACAGCATCAATATTAGTTGGAACGCCTTTGAAGACATTTTCTATTTTCTTTGGATACTCATCACTTATTTTCATTAATCTGGCATTGTATTGATAAACTAACTCACCTGCAAAGAAGTAAAGTTTGTTGTCTCCGCCATATACAAAAGCTGCATTTATGTTTTCAGGTAATTTACCGAATTTTTCGGCAACTGGATAAGGGTCACTGGCACGATATCTTTTATTGAACCTATAGAATTTATCGAGAATAATGAAGTATATGAAATTATCAAATACAAAGGCTGTATCCATTGTTGTAAAATCGAGGCGTGTTTTTGAAGTATACATATAAACAGGCGAACCATCTGTTGTTTCATTTAAATCAATAGTGTTCATACTATAATCGGGGTCCTCTAAATCAGGATTATTTTCAAATTTTACATCAGTAACAAAATCTCGATTAGTCATACCAAGACACATAAATAATTTATTAGGTGTGAAACCTGTTATATTTGTGTCGGCATTTAAATCTATTGGTAATTTTTTATATTTTAAGATTTTGCTTTGGTCTTCTAATCCAAGAGTAGTAATATCAGCACATTTATCTCTGTTTCTTGCTATATCTATATGACCTACACCTAAATTTGAAGTTCCTATTTTTTTACAGGCATATACATAAGCGCCACTACTACCCTCATTCAAATCACGTTCTATTTTTTTGTAACCAGTTGGACACTTTATGTCACTACGGATGCCTTTTACTAATTGAATATCTACAATACCACTATTTGTTTTTTGATATTCTGCTTCTTCGCGAGATAATTCACGATTTTTTTCACGTAGAAGTCTTATTTTATTGCTATTTTTAGTGTAACCCCATTTAACTGGGTTTTTTTTGATGTCTAACTGAGTAGCGCAAACGCCTCCTTCATTGGCATTTCTGGGAATATTGGGGTCTGTAGGATTTCCATTGACATCTAAGTCGTAACATCTTAACTTTTCATTATAAGATAAATTATCACCACAGGCCTTTATTGGAGCATATTGATTAGTGTATTTATAAACGAATGGAAATACACATTTTCCTATTTTTATGTTGTTGCTTGGATTAATATTACCATTTTCATCAATATTATCGCCCTCCATAGGTTTTGGGTCGCTTCCACAAATACTACCACAGGTTAATGATTCGCCTTTAAAACCCTTGGGTCCTTTTGAACCCTCAACACCTTTAGGACCTAATTTGTGTTTATTTTTAGAGTAGTGTCCAAGAGTAACATCCATATTAATTAAATTCATAGTCATTACTATCATAAACCAGGCACTAGCTATTTTCATTATACGGTTTGTAGTTTCCATATTATAATAGAAAAACCCTCCAATAACTACAATTGCTACTGATAATCTCAGCAGGTATCTATAAACAGAGAGAGGTATATCGAATATCATTATTATATATAATAGATTTTTAATTATCGTAGATTTTCAAAATACTATACTCTTTAGAATGCTTCTCTTTAGGAACTAATGTAAGAGCTTTGTCTTTTATCATAAATCTATTTAAATTATACAAGTATTGATATTTAATTTTAAAAAACTGTTCATTAGTCTCAACGCCATTAGAGTTACATCTAAATAAATTAAGACTACTCAAAACCTTATCAACCTCGGTTTGATTTACTAGTGAAGCGTCACGATTTCTTGAATTTTCATCACCTTTTAATTTTGGATTATAATCCGATAATGTAGTAAAAATTTTAGCATTTGGAAAGTTGGCAACGTCTGTATCACGAATTTGTCCAGAACCTTGTGGGATAACATTTGTGTTTCCATTGAAGTCACGAATTGAGTCAGGTGTTTTAAAACCATATGTAAATCCAGTTTGTGTGGATATACGTTCTACACACACTTCAGGAATACATCTTACTATGTTACGATTTGGTTTTTCTCCATTTGGAGAACGATGAATTACATCACCTAAGCAGACGTAACCCTCTGGTGGAATGGGTCTCCATATAGCAAATCCTTCTCTTCCAGCATTAAATCCGGTTTTTCTAATGCTTCTATACATTAATTCGAAATCATCTGGAAGACGTGTATCGGGTCCAGAAACCATAACACTTAATAGTTTTGGTCCATTTTCACTACTTATAGTAGATTTACGGTCATTTATTTTATTCTTGTATTTTGGATACATTTCTGTAGATTGAGTCTTGTTGTATTGAGAATCTTCGGGAACTATAATATCACCTAGTGGTTTATAACTTTGGAAGTCAGGGTCTGTTTCACTACTATCATAAAAATCACGAGGTCTATATATATTTACTCTTGTAGTCCCTTTCTGTAAATTAGGAACAAAAGATAAACGTGAATTACTCCAATTTACTTTGTAATTTATTTTAGCTTGTCTAGCTTCTTTGCTACTCCAAAGATGGTAATAATCATTAGTAAATCTTATTTTTATTTTAGGACTTTCAGTATCAACTGATTTTCTTTCTACTTTTTGATAGTCGTCAGTAGCATTACATTTATATATTATTCTTGGTTTTGAAATGTCTGCTGTTCCCCAATACCAGGCATCATATTCTCCTATTTCTTCAAATGGGCTCTTTAATTTAGTAATTTTATCTTCTTCTGTGAGTGACATTATTCTTGTTGTAAAAGCATCAGGAACACCATTAGTGCTATAGAATTTATAAAAATCAGTATTTCTAAAGCGTTTCATTAATTTTTTCTGTAATTCTTTATCTGTATCAGGTTCCACAATCTTTAAAAATGATAGACATTCTTCACTTTCATTTTTATAGCAGTCTTGTGTTCCCAGGTCGAAAACCCAATTTTTATTGCTTACAACTTTAGTGCTGGTGTCTTCTTTGGTAATCATAGCATTAAAGTTATTATCAGTAAAATTCTCTGTATCTAAAAACCTTTTTCCATTACGATACTTTAAAATAATAAGTATCCATTCAGTCCATTTTTGAAATATGTAATCGTATGCACCACAATTACTATTTATATCACACTTTTCTCCACCAATATTATTAACTCCGTGTAAATTTAACTTATGGTTACCATGCTCTCTTACTAAATTAGATAGAATTTGTGATTTACATATTTGTTGAACTTTTTGACGAATATATTTGTTCTCAATATGATGACCTTGTCGTAATTTTTGTAATCCATTGATTTCACAGTATATATTATACACATTTGATATGTGGTCTAGGATTTTACGATAGCAAGTATTATCATTACATTTTAATCCACATTTTCCATCTTCACCAACTTTCCCTCTCATACCACGAGTTCCTTTCTGTCCTTTTTCTGGTATAATACGCTTTACTGTAGGTTGAATATTGTAGGATAATCCAATACCTGTTACCGTGAGAATAGTAATTAAAATAAGAAATACTAAGATTAAATTAGCACTCTTATCAACTCCGTTTAATTCGACGCTCATAATTTTAATCGCTAACGCTATAAAAATACTTATAGCGAGTAAAATAGTAAAAATTAATTTTTGAGGTTTCATAACTATTATAAATGTAGAAATAAATTTAAACTTTACAGTTTCCCCAATTCCATTTGTTTTCTTCTAATGAAAATTCTAAGGCAGGTATGCCTTGTTTTAATTCTTCTATAGGATTTGAGGGTAATCTATTGCGCTTATCACGTTTAACATACAAAACATCCCAGTCTCTTTCAATACCTAATTCACCTCTTAAAAACTTAAGCCCGTGAGTGTAACTAAGTATAAAAGATACCCATTTTTCAACATCATAACTTACTCGGTCAATAGTATTTTGAAGTGCTACATTTTCACGAGCACATTTTCTATTTGAAACACTTAAATTTTTCATTTCATTAGAGTAGAGTGTATCTATATACATTTTGTTGAAATCTTGTGAATAAACAATGCGTTTGAGATTAGTTTTGAACCAATAATTACGCAAATGTTCATCACCTTCGCGGTATTGAATAGGATTAGGTGAATCATTCATGTGTTTTTCTATTTGAGCATTTACTTTGCGTATTATGTTCTTCAATGCTATTTCGTTTGTAGCATTTAAAAAAGCACTAGATTCACCTTGTTCGCCTCTTGGACCAATTGGACCTGACTCCCCTTGTAATCCGCCGGTGGTTTTCATTTTATTGTAAATATTTTTTGCTAAGAGAATACCTAACACGGTAATGGCACTGGCTGTGAACATTGCCCAGAAAAATAAGGCATCGTTTCCTGTTGTGTTTTCTTTGAACCGGTTGAAATAATTGTTAGACACATTAACGTTGCTCGATTTAAATGTATCGGTTATATTAATTTTGTAAATTAAAAATGCTACTGTTAATGCTACAGTTACTGCAAATGTTACAATGAATTCTAGATATTTATTTATTTTTAGCAATTTCGACAGAAAATACAAGGATAATACTGAGAAACCACAGAACCCTCCCCATTGTGGGTCTATTGTCATTGTGAAACAAGTATAACCTAAGGCAATACTAACTATAATAGCAAAAAAAACTTCTAAAATTTGATTCATACTTATAAATAACCGAGATTTTAATCTCTTATTTTCTCGGATTTCCAGTGGCAAGATTTATCATCTAACACCTCGGTTCCTGTTTTTAATGATTCTGTTCCCTTTCCGTAGAAGTCATAACTATGTGAAAATATTTTGCTCGGGTCATTGTAACTCTTTAATCTAATTACAACGTTTTCATCTATGTTATCGGGCACAATATTTTTACGTGTTTGGTCAATATTTTCACAAATCCAAAAGTTGCCATTGTAACTAGTATTGATAGTAGCTGATACTAATAAGTCTTCAAATACTCCCAAACAATTACTGTATTTTTTGTCACGCTTGTTCATTGTTCTAATTATATATAATGGAGTTTTTGCACCGGTTGCCTTATCTTTAATTGTTTTAACAAGAGTTAAATAATATCTCTTTGGTTGTCCATTAGGACTACGTAAATTTCCTAATTCACTAGTAATTAGTATGTTCATAGGATATGTGAAGTATTTTTCAGCGGATTTAATATTTTCATTGTTACGTTGTATATTACTTAATGTTCCAGCAACAGCATTAGTTTCAATAGGTTTGCCCTGAATGCTCTGGAAACATTGCTTTTTTAACTTATATGCAAATTTAGGTTTCTTTATATTTCCTTCGTTATCAGCAAGAAATAAATTGTGACCTCCATCATCTTGTATATTTAAATCTAATCTGTATGATTTTTCCATATTGTTTTTGCTGGCACCAGCACTATAAATGTTAACGGGTTTGCTACTAGACATAATAGGTTTTATGCTATTTGACTCATAGTTTGACATATTAAATACCTTGCCATCAAAATTAACCTTAGTATTTCTAGTTGATTTCATTAGTTTAGATGAGGAGTAATCGCTAGCTCCTTTTTCACGTAATGCCATATATTTATCTGAATAGTCTTTCAAAATCTTTGAAATCACTCCATTTATTTTATTTGTTAAAATATACAAATCTTTTTTACTTCTCTGGTATTTTCTTAGCGCATTTATATCAGGAATAGGCCAAGTTTTCATAAAATTACTATTTCTAAAAGCATTTAACTTTTTAATATTCAATTCGCTACTGAATGGATTCTTATAATAATTAGTATTTTTCCTTTCAATGCTTCTCTTTTTCTCTTCTTCACTAATTAAATCATCAATTATCTTTTCTAAATCAAGTTTCATAATACGGAAACTACTATTGTTATTAAAGTCTATCTTATCAAAATTATCAGCTAGTTTTATATAAAATTTATGAATTGGATGCATACTATCCTCAGAAGTTTCTTGGTCTTGAGCATATACCTTTTTCACTAAACTATCTGAGTCCCACACTTTTTGACCAAGAGGCACCTGTGCTACACAACTTTTAGGAACGCATTTAATTAATGCAGTTTCTGTGGGGTCAGGTTTGGCATTTCCTTGTGTAACAACATCTCCAAGACAAATATAACCTTCTGGTGGAACGGGTCTCCAAATTGTGGCTTCTGTTTCTTGACAGTCTAAACAACCATCTCCATCTCCACGACTGTTCCAGATTTTTATATAATCTATCGGATCAACTACATCTCCAGTGACTAATACAGTTTCTTTTTCAGGACCATTTCCAGTATTACCTGTGCCAGTTTCACGTGATATAGGACTAAATTTATTAGCATCCTTACGTGATTGATTTTCATCAACTATTAATCCACTCCATACACTACCAAGTGGATAATAATATCTTCCCTGTTCATCACGATAATACTCATTTTTTATGATGTCTCTTTCAGCAGGTGTAGGTTCCTGTATTTGATTACGTGGTTTGCTCACAGGGTGATAGAATGCTAGTGATTTAGGTTTAGTGTATTCAACTGACTTCCAAGCTGTTTGACGTCCTTCGAGGTAATCGTGACCTTGACTATTTGTATCGTAGAAGACGCATTCTTTTACATTTTTAGGGTTATCATTGAATTCTCCTAATTGATTGAATGGACAGTATTTATCAGTGCTATACCATTTACTGTTTCTAACACGAGTATCATATATTTTTTTATAATTATTAGTTGTAATTATACTGATTTTGGGTTCCAAACCTGTGGCAAGTTCTTGTTTTTTATCACATTTTTCAAATACCATTGGCACATTAGTATATGGTTGATTCCAATTCCAGGTATCATATTTTTTAAGTTCATTCACTGGATTAAGTTTGCTAAGTTCAGTTTTAGAAAAACTAGCTATGTAACTCTCACTACTAAGATAGTCATCGAACACGTTAATATTAGCTTCTCTAGTTAATAAAAATCTCATTCCACCATAGGATAATTCTCCCTTTCCATCAATATATGTAAAATTCATTAATCTTCGCACCCATCTTGTAACATTGTCAGATAAAAACTCAATAAGACGCTTTTCATTAGGTCTGTTATCAACATCAATCTCTAGTATTTCTTGATATTCAGGAGAATTACAAATGCTTCTTATTTTGTTAATAAAAAACTCGTTACGTATTTTTAATTTACGTAAATCTCTAGGTCTTATTAATGTATCTTTAGGAACTCTTCCTTCTGGAATTGCATCTTCATCGCTTTCTTTGTCTTCGTCGCCGTCTTCGTCACCAGGTTTTTCAATTATTTCTCCTGCTTTATCACAATTATAAATTCCAAGTTTGGGAACTCCCTCACTTTCTGTGTCTGTTTCTCTGGAAGATTCAATTTCATCTAATTTAACTATTTTTCTATTAATAGTATCTGCTAAACAAGCATTAAGAAAATCAAGATTATCTTCCTGTAATACTAACTCTGGAACAATATTTTTAAATTTGAAATATTCTCTATTACGAGAAATTCTAAGTCTTAAATCCTGTCCTAGGTCTTGTCCAGCGTGAATACGAATATACAATCGTTTTTTATCAGGACTATATGTAGCGTATATCTTCAATAAGTCTAGTATGGTTTTTCTTTGTTCTGCTTCGGGCAACTTATTAAATTTTTCTCTGTTTTCTCGTTTGATTATTGAAATACGATGATTATTATATATTTTGTTCCATATTTTATCAACTACAGCATTTTCATTAACGGAATCTTTAATATTGTATTGTAACATAACACCACCATAAATCTTCTCTAATTCCAAGTAGAAAGTAGTGTTTGCGGTATTTGTTAAATCAATAATGCAAACTTTTAAACCACATTTTTCTTCGCATTTACCCCGGTTACCTTTGTCACCTTGTTGTCCTCTAATGCCTCTGTCACCTACTTGACCTATTTTTGGTTTAGTCTGATAATATGTAATAACGCTAAATATAAAGTTAGCAATAATCATTACAATTATTGCGTATAGTGAAAACTCTACTGTTTTTTGTAACCCAGATTTATCTGATGAAAAAATGGAAGCACCATTATACAACAGAAAAAATATTACTACCACTGCTAATGCTAACTTTAATGAAAACATCAATTTAATATAGATAGAGATTATTTATTTATTATTTTCTTATAACGATATGATGAGGACAGGAATGTTGGTCAATAAAATTTATTAGCTTTTCACCACAGTCACCACACTTTTCAAAATGTTTCTTAGTTTCTTCGTTATGTATCCATAATGGGGTTTTGTTGTTAATGAAATATTGATAAATGAAACGGTGAAGTTCTGTAGGTAACCAGTGAGCGCTTCCACGTCTTGATAAGGCACAAAGAAGGGTAATTTTAGATCCTCTAGAAAGATAGAAATCTGAAAAATATCCATATTTTTCACACTGAAAGTTTATTAAGTTTTTTTCTGGATTACAAATGATACACATTTCAGGTGTAAATCCTTTGGCTAATTTCTTAGCCGCTTTTTCAGGATTGTCAGCGCAGTGAATGTGCGACCCTTTAGGGCACATAGAATGAATTGGTGTTATTTTGTAAGCCATTTTTTCTTAATTACTTTAATTAATTCTATCCTTTCAATTTTAAATATAAAAATTGATTATTATTAAAGGTAATACTAGAATTAATTATTATTGATAATTAATGATAATCCATATTCAAAAACAGTTGGGTGAAACGCCTAATTCACTTATTGCAAGATTTAAGAGTGAGAATCAGGAGTATTCCAGTGAAAAAATAAGTTTTGCTGGAAGATTAGACCCTATGGCAAGTGGAGAAATGATACTTTTAATAGGTGAAAGTTGTAAGTTACAACCCGAATATACGAGTAAAAAGAAGACATATAGTTTTAGTATAATTTTAGGTATTGTTACTGACTCAAATGATATTCTTGGAATTCCAAAAATGTTAGAGAGTATGTCTTCAACACTATTTAATTTGGAACCTCATAAATTTATTCAAAAGTTTCCTGTTTACAGTAGTAGAGTTGTAAACGGACACCCATTGTGGTGGTGGGCAAAACAAGGTAGATTAAGTGAAATACAGGTTCCAAGTAAAGAGTGTGAAATTTATGCCGTAACAACTAATTTTCGAAAGGTAGTATGTAGTGAAATTCTTTTAAATGATATTACTCTACGTATAAATAAACTAGAAGAGAAATATAAAAGTGGATTTAGAACAAACGAGATACTATCTTGTTGGCGGGATTTATTAAATAAACATCGAATGTTTGTGATTGATAATTACACAGTTACAGTAAGTAGTGGAACCTATATAAGAGGAATTTGCGATTCAATGGGTGGAACTGCTATGGATATCCACAGAATTTCAATTCATTAGGTTCTTTTAACCTTTTTTGATTTAGACTTTTGTTTTTGTTTTTCTTGCTCTAGTCTTAGAATTACTTCTGGTCCTAGAGGCCCTAGAGCTACTTCTTGTAGCACTTCTTGTTTTAGAATTACTTCCAGTTCTAATTCTTTTGCTTGATGTTCTGTATCGTGACATAACTGTTTGTTCTCTTGAGAATAAATCTAATCTTGTAAAAATATCTGTAAGAATACCATTAGTAATACTACTTTGTATATCGTGCCAATTAGTAGCGTCTTGTGGATTACCTGATGTGAAAGCTCTTTCCCTAGCTACACCTTTACCCAATCCGTGATTTGATGCTAAAAAACTTCTATATTCTTGAAGGTTTGTTTTCTTTGGAAATACTAAATCTTTTTCTTTTGCTGTGTCTATTGGAAAATATACATTGTGACCTTCAACTATTCTATCAAATAAAAAAGCAAATTGCCTTTGATTATTCTTTTTTATTTCATCAATTGTATCTTCACGATTCATTAATGTTATGATTCCAATAAAATTAGGGTGAGCATTACCACCAGTAGGACCCTTTTCACCAGACATACCAGTAGTTTTAACAACTTTTCCTGTGGTGGCGTCAGTGTAAGTAGAAATAGTGCCACTTATTTTATTGTAATTACGACTGCTTGCTCCCCAAACGTAATAATTTTTTACCCGTTTTTTTATTTTATCGCCTTTAAAAAAATGTTTCCTCCAACTAAAAGGATTACTTAAATAAACATTACCAAATGGCATACTTATTTTAATACAAGATAAATAATTTAATCAAGTGATTTTTTTATTTTAGCACGCAATTCAGGTTGTGTGTATCTACCAGTCTCACAGGCAACCTTTAATGCATCAAAATACTGATTAACCTGTGATAAAATTTTAAGGTCCTGTGGATTTAATTTAATATCCCGATTACGTTTTTCAACAACACGACGGTATTCAGGAAGTTCCTCCATAAATATCTCTTCAATGAAGTCACTACAATTTTGAATACTACCGCAACTGGTGTCTATTGTGCAAACTCCATTGCTTCCAACTTGTCCTTTGGGTCCTGGGTCACCTCTTTCACCACGGGTTCCTGGTTCATTTCTTAATTTTATGTAATAATGAAAAGTCATATATATATTTCCTACTGTTACAGTTAATAAAAAAACTATTAACCAATAAAGTGCCTGTAACCCACGGTCAACAATAAATCTACTTAGGATTATGGCTGCAAAAACGATACTTAATGTAATAACTCGAAACAACATACCTATATACTACACCTACAAAATATTTTCTTATTCTTCCAAATTTTTAATTTCACTTACTGAATTTGCAATTTTGGCGGTTTCATTAATACCAACTACTTCCCATTTCTTGAATCTTGTGTTGTATTTACAGTCACAGAAACAACTACTTGACTTATTAGTATCAGATAAATACGCCTTCAACTGTTTACTCACTGCCATCTTTTTAATTAATGCTACACTAGTCATTTCAATAACACCAGTATCACCTACAGCATACAATTCATAAATTTCTGGTTTGTCTGTAGTTTTAATTTGAAACACTAGAGTATCACTAGATTTACTTCCTCCACCAGCAACCACTTCGCCACCTGTTACTTCAGTCCCTCCTGTGCCGTTAATTTCGCTTGTGGCACCAGTGCTTCTGGTTTTACGTTTATCAGTGTATCCTTCTTTCTTGCTAGGTGCTGACATCATAAATAGGTGATTGCTATGTCGGTTAGTAATACTATTGAAAAACATTCCCTTTATTTCATATTCATACTTAGGAATATACATAAGAATTAGACGGTCATAGTCGGAATACCTATATACCTTTTTTACTTTTACCGGACAAATATCAATTACTGGGTCTGGATTGTAACTTTCTGCCACAACTTTATAAATTAGATTCATTCTGGCAACAAAATTAGAAGTGACTACTCTTCCTCGCAATGCCACAATGTTTGAAATTAGAAACATCCAATTATCTGCCTTGTCTCGGACAATTTCACCATCAAAAACAGTTCCACGAAATAGGTCATCGCTAAACTTAAAATCAGCAGTTATAATTCTAGGAAGTGTGTAACCTTGTTTAGTTTTACAGTCAATGAATAAGGCGTTATTTACGCCATTAATTTTAGTGAGAAACAGGAAGTAATTACTACCACCAGTTTTAAGTGTAATAAGATGCGGTTGTTTACTAAGAAAAGTAATGCTCTTGGGATTAATTAGATTGGCATATTTATATCGGTTTCCATTTTCGTTGAAATACCTACTACCTTTAATAAGAGAGTTAAAGTTGTTAATTATAATTTGTTTTGCGTCAGAGGTTACTATATTTGTAGCTACTTTGCCACAGAAACTGATGTCCATCTGTCGCATATGTTCTTCTGGGATTGTTATAGTCATTGTTATGTAAGTTATTTTATTACCTAAATTTTAAATAAAAAAAAATAATCAATTTTGAGGGTCTTTCTCAACAATTATTACTTTAAATTTAATTGAATACTTTCTAAAAAAGTCTACTGTGGTAATTCCTACTGAAAATGCTAGTAGTCCCCACAGTATACCTGTTCCAATATATTGCCTCGCTTCTTCTTCCGTGAATTCGAAACCAAGATATTCGGGCATATTCTATAGGTATAAATTATTTTCTTAGAGCATCAAACAAAACAGTAAAAACCATACCTTGTATTCCATTAGTGACTATTTTTACTCGAAGTCCTCTAGTCATAAGTCCTAAAACACTATCTCTTGAAACAATTTCTTGAACGAGACTTCTATAACTCTGATCACCACTTGAAACCTGTCTATTTACTTTTATAACTCTGAAAGTGTTTGACACTACGTCACTTACACTACTGCTACAAAACCCTATAGCGGCACTACGACATAATCGTTGCCAATTCTCAGTGTAGTTTTCTCTTGGGAATATAGTATTCAAATAATTGTATGTATAAAACCAGGGAAAGTGTCCCATCACTGTTGAAAATGCACTAGCACTAGCACCATTCCATAATGTCTTAACTCCATTGGTTTTCATACGTTCTCGTAATATTCTCATTCCATCGCTACCATTCACTTGTAAGCTACTTTTGAAAGTATCAATAGGCATTATACCAATTCGATATAATCCAGCACAACAAGAACCCATAAATGTTTTTTGGGAAATAGTATAATGTGAATCAACTAAGGCAGTTGTAACTAAGGCATTCATAGCAGTGTCTCCAAATCTAGACATAGGGGCATTTAAAAGAGCAAATCCTACTCCACGATAAAATCTAGGTATTCCACCTTCACGATACAATAGTTTAGCTGTGCCAGTAAAAGTCCCACCATTTCTATATTGATGATTAACTATAGTTCTTAACCACATCATGCTCATAACATTTCCTGTCATTGCTACGAAACCAGCAGTCCCACCATTCACTGCTTTATTGAGTGACTTTTCTAAGATTTCACGGTTCATAAAAATCTATCTTTAAATTATATGGATATAATCTTATTTTGTCTTTTAGTCGTTTTATTAATTTTAACTTATTCAGTTATTAACCAGACAGTAAAAAAAAATAATAAAAAGTGGGTTTATTTAACTCTTATTGTATTGAATCTTCTATTAATTATACCATTAATAAAAAATAAAACTGAAAAATTCAATAACAAGCAACGAGGTGGTTACTCACGTAGTAAAAGAGAAAAATTACTAAAGATGTGTGGCTTATCTAGTAAAGACCCATCGGTAAACCACTGTTTTGCAGATGGCACACATCATACCTGTTGTATGTTAGGAGAAAAAGCAAGGCGGGGTAGTAATGCTACAGGAAATCCCATTGGAACAGCAAGTGAGAAATCTTTTAAAATGCGTTACGGAAAAAAACCTAAAGGTAGTGATAAAACTGGATGGTGCACATGCTTGGGTTCGAAAGTATGTAGCGAATATGCCAATACTTACGGGGATGGCACACACATTAAATTTATAAATAATCCAAGAACCAATGAAATAGCAGAAAATGTATCTCCCGAATGCGAAGGACACTTTAGAGACACATTTGGCGTTGGAAGACACCTAACACCAGGAATAAATTCAAGTAAGTCATTATCGGGTTCTAATAAAGGCGCTTGTAGTGAAAAGAAATTAACCAAAATTTAATTTTTAAGTGGTATATTTAGCGAAATATTCTGTTATATTTAAGTTTTTTATACGTTCAAGTAGTTCAGGGTCTGTGCTTTTTGCCTGGTCATCCCATTCACGAATACGTAAATGTAACTTAAATAAGGGATTGTTTTCATATTCTAGTATTTCTTGCCTGCTCGGGTGACCTCCCTGATATTCATAGGTCCTCTTAGAAGCATCAGATAATTTATTAAAATAATCAGGATTTTTTGAAATGAGATATCGTTTAGTTGAAACATGACCAACGACTAATTCACATATTTCAGGTGCAGCTCCATTATTAGCAAGAAATTCAGCTCCGTGTATTTCGTGATCCAAAATACCTATGTCTTCTGTAACAGTGTATTCGCCTGGATATTCAAATTCCAGCATATTTCCTACATCGTGATATAATGCAGCAAGAATTACTTCATTCATTAGTTCGTCACTACAAGCATTATTTTTGTAGAAACTTTCTGCTAACAGCGCAGCTTGAACCACATGTTCGCGTTGTGATATTTTTTCACCTATGTAATCACCTGAACCGTGACGATTATATAAATAATCTACTTTCTTTAATAATTCCATAATAAAAAATAAGTTTCTATTGCTTTTAAATTACTTTTTAAATTTAACAGTTGCGAGGCGTTGTTCTGGTGGAATATATTCAAGACCTAGCACCTTGAAAATATCTTCTTCTGTTGATACCTCTACATTTACTTCACTGGGACTATCCGTATCTGTCTTGTAAATTCCATACTCATTCAGTTTGTAACCTTTGCGAATGGCAAATGTTCGCATATTCTTGTTGAATTCACCACAACCTGTAAAATACAACATAGCACTCGCAAGACTAGAAAAGGGAATGAATCTAATATCAATACGCCTTACACGGTGACGCTTAGACAACTGACACATTCCCATATATTTTGTTCGATTTACATTGGGAGTAAGAGAATCAACAAGGAAACCAGCTTCTTCTAGACATTTAATATACATTTCAAAATAATCGCTATCCCTTATGTCATCTAGTTCAGGATGGTATATCAAAACATCCATATCTCCACTATCAGAAACTCCGCGACGATAACTTCCACAAACCATTAGTTTAAAACCGTCTTGAAGATGTTTCCTCATAAAATCGCGCATTTTAGTGATTTCGCTGCGTGGAATTCTCTCGTTCAAGTCATTGTAGTATTTAATACCCATCTTTTGATGATGTGTCAAATGAAATGTTCCTTCACCATCGAGAAGTTTTACAAGTGTCAATCCCTGACTATACAAAGTATCTGCCTTCTTTGGTCCAATACCAGTAACGGTCTGTAAGAGTTGAATTTCACGTGTTTTAGGGTCTTCTACCTCAGTAGTTTCAAGAGCATCGTCTTCAAGGAAGCTTTTGATGTGTTTGATTTCACCTGGAGTAAATATTTCCAATTCTTCAGCTTCTTCAATAGTTGATATCTCAACTGTTAGACTTTGAAGCTTCTTTACAGCTTTTCTGTAATGACCAATTTTAAATCTATATCCAGTTTTAGTTTTAGCATCAAGACTAACATCATTTAGTTTCGCCTGTGCTCTAGAAATAAGAGCATTATATCCATTGATAAGTCGCGTATTCATAATATAGTATATTGATAACTCTAGGTTTTATTTGAAAGTTTCAATTTTTTTTTTTGTGTTTAAATAGTAAGATGGCAGCAGAGAGAAATTTAGATAGAATACGACAAAGTTGCGAAAGAATTGCTACTGGTGACCCAGAAAGCGGTGAAAAACCTTTAATAACAATGGAAGACTGTTATACTATAGATGGTAACAAATTTATGAAGCAGGAATTAGACCAACACGAAGAAAAGAAGTTTGGTGAAAAAAGAATAGACAGAATAAATGAATATACACTAGAATACAGAAAACGTCAAAAGAATTTACTCATTAGAAGAGATTTAATTAATGGTAAGTTCGATGAAATATTACAGGATATTCAAACTGGAATGGATAGAGAAGTTACTGAAGTAGAGAATATAGAGAATGTAGAAAATGTAGAACCAAAAAAGATTGAAAAACCCACCAATATTCAATTAATTAAAGTAAATCAAAGAAAAATTAATATAAAAAACTCTAAAAAAATAAGAGAGTTACAAACTGTTATTGAAAATTTACGTAGAAAATTAGAGAAAAATAATAATGATTACAGGATACAAATACAAAAGTATTCTAAACTTGGTAAAAATGAAGAAAATATCAGGAAAAAATTAGGTATTACTTCTTGGGATAAATTCGCTGAAAAAGTAAATGGTAATAAATTTAATCGTAGTTTAGATCAGTTACTTGACGATATTGAACAAACTAGTGATAACATAGATGATTCAAGTTCAGATGATTTTGATATAAAAATACCTGACAAAGACGCCAATGATAATAAAGATTCAGAAGCTAGAAGAAATGCTACTGCTAAAGAAACTGATGAAACTACAGTAGACAAGAATAGTGAAGGGTTTGCTAATCCTACTCCAGAAGATAAATTAGCATTATTTAATAAAAACATTGGTCGTAAGTTGGCAGTGTATGAAAATATAGGTGCTATAAGAGTAGCTGGTAGACCTATAATAGCAGCAAGAGCAAACAAAATAGTGCTTAATAGTATTGAGTTAGTGTCAGATTTTGAGACTTTTATTGTTGATGTAATTGCTAGTATACGTGATAGATATTACAACAATGAAGATGTAGATTATAAAAAATTAGTTGAACAAACTCAAACTATTGACGAGAATTACATCCAACGTGACTTATTAAGTGATGCTAATCACGTATCTAAAAAACAATATAGTATTGAAACAAAAAGAAAACAGAAACTGGAATCAACTACACGCGTATTAGGCATAGTGACTGCTATAATTTTTGTAGTAGCATTACTACTTGTTGGTTCTTTGATTAGAACATAATTATTTTCTATTATATTTATAATATGACAACTAGCTGTTCACCACCTAAATCTTTTGATGTTTTTCTTAATAGAAGACAACTTACTCTCAATAGATTTGAAGATAATTACAACAAAGTAGTAAATAAATTAGTTGAAAGTAATTTAAATAATGTGCCTTTGAATAATGAGATTATTGGTCTTTTTAAAGATATTAATCAAGATAATATGAGTGTAGTTCCTAATATTGAATATGAGTTAAATACATTAGAGGAATATCGTAAAACTTCAAAGGAGAAAAGTAACACTTTAAAAAAAATTCATCGTAAATTGAAACACAATAATTCTAGTGCTCTTGTTGCTGAAAAAAAATTAGATAATAACATTGAAAAGAATAGTGAGTTAAGTATTAAATATAGTTTCTTGATAGTAAGCATTTTAGTATTAATATTAGCCTCCGTTGGCATTCTTGTATTCGTAAATAAAAATTAAATATATCTTTATAATATAACATGAATAATTCTGCTGTGGCTATTCCTCCAACAACATCAAGTTTATCTAGTAGTAATATTGAGTTACCAGTTGAATCTAACAACTTAGATAAACAAGAGAACTTATACTCTAATTTAATCAAAGAATTAGAAATGAATCGCGATAAAAATGGATTTGACGATGTAGACTTTAATACCCTATCAAAAATAGGTGATAACTCAGATGTTCGCGAGTTATTAAAAACTATGTTAGTAGGTATGTATAATTCTAATACCGAAAGATTAACAGAAGTTAATAAAGAAATTGAAAATTTACAAGAAGAATTAAGATTTTCATTAACAGAGATTGATGAATCAGAAAAGGATATACGTGATTTTAGAGATAAACTTTCAACAAATACTCGTAAAAGCGAAATAGAAATAAATGAAATAAGACGCACAGAATATCAAATACGTCATATGATTGTAATTTTAATAGTTTTATTAGTTGCTCTCTTATTTCCACTTTTGAAAATGTTTGGTGTTTTAAATCAAGTAGTAGCAACTATGATTTATGTGTTAATAATAGTGACTATAGCAGGTTACTCTGGATATTTCTTATGGTATAAATTAATTAATGTTGATCCAAATAATTTCGATAAAGTAAATTTATCACAAAATAAAATTCTCGAAAAAACTAGAGACACTGACCGAGAATGTGTTCCTACTGACGAAGAACAGACTTTTGATACTGAAGTAACTGAATCTTGTGTTAATCCAGCAGAATTACGTGTTCCAGATTACAAGATGGACGAATACTTAAATACAGAATGTTCTACTCTCGACGAAGAACCCAGATTTTAAATTAAAATAATACGTTATATTAATGAAGTTTATAATATTTTTTTTGCTAATACTAGCGTTTATAACAATAAACCTTAAATTTAATATTGAAAAATTCCAAGGAGGAACAGATTTAGCTATGGGAAAAGCGCTATTAAAAACTAGTATATTCAACGATAAAAAATGTTTGTCAAAAGGTGAATTAAAACGTAAAATAAATAACCAGATTGATAAATACCTAGATTTGTATTTAACATTCAGTGGTAAAAAGAAAGTCTGTTTATCAGATATAGAAAATTATATTAATTAAAGTATTGTAGAGTAAGTTCCTTCAATGTAATATACTTCGCTAAATCCAAGTGATTCTAGTTTATTGGCAGCAACTCTAGCTCTTTGCCCTGTATTACAATAAACAAGTGTAGGTTTTATGGGGTCAAGACCCACCTTTTTTACAGAGTCACCCGAAATTTTATTAACTGGAAGATGAACACTATCAGGGTAGTGTCCGGTGTCGTATTCCAACTTAGTTCTTATATCTACAATTTGTGTTAAATCACCTGATTTAATTAATCGTTTTGCCTGACTAGGTGGAATTAATTGACTGCCACTAAGGGCATAAATTCTTGAGTAGAGTAAGAGGTTTATGATAACTGAAATAGTTAATGAGACACTTAGTATAATAATAATAGTTTTGTTACTACAGTGTGGTAAACAAGGTCCTAAACACTTTTTCAAATTCATTTTATAATTATAAATAACAAAATAAAATTATAGTATATTACAACAACACCATAGTTCTTCATTTGTGTTTATGTTTCTGGGCTGAACGAAGTCTAGTGCTGGTATGCTAACACGACGTCTTTGATACAAGTGTGAGTCTGATTTTTTATTGGATAATCTACGTTTTATTGGTTGAGGGTCGCGTTTAGTGCCATTAATTATATTTGTTATTTCTACATTAGTATCACGACAAATACTACATAAACGTGTATAGTTACTTTTCCTACCTTGTGTATTTTTCCAACCCTGAATACAATGAAGATGAAATTTGTGACCACAACTTAAAATAGCAACTGAATAGTCAGATAAATTTTCAAAACATATAATACATTCTTCATAATTGCTCATATTCTAGTAACACTATTTATTTTTAAATACAAAAGGTAAAAAATTGATTTAAAAATATTTGCTTAATTTAAATAACAAAAGAATGAATTTCGTTAATAAACTAGAAAAGAGTCGTGGCGTTATCCTTGAAATGCTCGAGAACCGCGGGTTCGATACAAGCAAATACTCCAGTTACTCATTGAGTGAAATAGATATTATGTATAAGAATTCCCCCGTAAAACCAACAGCTGACCAAATGCCTCTTGATATGGTGCTTGAAAACAAAGCTAGTAAACAGAGGTGTTTCGTTAAGTATCTATTCAATAGTAAAATTAAGTTTACAAATATTCAGTCACTTGTTATGGATATGAAAGAAAAATATGAAATTACTGAGGATGATACAGTTGTAGTTATTACAAAAGATAAAAGTTACAACAAAACAAGTGGGAGTGATACCATTCTCGAAAGTCAGTTGGAATCTATCCTTAAGAATGACCAGATATTTGTTCAGGTATTCTGGTTGGATACTCTTATTATTAATATTATTCGTCACGAATTTGTCCCACAGCATCGTATTCTTTCAATCGAAGAGCGTGAAGATATTCTAGAAAAATATGATATTAAAACATATAATCAGTTGCCTATTATTCTTAAAACAGACCCAGTAGCAAAGTTCCTTGGAATGCGTCGTGGAGATGTTTGTGAAATTACTCGTCCTAGTGAAACATCTGGACTTTATGTTAGTTACCGTCATTGCCAGTAAGTTCTCCTATAAGTAATTTTAGTGTATCAATAGTTGTATCAATATATTCATTTTTTTTTATTCTAATATACACTCGTGAATCGTTACGAATGTAAAGTGTAATAGTATCGCTAACTGTGTATTCGTTAGTGTTGCTAGTAATCTCATGATATTTTCCCTTACTAGGAAATTCAGTTGAACCTATAGTGTTTGTTTGTGTTTTTCCAATAACCCAAGTTAAATTTCCTCCAGGTGACTCGTGTGTAAGTGTATCAAATATATGTTGCCTATAATATTGTCTATCACCATTTACAATTCTCAAACTAGTGTTTTTATCAATAAATCTATATTCCGTGTAGTTTTTTGCTGGATAACAAGAAACTCGTGATTTTACTCTGTGTATAACAGCAGGCGAAAGTTTAGTGTCTAGGTATTCTACACCTTCACTATTATGTATTCTATTATTTGCTAAATACAAATCATAGTGATTAAAAGATTTATCACCCATCGAGTTATAAAAGTAACTAAACATTCTATACTAGTATTAGGGTTACTCTCATAAGTAAATAATTATTATTTCTTTTTTTTATTCTCAAAAAAATTGATTTAAGATAATTATTAGTGATTAAATAATAATAATATGGTTAATTGTATAGCAATTCTACACGATGGAGGTTATGTTACTTGTGAAGTTCCATTAAACTCTAAACAGTCACAAAATTCTGCGAAGAAAACTTTTCGCACACCAACAGTAAAGGGTATTCTATCAACTAATGGCAAAACAGTTTCAGTTGTTAGAGAATATACTGATAATCCAGAGTATAATGTATTAATTTTCGGTTATACAGCAGGTAACCGCAATAAAAATAGTAATCCAGTTGTGGCAGACCTAAAATTGAGTGGCGACTGTCTTGTAGTAAAAACAAATAAAAAAGAGCAACCTATATCTTACTCAGCGGAAGAATTTACACAGCAGTTTCCTGATAATAGTATTAAAAAAGAACAAGAACACAAAGTTGAAGAACCACCTGATACAACAGTAGATGAAGATGAAGCTATACAAGCAGGAGAGGAAGACCTAGATGATATTGAATCACTGGATGAAAATGACGGAGCAGATGAATCTGATCATGAAGCAGAAGATGAAATGATTGAAGGAAATGAAGAAGATGACGATGACGGTCTAGAAGGTGTAGAATATGGCGATGTAGATGCTGGTGAAGAAGGTGAGGAACCTGAAGCAGATTATATTGAAAATAATCAATTGTCTGAACCTGTTAATGCTCCTGAGATTAAGAATGTAGATGATGACGAGATTGGTGATGTTGAATTGGAAGAACAGAGTAGTGACATGACCAAACTTACCGATGAAGTAAGAAGTGATGAAAACTATATTGCTACTACTATTTTCCTCTCGGAATTGTTTTCAAATATTGGTATTACAGACAAAGTGTTTGCAAAGATTGAACAGTCGGTGTTGAGTTATACTATTAAAACTGCCAACTCAAGAAAAATGGCAAAACGTTGGGAAAATCCAGCGATTAGAAAAATTTATGTAAACAAAATGCGTAGTCTGTATAGTAATATTTATGGTGATGGTTACATTGGTAACACGGGATTAATTGAAAAGATACGCAGTGGTGAATTTAATATTGATAATATTGCTACTATGTCATTCCAGGAACTGTATCCAGAGCATTGGAAGAAGATGATGGATGAAAAATACAAGCGTGATAAAATGCTATATGAAGAGAAGGCAGAGGCAATGACAGACCAGTTCAAATGTGGGCGTTGTAAAAGTCGCAAATGCACATATTATGAACTTCAAACTAGGTCTGCTGATGAAGCAATGACTACATTTATTACTTGTTTGAATTGTGGTAACAGATGGAAACAGTAATCATTTAGGACTTTTATTTCTTTCAAATTTGTTCATTAATTCTTTTATTTTTGGTGCTATCTTTCTCTTTAGCTTTTTAGTTTTAGTAACTCCTGGAGGTTTTTCAATAAGTATGGAATTTATTTTATTATCACTCAATGGCGGTAACACAGCATATAATGGTTCCTTTGATGGTGTTCTGCTAGATTGCTGGGAGAGTCTTCGATATTCAACTGAACCTGGTCTATATTCAAAACTAAATTTTTTAGTTTTACTTTTCTTTTTAAGACCTTTTAAATTTTTGAAACCTGTTTTATTATTAGAAGCTCTTATTTCAACATTAGGTGTAACTCTTCCAGGAACTAAGTTCATTAAACTTTTAACTTCTACAGTGTTTTTATTAGCTTCATGAATTATACGTTCAAGTGTCAACTTTTTTGTTCTTGTTCTAGTTCTCTTAGGACCATAAGTACCATTAGGACTAGAAGTCTTTTTTTTATTAGGTTTAGGTTTATTTGTAGGTAACATACTTACAATAATAATAGAAAAAATATATATTACATAATTATCTTACAACAAGGTCATCTAGTTTCCAGTATTCAAAGCCACGACTTGTTTCACGTCTAATGAGGAATGGTGTTTTTTTATTGTTAAATTCCATTTCAGCAATTTTAATTGTGCTAGTTACGTGATTAGGAACTTCAACGCGAGGCTGAGCACCACGAGCAATCATTTCTGCGCGAAGTCCTATAATTTTAGTTTTTTCATATCTGGTAAGCACTGGTCTGCTAATATTGCTTTTTTTCAATATTTCATAGTTTTTGTGAATATCTTCGATACTATGATAAGTTTCACCGAAATTAGGTTGAGTATTGTCGTCATCAATCTCATCGCCTTCTATATAATTGATAATACCAAAGTCGTCCATAGTGTTATTATATTATAAAGAGAATAATTTTTAAATCAATTTTAAGGATAATAATCACAGAACTTATTTTTAACACTCAGCCTCAGATATACTGTTAAGTTCTTTTGTCACAATAGAGTCAATAATTCTTTTTTCAAATTTATAACCATAACGTCTGCCATCACTAGAAGTCCCCCCTAAAATAAATTTACCTATATATTTACCTATATGTGTAAATCCGTTATCTGTATTAACGATATAACATTTTTCCTTACTTAAGTTTTCAGGTTTTACATTAGGTTCACTATTTACAACATTATATTGTTCAGTTTCTTGTGATTTTTGTATTTTTCTAAAAGCTTCTTCTAATTCACCGCGTTCAACACATTTAAGTTCATCAAATTCATTTTCAAAATCTTCACCAAATATTTTACGAAATAAATGAGTATCCTTTTTTCTTTTTTTTGATTTATTTATTCTATCTATAAAACTACTATATGTTGATGAGAAAAATGCACCTTTTCTATTAGAGACCGCACCATCATAAAAAATACCATATGTTACTACTGGTAATTCTGGTTCTTCATGAGATGTCATTTTTTCTCTTATCATTGGTAAATCAAAAATTTTAGTTTTACCTTTTATTAATAATCTATAACTTATTCCACGATGATCTTCATTGTCAATTATTACACATTTGCCAATCTCTAATTTGTCTAATATTTTCATTAGTCTTTTCATTCCTATAGTTAGGTAATTATAGCCATTTACCTGTTCAGATGTAGATAATTTGGTTGTGTCCCTTAGAATATCATTATAAAAACGTGTAGTTTCTTCAACACTTAAACAATTACCAGGTTTTGATGTTTTAAATAAATCTTTTAATGGTGAAATTGTTCCTGCTTGTTCAAATAATTGTCTAAAAGCAACAAAACTTTCTTTATTTTCAAAAAAGAATTCATCACTTAAATCAAAAATGAAAGACAATGTTTCACCTGTTCCATCAGAAAATTTGAATGTAATATCTTTTTGTGACCCATTATTTGTTAAACAATTAAATACATCATATATGTTTATAAAGAAATGATTTGTTATGTATAATAACTTATTGTTTATAATAAATATTGGTCTATAAATAGTTTTTTTCATTACTGAGGATGATAATAAAACTATTTTGGGATCACCGGTAAATTTAATTACATTTTTACCTAAATAAAAAGGCACTAAATATAATTTACTTACCCAAGTAACATCAACATTTTCAAGAAATCCTTCTTTAGTAACATCAATTTTCAATGTATTAGGTATTTCAACAGGACATCTTTTAGAAGTAGAATCTAATAATGATTTATATAAAAGTGTATTATTTATACTATTTTTAACATAATTGTTAAAAATTAATTTGTCGTTTATTTCAAAACTTAGGTTTAGTGTTTTGGAACCTCCTTCTTTATTAATAAATTTAAATAAATGAGTTTCAAATAAATCTTCAAATGAAATAATCGAAAACTGTTTTAATTCATAATAACTATAACTAATACCTGTTAAAAAATATATTTTATCTTCACCAACAATTATAATATGTGCTAAGGAATCAGAACTAGATGCGAAAATTAATATTTTATTCTTTTCTGTCATTTGTTTTACATATTCAATAATTTTAGGAATAATTATATCTCCTTCACCTATTTTAAAATATTTTATTGGACATTCTTGCGTATGGTCACATCCTAATTCACCTAATTCCTCAATTGTATATGCTAAATAACTGTAATAAGGAGTTTTTTCTAATAGGCGATGACCTTCTTCATATAAAGTCATTTTTATAGGTTCAGTAAAACAAAATAAATCGTTTATAGTTTGTCTTCTTCTAGGATTAATTGACATGTTTATTAATATTAAAATAAAAAAAAATTACACTAGTATTAGTATTTATTTAAGAAATAATTACCTCGTATTCAATAAATGGAACAATTAATATTAAATTTATTTGATGTAGGATGTATTGAATTTGGTAAATTTACACTCAAGAGTCGTGTAGTGTCACCAATTTACATTGACTTTAAGGCAGTAGTAAGTTATCCAGACATAGTAGCAAATATTGTTTCACTATTCAATGAAAGGTTAAAAACTTTGAATTTATCATTTAACCGTATATGTGGTGTTCCCTATGGTGGAATAGTATTCACTAGTATTTTGTCACAGGAGACTGGAAAACCGATGCTCATTGTTCGCAAAGAAGCAAAACGATACGGTATGAAAAGATTGATTGAAGGCACATTTAATGAAGGAGAAACAGTTTTACTAGTTGAAGACATTATAAGCACAGGTAAAAGTATATTAGAATTCGGAGATAAATTAATTAGACAACGTCTCAAAATACGTGATATACTAGTTATTTGTGATAGAAGACTACACCATTTTAATTCATTAAATGAACTCAATATTCATAGTCTATTTACAATACACGACTTATTAAATGTGTTGTATTTGAATAAAAAGATAAATCGTGAAACATTCCTAGAAGTATATAAATTCATAATTGATTCTAGTCCTATTAGAAACCTACGTGGATTAGACTACATCCGAGAAAATTTCGATACTCCTATGAAATTAAAAGTAATTAATAGAATAATGTCCAAATCAAGTAACCTTTGTTTTTCATATTTTGAAACAGATTTTTTTAAATTACTAGATATGGCAGGTAAAATAGGTAATAGTATAGCTATGTTAGTTTATAATTCTAGTATTATTACTGATTTCAACTTAGAAAAGGCAAATATTCTCAAAAAACTAGCAAATGAGAAAGGGTTCTTATTATTCGATCATCTTTTATTAAGTAACGACAGGAGTATAACAGAAAAGCAATTGGTTAAAACAGGTTTGATAGCAGACGTGGTTTCTGTATCGCAGAATTTCAAAGAAGTTCATAGTGCGGTAAAAACAGTTAATAGAAAAAACAAACTTAATACTGGTATTGTGTATTGTCTTCCAGATACATTGACGGATAACGAAACTCTAGAAATGTATAATAGAGGAAATGACTATACTGATAATCTCATTGGGTTTTACACTCCTAAACGTAGTATCTTAATGAATAATGACTTAGCACTTTTTTTCACTAATTTCCGTGATACCAATGACATTAAGGCACCTATTTTATTGAGGCATCGTAATCTTTGTGATGTTTTCATTATTAATTATAAATCGATTGAATTTAATACAACACCAGGAAAGTGGATGGAAAATATGCGCAAAATATGCTGGAATATCTTAAATGGTAAAACCGAAATAATTGAATAAATTTCTTTTAACTTAAACCTTTTAAATTTTTTATTTTCTATATGATGATGAATGAGGTTCAATACTATAACGATATTAGATTAAACTACATAGACGATATAAATGAACTATTAATTTTAGGTTACAGAAGTAAAGCTATACTTAGTTTTAAATACGACCATCTTAATTTTGTTATCAATACAATGCAAATATTAATTATTTTTATTTCAGCAGCTCTGACTTTGATGGAGTCAATCAAAACATATTACAATAGCGAAAATGAAGCGATTGATATAACTGCTATTTTATTCACAAGTTTTATAGGTATAATTATGACACTCTATAGATTTTTGAAACTTGAAAACAAGAAAGAGCGAACTGGTAACATTTTAGAAAGTTTTAACTTAGTTTTGAATAAATTACAGCGCGTAAAAAACATAATGGAGAATATGGTTATTAAAAGCGATAATACAGATGAGTGGGCTATTATTTCTAATACTTACACAAGCGAAATTTTGGCAACATATATTGGCATAAAAGAGGCATACGATAATAATTTCTCTTATAAAGAAGCATTACACTATAAAACAAAATATGGAAGATTTCTTCTTCAAGAGAAATTTGTAGGAAATGAGTTAAAAACCATTTATAATTTTAGAGATGAACCACACGTTGAATTTAAGTATAACAAGTTAAAATCAATGATAAAAGGTCGTAAATTTGATTATAATGGATTTATTAGAAAATACGACAAACAAAACAAATCTGAATTGAAGAAGAAGCGCAAACAAAAGAAATCAAATCAACAACTGTATTTTGATTTTCTTGCTAGAGATAATAAACAAAATGCTGAGTATTTAAAAAATTATAGGAAAGCTCGAGGAGTTGAAATAGATGAAACTTCTAGCAGTGAAGATGTGATTCCACCACCACAGGGAATATCACAAACTGGTATTCCAATGAGTGTTATGGGTAGTAATAGTTTGTCACCTAGACCAAGAAGTCCTCGTGTTCCAATAAACCCAGAGAGGTCTAGTGCTGTTATAATGAGTAAATTTGACAAAAATTCTAGATTTGAATTTTATCGACGAAGAAATTCTAGAGATTTGGAAGAAGGTTCTAATAGTGAAATATTAACTGAACCTCCATCATCAAATGAAGGTTCAGACTTTGAAGTAAGTAGTGATGAAATATATCGAAATTCACCTTCCCCGGAAGATTTAAAAGATATAGAAGGTTCTGTGGAAATAACTAAAACAGAAAATGTTACTGTTGAAGTAACTGAGAAACCAGAGAAACCAAATAAAAAGGTGTTAGAGTTGTAGTGCGTTTATTTTTTTATTATTTAAACATTATAATAAATATTATAATAATATGACTAGATATATTGCTGATTTAACAGATTTTAACAATACATTAAACAACCAACCTGATGATAAGTTACTTGTAGTGTGTTTTACAGCAAGTTGGTGTGGTCCCTGTAAGAGGATTATGGCACCTGTATGTGAAAAAGTAGCCGAATGTAATCCTAATGTAACTATAGTAAAAGTAGATGTCGATGATTGTGAAGAAGTTGCTTCACTTAACGATATAAGTTGTATGCCTACTCTTCATTTTATTCGAAACAAACAAGTGGTTTATAGACTTGAAGGAGCAGACACTGATTTATTCCATAAATTAGTCACTGATTATTCATAATACTCCGAATCAATAAATTCAAATGGTTCGGCAAACTCATTAACCATACCTCTTAATCGCACTATTTCTTCCATATAATTTTCATTTGCTACTCGCTTAAAGTCTGCTAAGCGTTTTCCACTCTCTCCTTGAATTAATTTTGATAATGCAACTACTTCAATAACTAGGTCACCTACTCTTCGGAAGTCATTAGTGGTGAATCCACGTGTAGTAAGAGCTGGTGTTCCTAAGCGAATACCACTTGGACTACTCGCCGATGTATCTCCTGGCACACTGTTTTTATTAATACTAATATCAACCAATTCAGCAATGTATTCTACTTTGCTTCCTGTTAAACCTTGGTTTCTCAAGTCAACTAACACAATATGGTTTTCAGTGCCACCTGTTACAAGATTAAATCCGTTACTGGTTAAATGTTCTGCTAACACTTTTGCGTTTGATTTTACAGTGCGTATATAGTCGCGGAATTCATCAGTGCATACTTCTCGCAACTGAGTAGCTAAGGCAGCTATTTGATGATTGTGTGGTCCTCCCTGTAATCCTGGGAAAACACTGAAATCAATGGCATCACTTAATTCACATTTTGAAAAAATAATACCACTTCTGGGACCACGTAATGTTTTATGAGTTGTGCTTGTTACTACGTCACAGTATTCAAATGGACTATTCATTTCGCTCTTTGCTACAAGACCACTAATATGTGCCATATCACATAACAGATAACTTCCATTAATATCTGCGATTTCTCTAAATCTCTTGTAATCAAAGTCTCTAGGGTAGGCACTTGCACCACAAATAATCATCTGTGGTTTATAATCACGTGCTATACGTTCCAATGAATCATAGTCAATAAAACCCTCACTATTAACTTTATAAGGGAAACTTTCGAATACAATACTAGTTGCCGATATTTTCTTCTTTTGAGTATAAAAACCGTGAGTCAAGTGACCACCACTTGGCAAATCAAGACCCATAATACGGTCGTGTGGTTTAAGAAGTCCCATATAAACAGCCATATTTGCTGGAGAACCACTATAGGGTTGGACATTTACACTCCACACTTTTGGATTTAAATTGAAGGCACTTAATGCTCTTTCTCGACATAAGTTTTCCACTTCATCAATATGTTCGCAACCTCCATAGTATCTCGCTCCTGCTTGTCCCTCTGAGTATTTATTAGTAAATACGCTTCCAAGACACTCCATTACACTTCGTGAAGTAAAGTTCTCAGACGCAATAAGCTCTAAACTGCGTCGCTGTCTCTTGTATTCCTTACATAAAATATTCCATAACTTAGGGTCTCTTGCTTTTAAAACTGTGTTCATTTTTATAGTATAATACTTTTTCTTTGTCTTAGATTTAAAAAAATAAAATATTTTGATATTATAAAAAAACAATGGATTTCGACAAAGATACTTGGACAATTATAGATAGTTATTTTCGAGACAATAGCAACTATCTAGTAAAACATCATCTCGATAGTTACAATGATTTTATTGGCAAGAAAATTCCATTAATTCTCCAGCAATATAATCCACAAATTCACGTTAAGGAACTCATACCAGAAACTGACTTGTATAAATACGAAACACACGTATCATTTGGTGGCGAAGATGGCACTGAAGTATTTATTGGAAAACCAGTTATTTACAGTGAGTCAACAGGAAGTCCTGATATGCGACAGATGTATCCTAATGAAGCACGTCTCAAGAACTTAACATACGCAGCTCATATTATGTGTAATGTTTCTATTAAATACTTAATTCGTGATGAAACAGACCCAGAAGCGGAACCTGAAGTAATCACCAAAAATTTTGAGAAGGTAGTTATTGGCAAGATACCTATTATGCTTCACAGTAAAGCGTGTGTGTTACGCGATTTGCCTTTCAACTTAAGAAGGGAAATGGGTGAATGTCCATATGACCAAGGTGGTTATTTCGTAATTGATGGTGCTGAAAAAGTAATTGTTTCACACGAGAGAAAAGCAGAAAACAAGTTATACATTCTTGAAAGCAATGATATGGATAACACAGTGCAATATTCAGCACAGATTAAGAGTGTCCCCGATGATTCTTTCAAATTCGCGAGAACTACTGTTGTGAATGTAAATCGTTATATTCAAAATGATTTTGAACGTCGTGAGGGTATTAAATCCGATAATTGTGGTCCTATGACAGTAAGACTTCCTATGATGAGAAAACAAATACCATTGTTCATCGTATTTCGTTTATTAGGTGTTGAGAGTGATTTAGAAATATTCCAATACATCTTAGGTCGCTTAACTACTCACGAAAGCAAACTTTTCATTGACGACCTTCAACAATCAGTTTTAGACACAGGTCCAGTTTTTACACAAGTAGCAGCTATTAAATACTGTGCCAACTTATCAAATGGAAATTCAATTAGTCACATTTTGGATGTTATTCGCACTGATTTATTCCCACATATTGGAGATAATTTCGTAGATAAGGCATATTATTTAGGATATCTTGTTAACAAAATTCTATGTGTTCGCCACAAAATAGAACCACCTACAGACCGTGACTCTTTCCTCTACAAACGTGTAGATTTATCAGGTTTCCTTTTAGCTAATTTATTCCGTGAAAGTTACAAGCAGTTTCAGCGTGATTCAAAGATTGCAATAGATACTGAATATCGTTTCAATACAAATCAGTATCAGGGTGATAACTATAGTAACATTATCAATAGTGACAACTTAACAAAAATGTTTGACCCAATGGTAATTGAAAAGACATTTATGAAATCATTTAAGATTGGCACTATCCTTAACAAAGTAGGATTAGTTCAGGCATTAAATAGATTGAGTAGTGTAGGTGCTGTATCACACCTTCGTCGTATTAATACACCAGATACTAATGTTATGATTGGACAACGTAAATTACACGGAACCCAATATGGTTTCATTTGTGCAGCTGAAACACCAGATGGAAGTAATATTGGTATTAAAAAGCATATGACTATGTTGGCTCATATTACTTTCGGTTGTAGTGCCAAACCAATTATTAAACTTTGTTATGAGATGGGGGTAGTTCCACTTGCCAGTCTTCCACCAACTGCAGTTTTCAAGAAAGTTAAGGTATTTGTAAATGGTAACTGGATTGGAATTCACGAAGACCCAAAGAGATTTGTGGAATTAATGAAATTATATAGACGCAATGGTGTTATTAATATTTTCACTAGTATATCTTGGAATATTCAAATGATGGAGATACACTTCTTAACAGATAGTGGTCGTCTCTGTCGCCCTATGTATGTCCTTGAAGATAATCAAATAAAGATTAGTGCTGAATTAGTTACTGCCTTAAAGAGTGAAAAATTAAACTGGAGTAATCTTGTAAGTGGAATTAATCGCAAAGAAACTATTGACTATTACAACTGTGACTACATTTGTCCTATTGATGAAGCAACAGATGCCGATACTGCTCCAGTTGGTTCAAGTGGACCTGGTGAAATAGTGGAATACTCCCTTGAAAAATTAAAGAGCGGTGCTGGTGTTATTGATTTCCTCGATACTGATGAATTAATTAATTGCCACATTGTCAACACACCTAGTGATATTGATAGCGATTACAACTATGAATATTGTGAACTTCACCCTTGTTTAATTCTTGGAGCACTAGGGTTCACAATTCCATTTAGTAATATGAGTCAGGCACCAAGAAATGTATATGGAACTGGACAAACAAAACAGAGTGTAGGTGTCTATACTTCTAATTATAGAAATCGTATGGATGGCACAGCAAACGTTCTCATGTGTCCTCAAAAACCACTCATTCAAACTAGACTTTCAAAATACACAATGGTTAATGATTTACCTACTGGTATAAATGCTATAGTTGCAATTGCTTGTTATAGTGGTTACAATCAGGAAGACTCTGTAATTTTTAACAAGAGTAGTATGGAACGTGGTTTATTCCGTAGTTTCTACTTTAAAACCTATAGTTCAAGTGAAACTGCCGATACGCGCGATGCTGGATTTAGCACTTTTTTCTCACCTGAAAAAACAGATACTAGTGTTAATTTAAAGAGTGAATACAATTACACAAAAGTAGATGAAAATGGATTTGTTAAAGAAGGTATTCAGGTTACTGATAATGATGTATTAATTTCAAAATACTCTAGTAATGGCTTTGAAAACATGGATGATTCAGAGGTAGTAAAACCTGATGGAACAGGTGTAGTTGATAAGGTATTCTCAGACTATATGAATACTAATAATTTACGTATGTGTAAGGTGCGTGTTGTTTCCACACGTGAACCTGCTCTTGGTGATAAATTTGCCAGTCGTCACGGACAAAAAGGAACAGTAGGTATGGTTTTACGAGAAGAAGATATGCCATATAGTCGCGACGGTATTGTTCCAGACATTATTGTTAATCCACACGCTTTCCCAAGTCGTATGACATTGGGTCAGTTCCTTGAAAGTGTAATTGGTAAAACCTGTGCCTGTCACGGTTTTTATAGTGATGGAACACCATTTACTGATATTGATATTGAACCATTTGCTGATGTTCTTGAGAAAAAGTATAATTATGAAAAATATGGTAATGAAGTCCTCTACAATGGTATTTTTGGAACACAGATACAATGTAGTATATTTATGGGACCTACATATTATCAACGTTTGAAGCATATGGTTAAAGACAAGGTCAACTCACGTGCTCGTGGTAAAATGACAATGAAGAATCGTCAGCCACCTAGTGGTAGATCAGCAGGTGGTGGTTTGAGAATAGGAGAGATGGAACGCGACGCCGTGATTGCTCACGGTGCTCTTCAGTTCTTGAAAGAAAGCACAATGGAACGTAGTGATAAATATGAAATGTATTTATCGGAGAATAGTGGTCAAATTGCTGTTGCAAACCCTAGTAAAAACCGTTACGTCTGTCCTAATGTTGATGGACCTTTGGAATTCAATAGTGACACTCTTGAACTAGAAAGTCTTAATAGCAAAAAAACAGATATTGTTAAGGTTGAAGTTCCATATAATGTTAAAATGATGAGTCAGGAATGTGAAGCAATGGGTATAAGTATGCGCTTAGTTGTTCGTGGCAAAGCCGAACCTGAAGAAATGGTTATTCGCAAACCCACAAGATTTATTCCACAAATTAAACAAAAGGTTGAAGCTAAAACTAAGACAGAACCAGACAAGAAACCCAAACGTAAAGCACCAGCACCATTACCATTGTCTGGCGATAAACCTGGTGAAGGTTTCCAAGCCATTGAATATAGTCGTTTTAAGGTCGGTGATGAAGTTATTGTCGTCAAAAAGGGGTTCCATTATGATGACTTATTATGTGTTGTTGTTGGTATAATTGGTTCAGGTGCTGATAAGAAATATGAATTAAAGGTTGTTGAAGTTGATAAAACAGGACAAGGTAGAACTGGTGCTTTCTTCCAGTTAATTGAGTATCATTTAAGACCTTATGGAGTTGGAGGTGGAGGTTATGCTCCTATGTCACCTAAATCTCCTGGATTTAAACCTTCTTCACCTAGAAGTCCAGGAGGATACGGTTATGGTCCATATTCACCAAAGAGTCCACCACTCCCAACAGATTTCCAACCACATTCACCACCACCACCAGGAGAAGGATACGGTTATGGTCCATATTCACCAAAGAGTCCACCACTCCCAACAGATTTCCAACCACATTCACCAAAGGAGTTAGAAACTGATAAATTCCATATTGGTCAATTAGTAACTATCAATACAGAAGTGTATCTTGATGATGACATCTTAGTTCAAAATGTTATTGCTGAAGTAATAGACAAATTAGAAGGTGATGACTACAAACTAAGAATAACCGAAGAAGGTTATCCACCAGAAGAAATAACAATTGGAGGTAAATACTTAGAACCATTTGAACCAAAATCACCTGAATTGCCTCCATCAAGTCCTAAGGTAGCACCAGTTGTTGTTGAAACTACTGGAGTAACTAGAAGTGATATTGATAGACACGAAGAAGTATGGCAAAATGTATTAACAAGAACATACACAGAAGAAGAATTACGTCGCATGTCAACACTTGCTCAGAGTTATAATTTAGATGAACTTAAGAAACTAGGAATTGATAAAAACTTATACGTCATTGTAGATGATGAAGACTTTGACAGAAGTCTCTTATTCAAGGTAATTCCAGAAGAAGATGATAGAGTTGAAACAGGTAGATATTATACACCAATACACTTAGCAGGTTTCAACTTAGATGCTGGATTAGAAGTAGGAAATGTATATAAACTAGTGGATTACAATCAAATGTCAATTGAGGTATATTCTCCAACATATCTTCCAGGAGACCCATCACCTTTGTATTCACCAAGAGGACCAGAGGGACCAGAGGAACCAAAGACTAAAGGCAAACAAGTAGAACCCAGTGTATTCACATTCTCACAGTCTAATATAGAAGCAGCAGGCGCACCAGAAGGCCCAGACAGTCCAAAATCACCAGAAGAACCACCAGAAACAGGATCAAATAAAAAATTAGAAAAATATAACATTAAATTTGTTAAAGCAAAAAAATAAATTAGTTCTTTGTAACTTCAATAAAATTGGTTATTATTGAAAGAATTACTAGTATAATACCTACAAAAAAGGCGCGTTGTTCGCGAATAAGAATATCAGCGAACCCTGTAAAAAATTTAAGGTATTTATCTACATAACTTTTAATAGATTTAGAGTCTTTTTTATATTCACCTACTTCTGTAATTAATTTACGAGTATCATCAACAATATTATTTAGTGTTCCTACAGTGTTGTCACGGATTTTATTGACATCACGTAATTCGGCAAATGCCTTCTTAGTTTCTGTGCTATCAGTTGTTGAGTTATTTACAATAAATTTCTCATATTCAGTTATTTCTGTATTTTGAATGCCTCTATTAATTTCATATGAATCCTGGTTTTCAAGTTGCTCAAATAATAAACTTCCTGGTTTGCTAAAGTCAATTAACCTGCTTTTAACTTCCTCAGATTTCTCTTCTTCGACAATTTTAAGTTTTTCTCGTATTTTATCAACAAATTTGTATTTTTTGAATAAGGAGTCAGTATTTAAATTAAAATCACTTAGATTTACTTGCTCTAATGTTTGAATTACCCATTTTTGTCCATTCAAATCTCCACTTGCGTAACCAGTTTTCAAGTCATTTGGTGTAATTACATTATAATTTTCAAAGCAAACCATAAGACTACATAATTCTTTGATGCGCTGGTCATAGTATAATTCAGCAGGTTTAAATCCCTTAATTTTGGCTACTAATTTATCATCTGCTTTTAAAATATCTAAAAACTCTAGTATCTTGAATTGTTTATCAACAAATTTCTTAGTTTGAATGAAATAATCAAGTGACAATTTTTGTAAACTATCTACACCATACTCACTTGTAATAAAGTTACCATCCGCAATTTTACTAAAATCTAACTTATTTTTATTTATTATTATATTCACATTTTGAATGCTAAAATTATATATGTGATAGATATCACGTATCTTATCCATAATACCATCACGTATATGCCAATTATCAATTACCTGCTCACTATCATCTAACTTTTTATATCTATCACTTGATATCATAGCATCAAAAACATTTGCTATACAATTATTTTTAAAGATTCTTCTAGCTTTTTCTGGTGATATACCAAAAAAAACATTGAACATATATTCTAATTTAGTTAATTCGTTCTTTGTAATACGAGTTACAGATTGCTTTTCTTTATCGCATGTGACAATAGGAACAGCGGATTTTACAGTTTCTATTACTTTGCTCTGTGCAACTGTTGTAGTAGGACTTTGAAATCCTTCACGATTTTCTACTACTTTTTGATGAACCAATGTAGCAATAAAAAGAACTAATAATCCTAGTGTTAACAAGAAGGCGTTTTTTCGTTTGGCACTATACCATAGAAATACTAAACTTAGACCGAGTGTAAATATTTGAAGGTAATAGCGTGACAACATTATAACTGCTATTAATGCTATTATAAAAAAAGATAATTTCTTTTTATCAAATTCCATACTTAGATATATATAATATAATTTTTAACTAAATTACATCAATCAAATTGATATGAGAAAGCATCATACGACGACAGCAATATCGTTTAAGACCTACCTGGTCAAGAGCCTTGCCTTCAGGAGTTTCAGGGACTTTATCTCGGGATACTTTGAGAATTGTATCTTCATTGGGCATACCCATTGATTTACGATTTTCAGTAACTAGATTTTGATATGTGTTGTATTTATCGGCAATAATTTTACCACAGGTGAAGCATCGAACTGGAATAATCATGGTGTATATATTATAAGTATTCTTTTTTATTTTAAATCAATTTTACTTAAAAAAAAAGAGAGAGAAAATAATTATATGGCTGAGAAATCGATAGCAAAGAGTGCATTAGAATTTTTGAATAATGTCTTTTTAGAAAGAGATCCTAGAAATTCTATACTTGACCCATTAACTTGTATCATTAGATTAGGTATACTAGGTTTTAAAGAAACCGGAACAAAAGTGAGTGTAGCTGATAATAGTATTAAATTTAACAATCCAAATGTTTTTCAAGGTGCTAAGAGGTGGTCTATGGGAGATAATCGCGAAGACCTACATAACATTTATAATCCAATTAAAAAGGTAACTTCCTGGTTTAATCTTAATGCAAATGAAATAAATGGTATTATACGTTTTGCTATAAGAGGAATTCACTTATTGAAAAGTAGTTATAATCAAAATAGTATTATTTGTCATACACTAAACTTGTATATTCAAGAGTTAGAAATAGCATTGGAAAAAGCAAAATTAAATACACACGGAAATTTAAATTCAAATTCACAAGGACATAAATCACATAAAACTCGTAGTAAGAAGGGTAATTATAATCAAGGAACCGAGAATGAGGAAGAATCTGAGACATCGGTAGCAGTTACTACTACTCAAAATGAACCTACTAGTTTTTTCCTTGAAGTAGAACAAGAAGTAAAGAACAAGCACATATATGAATTCTTTAGAACACTATGGAACGAGAATGAAATCACGATATGCTATAATTTATTAACGGAAATGAATAAATGCCAAAATAAACCCGAAGAATTAGAAAATTATATTCGTAGTATTGATGCTATTTTGTCAATGAAGGAATTAAAAACCAAAGAACTTTTAACACAGACTTCGACAATACTAGAATAATAATTTCTATTAATGAATAAAACAGTATGCCAATTTATAATTCTGTAACGGCAACGAAGAAAATAAATGAATTAACTGAAGAAATACAGAAACTAAATGAGAAACTTAATAATACTATTAAGAATCAACTAAATGAGAGAGAAGGATTTATGGAGGTAGTATCATCTTTGAATTTAATGAAAATAGAACAATTTAAAATATTAGAGGAACTCAACGATATTCGCGACCGTTTCTGTCAAAAACCAAAGTTACAGGAACTTTCGACAGAATTATCTACATTACTAGACTTTAACGGATTAGAGAAATATGCTGAGAATTTAAAATTTATAGGTATTTCAACTATTGATGATATTCTATTGTTAGACACCAATGACTTCACTGAACATGGAGTAGTGTATTTCGACAGTAAAAAGATAATAGCTGCAGCTAAAATGGCAATTGAAAATAGAGATACATTGAACTAATCTACTTCTACTTCAACATTTGATTTTCTGTGAATTCAAATAATAGGTTTATATCGGCAGTTCCACGATACAACTCTGATTCTCCATTACCTTTCATAAAAATGAGAGTAGGAAGGTATTTTACTTTGAAATCTTTACACATTTTACGTGTAGTTTCGTTTTCTTCACAATTAATTTTATTGAATTCAATAATGTCTTCTAGTTTTTTGTCAGTGAGTGTCTTTCCTGCTTCATCGGTTACTTTTATACGTTTAACTAATTGTTTAGGTAACAAGTCCCATACTGGAAGCATTTTTTGCGAATATCCGCACCATTCAGTGTAAAACATATAAAATACTGGTTTTTGTGAATTAAATTTTTCAAAGTTACGCTTACTCTTAAGAACGTGTAATACTAGTATTATTGTGCCAATAATGAATACAATAGCTAAAAACAAATATTCTGGTTGAAATGGAAGAGGTGCCATAATTATACTATATACATATTTTTTATTTTTTTAATGCAAGGTATCCCATTATTCCAGGAGAATAATCGCGAATGTTTCTAAATCCTACCTGCCATAACATATTGGCTAATCTATCACTAGCATTACAGGTTTCATTATAACAATATACTATTATAGGTAAATCGTAAATACTTATTTTTTCATTGACTATCGCCCTATGTAACTTAGGATGGTAACTAGTCATAGTCAATATATAAGCTACTATTTCTAATTCTTTGTTTTTCTTGAGTAAATCAGTGTAAGGTAAACTGTGACTACCTGGAATTCTAGCTCTAATGAATTCGTTAATAGGCAATGCATTTAATATCAGAGCGCAATCGTTTTGAATGCAAAATTTGAGTTCATCGTGTTCTACACTACATATTAAACCAACTGTAAATAATTTATTTTCCCATTTACCTCGTGAATCTGTGCGTAGAAAATGAATGTGTGAAATATATGAACCTTCATTAGTAGAATAGTTTTGAGGGCACATAAAACTCATTTCTACTGTTCCTTTTGATGTTACAGTGGCAAGTCCATTGTTCTTCCAATCTCCATATGCTTCTCTATGCCCATTCTTACCTAATTTTTTATCGAATTTTCTTTCGTTAGCTGCATAATAAAAAATTCGACGCCCACTTAGTGATTTTCCTAAATTAACAGTTAAATCTCTATTAAATTTATGAGGTGTAAAGTCAGGTTTATCTGGACTAGGTATTTTTTCAATAGGGAACCACTGGTCTTGTGGGTCTAGGGGTTTGTGGTCATTGCTAACTACAATATCGTCTAATTTCATATTGCGTTTTATTGTTTTACAAGTTTTACAAATGCTCATTCGTAAAATATTAATATATTTTTTCTAATTAAATAATATCAAAAATGCCAAAGAAAATTTTAAAAGAGACTGATTTAGACAATATAAATAGCGAATCTAGCACTGACCCAGAGAGTGTTTCACCACCACTCCCAGAAGAAAAAGTAGAAGAAGAAATTAAACTCCCTGATGTCCCAGAAGATAAAAAAAAGAGAGTCCAGGTTGATTTCTTAGCAAGTATTGAAAGTAAAGCATTAGTTGAAGCTATTGCTCCAGTAGTAGAAGACTTCAAAGTTGAGAGTATTATGAAAGTAGTTCCTCAAATTATCCGTCACGTTCAAAAATACAAGTCACTCTCTGGTGAAGAAAAGAAAACAATGGTTATTGCTATGCTTTCTCATATTGTAGATATTACTGATGGACCAGGAGATGATGACCTCTGGGACCCAATCATTAAGAGACTTATACCACACGTTATCGATACTATTGTTATGGTCGATAAGGGAAAATTAAAATTAAATACCAAAAAAGGAGGTTTATTAAAGATAGTCGGCAATTTATTTAGTTGTTGTCGTAGCAGTAAATGCTGTTGTTAATTTGTCTTGTCTTCTAATATTTCCCAATTGTCATCACTATCAAGTTCACAAGGCAAGTCAGTATCAGTAACTGTAATTTTTATATCATTTTCACTTTCACTATCAGATTTTTCACTGATAGGAGTTAAAACTTTTTCTTTACTTTGAGTGTAATCAACACTAGGTCTTTTTCTAATATTCATTGTGTAACTTATATTTGGATGAGGTTCATCAAAATCAGGTGGATATGAATAATTTACTGGTATAGAAACCGGTGGTTGTGAATCTATAATAACCTCTCTTAGAGGGGTATAGTTATACTCATTTGGGCGGGTGTTATTACTAGATTTAAAGTAGTAGTTGTAAAAATACTTTACCTCGTAATAAACTTTACTAAGTGTTTTTTTAACGTCTATACAGAACTTAGTCATATTTATTAATGGAGAAATAAATGTAATAAAATCTCTATTAATATTAAATGGGAGCTAAAGTATCAAGTTTAAATGACAGCAACGCTACACAAAACAATCTTCCCCTAGGAGAGTATAATCTACAAGATATTACTCGTCTAGGTAAGAAACCTGTAAATATTATTGATTTAAGAACGATGATAGACCCTTCTAAAGTTTACGCTGATAATGAAGCATTGGAAAAACTCACTGATATTCAAAAGACATTTGATAGTATTATAGACAAGAAAAATGACAGACTGAATAATTTAATTAGATATGAAACACTATTAATGAATTATTCTACTAAGAACCGTGATGTTATTAAAATACTTGATGGAAACATCAAAAATCAAAATCAAGGATTAACTGATATGACTGAAAGTAATTATACCCAAATAGCAAAAACACGTAATTTAATGAAAGTAAATAGTGAAATAGTTGTTACACACAAAATAATGATAATAGCAATAATAATACTTAGTATAATAGCAATATCTGCTGGAGTTTTTCTAGCTAAGAAAAAAATGGATAATGTAGAAATACGAACTATTTAAAAAGATTTATTACTAATAAATAATTGAACCTAGTTTAAGATTATTTAGCATTCAAGAGTAATTGTAATAAAATGATTTGTCGTAGGTGTTATACTAGATTAGATAAGCATGCAAGTAATTGTAGGAAGTGTCATAGCACTAATTTACATCCTAAGAAGCGACTTATTTAAATGTCATCCAATACATCGTTGCCATTGTCATTAATATCTTTCATTTTTATTCCAAACCACTTATTACTAGTAAGTGCCCCATATTTTGTAATAGCATTTGACCTGAAGTCCTTCTTTTTAGGAACTGGATTCTGTGTGCCCTTAGTATGAACAAACCATTCACTGTATAGTTGATACATCTCATTGAGTGTAACACATTCGCCTGTGCCATCAGAGTATTCATCCACTTCAGTAATACATTCATCGAAGAACTGTGTAAAGTTGTCACTATCATTCTGGTATTGCTTAGTGAATTTCATAACATCTTCTGGTTCAGCAATTCCTTCTGTCTTGTAACGTTCGTGTTCTTTGAGAAGTAGGAACATAAATGATTCTTTCCAGGTTTCCATCTTTTCATCTAGTTGCTCATCAATCTGGAACTGGAATTCATCATTAGGGTCAGGTTGGTCTGTGAAAACCGACTTGAATTCAACAGCACGAACACGACGCCATGTGCCACGGTCACTGGCATTAATATCTGGCAACACATTACAAGTGAGAACCATCTTGAATTGTGGTTTAAATTCAATAGGGTCTTTGTGAAGACCACGAGCCATAAGAGTATCACCTCCAGACAATTCTTTCATAAGACCTACATTGATTGATTCGGTTCCTTCGGGTTCCTGAAAGCAGGCAAAACGCTTACCTTTTGTCTGAGCAAGAGCAGGTGTAGCACCTTCTGCTCTACCGCGTGACTGTGTGATGAGAGATACTGGAAGTGTGCAGCAATAGTCACCGAAACCCATACGGAACAATTCAATCAACTTACTCTTACCATTACCACCACAACCAGTCCAGATGTGAAACTTCTGCTCTTTAACTTTACCACTTACAAAACTACTCAAGAGACGATACATATAGTCACGAACTGATTTGATTGGCAATACCTGCTCCATAAATGTTTTGACTTCGATTAATTCCTCATCATCATCATCAAAATCACGATAATAAATACCAGTTGTATATGACAATCTATCTTCAGGATATCCTTCGCGGAACTCTCCCCGGTCAAGGTCATATACTCCATTCTCAAAGCAAATCAAATCCAAGTTTGAATCCAGTTGTTCTTCGAACTTTTCTACATAGAACATTTCCGCACATTCATCAATAAGCGATTTCTTGAATGAGGTCTTTTTCAACTGGGTAATTAGTTTGCCAATTTTGTTACTGGTTTCAATGAGAAGTTCTTTCTTTGAACTACTTGAATCGAGTTCAATTGCTTCTGTGTTACAATCTGACTGGAATTTAATGTAGATATCCACTATCTCATTTGAAATGTGTCTGCGAAGAGCAACAGCAGAGTCAGTTTTCTGCCACCTATGATTCTTGAAATGATACCATTCTGGCCTACGAAGTGCTGAGCATACGAACTCATTTTTATACTCGTGATAAATAACTCTTGCTACATCAGTTTGGGTCATATTCAATGATTTCTTTAGGAGCTGACTACGATTGTTATTGGCAATCTTGTTGAATTCAATGATATTGTCCTGTTTTGCCCATCGACAGAGACTACCTAGTCCAAGTCCTTCGTTACTCATACCTATCCATTCAGTCTTACAGTAACCTTCCTGATATTTGAATGAGCGCTTACTAAATGTATCCCAAACTTCTAGAAGTCTATAATCAATATTGTGGAGACAGAACCCCAATTGAATCCAGTGCTCATATTCATTTGCTCTAAAGTCTTTCAATATGGGAACTAGTGCGCTTGCTAGTTTAAAGTCTTCTGCGCTTGCCTGTGTTTTGTTCATTGGTGATTTTACTCGTTTCAACTTCATCTTTTTCTTTGCTTTGTGTTCTTCAGGCATCTTTGAATTCAATTCATCAATTTTACTCAGTTCCTCTTCATTGAGATTATAAGTGTATTTGCTATCAAAATACCTAACACTTAGTGTTCGGATTTTTTCGCGTTGTGTAATTTTCTTTGTTACCTCTTGAAGTTCGTGTGAATATCTCTTTGTGAGTTGATATGGTTCTCCGCCTGGTTTCATACTACCATACATCTGCCAGTTGTTACGGTCAATAACACACTTATCGTAAATATCTTCTATAGGATTTGATACACCAATGTCTGTGAATAACTTTTTACAAGTTGGATTCATAATGACATTGTATCTGAGAGCAAACTGAACCTTTGGTTCAACTATAATATATGGATACATAATGTGGAGACCATCTTTTGTGATGTTTTTATCACTATCATAGCGTGCATCTGTTTTCTCCATAACAAAAGCTACACAAAGAGCATTTGATGGGTTAATTAGTTTGTAGATTTCCTTGTTAACGATATCAAGGAATTTTACTACTGTTTCTTCAGTATAAGTGCGACCACTATTACCAGGAATTCTCAAGTCAAGGTCAATTACTAGTGGTCCGGTTTCTCTGTGCTTTTCAGTAAGATACGAGTTATAACCATGTTTGAATACATAATTGTAATATAGGTCCAAGAATGTGTTTGCCTCTTCTTCTGGCACATTGTAACTACCTCCATATACACCATGTTCGGTATTTCCAATAACGGTGTGTGTAAAATCACCTCCATCTGTTCTCTTATGTAATTCTAGAAATTTTGGCAAGTTTTTGTATTTAGTGTCTGTTGCCATATCGATATCTAATACGCAACAAATTTTTTTAAATTATTTTTGAGCTTTGAATATTGATTTAAAGTCAATTTTGTTGCTTTCATTCTAACGCATAAATTATCTGAAACTCCCAGAAAATTGAATTCTAAAAAAATAAATTAAGGATTAAATACTAATTAACACTATATTTATGAATAGCAAAGTTTGTATGAAACGCCTTATGGTAGACCGTAAAAGGTATGCCGAGTTGAATCATGATGAGCTTGGTATTTACTGCCATTTCTCTGACGATAATATGATGAATATAAAAGCAATGATTATAGGACCTAGTGACACTCCATATGAAGGAGGGTTTTACTTCTTTGACATTAATTTTACCAACCAATATCCTATGGCTCCTCCTAAGGTTGATTTCTGCACTTTGAATCCAAATGTAAGATTTAATCCTAATCTGTATAAGTGTGGTAAGGTTTGTCTAAGTATTCTAGGAACTTGGAGTGGTCCTGGATGGACTACAGTAATGAATTTAATTACAGTTCTTATTGACCTACAGACTCTAATGAACGATAATCCTATTCAAAATGAACCAGGATATGAAAAACGTCACTGGAAGACAGATGAGCACGCAAATAGTTATAGAACAATGTTAGCCTATTACAATTTGTGTGTAGCTCAATTTCAAATGATGGAAAAGACACCACCTGGATTTGAATGTTTCAAGGAAATAATGGAGCGACGATTTCTAAAGAACCATGATTTCTATAGTAGGTGGAGAGATTTTATGATGCCACTTGAAGGCACTCAATTTGTTAGTAGGTATGCGGGTATGAGGACAATAATTCACGCTAATCATTGGAATAATATGATTGAAAATAAAATACAGGAATTGGAATTCAAATATCCTAAATGGATGGAAGACCCAGGTCCAGAAAAAAAGACTGATGAACCCGAGAAAACCGATGATACAAAAGCAGATACTAAAACAGTAAAAAAATCAAAACCGGTTAGGCAATCACCTACAGAACCTGCTAAACAATATCCAGAAGGTTTTACAAAAGCAGGTAGTGACAATAAATTATGGATAGTAAAAGGTTACGCTAGTGGTATGAAACGTTGGGTGCGCCATAAGACTAATCTATTGGCTGTATAAAAAATAATTATGGATCATTAAAATTGACTTAAATTTATTTTTTATTATATATTAATAACTATAATACTATGGATGCCCTATTCTGTATAAATTGCGATAATATGCTAGTTACAAAAATTCAAATGTCAGAACCACCACAGGCGGACGAAGACGCAGGTGGTGGAGCAGCTCCGGGAAGTGAAATTCAGACAGGTAGTAAATTGGTGCGTCACTGTAGAAATTGTAATTATTCCGTTGAAGAACCTCAAAAAACAAAAAGTGTGTATCACTCTAACTTCAATCTCGATACCATAAAACGAGAACACGTTGTAAATAAATATACTGCGTTTGATAATACACTTCCTAAGGCACAAGGTATTAAATGTCCAAATACTAACTGTCCTGTAAAATCACGAAAGAGTGACATTCGTTACATTAAATATGATGATAATAAAATGAAATACATTTATATGTGCCTAGACTGTAATCAGGCAGGAATTGAACCTAACACTTGGTAAATTAAATATACTCTGCTAATTATTTTTTTTTTTTTTTATATTATTATTGTAACTATGAGGTCAAGTAAATTGAAGAAAGAATTAAGTTATTTATCTGATAGAGTTTTACAATTAGAATATGACATACAAGATATAAAGAAAATATTAAGAAATAAGGGTGAAAATATTTATAATAGTATTCAAGTAGTTCCACCATCAAGAAAGAAATCAAGAAAGAAATCAAGAAAGAAAGCAAGAGGTTCAAATAACGGTTCAAATAGCGGTTTAAGTAGTGTTGGAAGAAGAACTAGTAGTGAAATGCCACGTTCATTGTCATCACTTTCATCAAGTCGTTCTTCTATATATATATCACCAGTAATGCAACCTAATTATGTATATCAAGAAACCCCAGGGTCTGCTAAAAATCATCAATATGGAATTCGTCCTAAACCATCAAGAAGAAGGTCAACTGGTAATAATAATAAAAACACATCAGTATCTAGACCTAGAAGGACTAAATCGGCATAAAGAAAAAGAAAAACTAGTGTATTTTTTTAATTTAAATACTAATTCAAATAGTTACTATATGAATCACTCATTCCATTATTTCGCTAATCCAGTTACCTTTGATAGGTTAAATAACAATATTATTGATAAGAAATCTAGAGTATTAGTTTTAAGATTATGTAACCTATGTAATTTTACAGAGGTATATACTCCAGTATTAGAAAAGACTATGATAAAAAAGAAAAGTCTTGTGAATTACAAGAAATGGTTCGGGTTTAGAGAAATAAGTGGCGATACAGCCTATAATTATAAAATTCGGGTTGATATAAATTACAAATTAATACGTGAATATATTCAATGTGGATATGATATACCACAAAGGAATTTTCTTTTTAAGTTATTGAGAAGAAATGTTAAGAGGCAAGATGACCTTATTCATACCATTGAATCACATTCAAAACCAATACAAACAGGAGAGTTAATAACATACTTCAGTGACAACATTATTGAATGCGATAACTTATATTTCGATATAGAACTAGAAAGAATTTATTTGTCTGCTGGAGACATTGTGCGTAACAAACACAATATTATAGGTAATACTAAATTTTGGTTTTATAATACTTATTCATATCTTTATGATTTTTTCAAAAACACTAGTGAGTTCATAGTTTTAACAAAAAAACCGGATATTTATGAAAAAATCGCGGGAATACTAGACATTAAGCGTATTAATACAAGTAAGAATTTTAATTCTAATAATTCCGAATCAAACAAATATATTCTAGACATTACGGAATTAAATATTCCAGAAGAAGATATTATTAATTTTGTGGAAAAAAAGCGATATGAATATTCATTTTTACAAGTAACTGATTTACAAAAGAAAATGGTAATACCACAACTATTGCATTATTCTACTGTGGTTATTGACACAAGTGTAATTGAAACACCAGAATATTCTAATTTAGTTAAAAGTTTTCTCGACAATCACCAAGTAATTCTCTTGAATAAATATTTCTATAAATACAGAATTTCTGATATAACTAATTGGTTTAACTTTATTGGAAGTAATGCACAAATGTCTAGAGACTTTGTAAGAAAAATACTAAAATTGTCTAGTATTCAACCAGTAAAACTAGATACATCAAAGTTTAAGAATAAAATAATTAAATCAACTAAGTTTGAAGAAGAATACCTATTAGAGTATCGTAACACTAATAATTTTAAAATAGATGAATTCAATAGTTTGCCATTTAACTATTTACGACAAGAATACACTAGTGTAAGTCTTATTCCCGATGAACCCTGTAGTATTTGTTACGAAGAAATAACCTGTAATTCTATAGGTAAAAGCAAAAATTGCCAACACATATTTTGCTATTCCTGCTTAGAAAAATCAATTAAATTAAATGGAAAATGTCCAGTGTGTAGAGAACCTACTAAAGCACAAAAGGGAGTCTTGGGTGATTTATCTAGTTATTATGGAGAAAAGATTAAATTCATTAAAAACTATAAAAGAGAAAATGCCGAAAAAACATTAAATTTAGTATCTATGTATAATACTACCTGTGATACATTAAAAGAAATATTCAATGGTGAAAATGTTAATATTTACAATTATGAAAAAATAGAAACTATAGAAACATCAAATAAATCATTTATTTTTATGGAATCACTATTAGAAGAAAACCGTTACCTTAAATACTTACTAAGCGATAGTAAGTGTATTTTCTTAAACTACAAGCATAATTAAGTGAGAAACGTAATAGGATAAGATGGCTAATATAAGAATAGCAAACCAGAGAGGAAATATAGTTTTTCCACTTCCTGTGCCAAATGCTTTTAATTCATTATTTTTGGTATAAAACCATTTAGGGTTAGAATAGAGTAAGGCAGTGATTGATACTAGGTATATTAAAACAGCTATTTGTATGCGTAAATTAATATTCATTATAATATAAAAATACAAAAAAAATAAAAGTGATAAAAAAAAAGTAGGTAATTAATAGATGCTAGCCGTTTTTATAATAATTATAATAACATTAATTGTGTATTACAGTTACAATCATATACTAACAGAAAATGTAGAAAAATACAATTATAAATTATCTACTGGCGTAAAGAACGGTCCTTACGATGTATTTATGTCAACAGTAAATTCACAAATGTTTGATAAAATAAACAATACTACCTTTTCAACAGAATATTCCACTGGGAGCATAAAAAATTTGAGTAATGTGAATAAATACCAGAGTGACTTCGCATTAGCGCAAGAAGACCTGTTTTTTGATAGTATCTTAGGAATAAATGCCTTTAAAAAATTAAGTAAACCATTTAAAAATTTGAGATTTGTATCTGGAGCCTATTATGAAAAAGCTCATTTTATAGTTAGGGATGAACCTGATGAAGAAAACCAAATTACTAGTTTTAAAGACTTAGTTAATTCAAAAAAGAAAATTGTAATTGGTGTAGGTCCAGAGAAGAGTGGTTCAGAGTATAACTTTGTTCTAATGTGTCTTATAAATGGAAATAATCCAGGTAATGCAGATAAACCAGATGAATTAAGAGGAGGTAAAGAACCAACTGGAAATGTATATTATAAAAACTCAGATATGAATACTTTGTTTAATGATTTCTATAATAAAAGAATAGATGGTATTTATTTAATGACGGGTTCAAAAAATACATTTATTGCTAATTTAGTTAAAATAATGAATGTAAAGTTCGTTGATTTAATTAATAATAATTCAAGTTTATTGAAAACAGCATTTCAAAGTTACTATTACGAGAAGTCCATAAATTTAGGTGATTACTATAATGAAGCTGAAGACCAAGACCAAATTCCTACAATAGCTACACGAGTAATCCTTTTTACTCACGAAAAAACTCCTGATGATGTAGTCTATACAATAGTTAAAGACCTATATAATAAAAATTACATTTATAGAAACGCCATAAATCCTAGTGAAATAAAATATCAAACAGAGGAATTTGAACCCTTAGATTTAGCCTTCTGTAAACAAGAATACACAATACATCCTGGTGCAAGGAAGTGGTATATGGAGAAAAACCTTATCTCAACAGGAGATAAATTCAAATACGACTTAGGTTACTATCACGATGAAGTTCTCAAAAATTATTGGAAATATCCTGAAATATTGAGCAAGAAGTTTAATTTTGAAAGAATTATCTAATTTTTAAATCAAATGTTTTTAATTTTTTGCTGTTTAATTGTTTTTTGTTTTCATCTTTTTCACGTTCTATAATATCGTTATTGAAAGCATAGTCTGGGTCTAATCCCTTTTCTTTCTGTGTTTCACAACACATACTACATTCTATACCAATACAATCAGTTGTTACTTCACAATTATGACAAAGTGGTTGATATCTTTTTCCTTTTCTATATAATCTGTAACCTATAGGAGTCATATTTAAAGGTAATTCACAGTAACCATCCGGTTGGCAACCTCCACGCTTGTTAGGATAATTTAAATTTCCGTTTGAACCAAAAAATGGGCAATCAGTATCTACTTTACAACGTGTATCCCAAATACCAGTAGCACCATTAATATCCTTTGATAGACATTCTACTTTACTATCAGCACCTTTAAAGAAACACTTAGAATTATCTAACTCCCACTGTAAATCTTTATTTTTATTTAGGTATTCCTCGACATCTTCAATTGATAAATTATCTAACACACAGGTTTTGCTATTACTCATTGAACAATGCTTTCCTTTATTATCGTATTCATTCAATTTGTTTCTGTAATAATTAAAAAATCCAGATTTTGAATAATCATCTGTTGTTAGACCAAATAATTCAAGAGTAACTATAAAACTCTTATCATTTAATAAGTCATATACTCCTTCAATATTGATGGAAAATACCTTTGTTTTGTCACGTCTCTTAACTATCATCTTCAATTTAAAGTAGTCTAAATTATTCTGTGTATCGCGATAATTCTTATACACTTCTAATTTATCCGCTTGTTCTTCAAACCATATATGATGATAACCATATTTTTGGTCATATTCGTGAACTAATATACTTAATTGGTCAAGTAAGAATTTTTTAAAGTAACCATATGTAATTGGATTTACTACACTCTTTACACTTTTAAATTTATCAACTGTAACTGGTAAATTATATGGATTTTTCTCGGCAATTGTTTTAAGAATTTTAATGAAATCGGTTCTCTTAATTTCTTTTTTATAAAAGGCATATTTAGAATTTGTTATGATAATTTCTTGTCCCATAGGGTCATCTATAATATCAATCTTGGCACTATCCGGATTACTAAGATTTATGAAGTTGAGGTCTCTATAATATTCACGCCTACTTGAAAAACGTTTAATGAATAAATAAAGTATTACAATTAATACTAACAATACAAAAAATACAAGCATCTTAATATAAAACTAGATTATTAATTTAATAGTCGTTGATATAGTCATTATCAGAGTTATAGTCAAGTCCATCACCATCATCTCCAGGCATAACATGTTCGCGTAATGCTTCACGCTCAATCTGTTGAGACCTAGCAGTTTGTTCTCTCCATCTAGCGAAGTCTTCATCTGTAAAGTCTTCCCCAAGGTCACGTGTTGCTGCACTTCTTAAATCCATTTCCACTGATTCACCTACTGGTTCATCTACTTCTCTCTGGTCTTCAGGAACTTCGAAATATAAATCACGATTTTTACTTGCTAAATTCTTCCAACTGTCTACACCAATTGTAAGCATTGCCTTAAGACTTTGACGCGCTTCAGTCTCCAACATTTCCATAAATTTAAGATTTTCTTCTTTTTGTTCTTCTGATACTTTATTTATACTCTTTTGAATGTATGTATGTGTGTATTTATCTAAAAGGTCCTGTTCTTTAGAAATGTCACTAATAAAATCAACAATGAGTTCAGCAGTAAAGGCTCTAGCGTCACGAACAGCAGCATCGGTTACGACACCACCTTCAGCTTCAGCTTCTAAGTCAACTTCTTCTTCTGCTAATTCTTCTTCGTCGGCGTCGCCTTCTGTTTCGGGAGCATCCATTTCTGGTTCGAACGCAACTACAGGTTTTGTCCCTCCCATCATACCTGCTAATTCCGTTGATGTTTCTACTGTGTTCATCATAGCAATAAATGTGAGAATAAGTGTGTAATATAAAATATCGGCAGAGTTTTCGGTTGATACAACAGACACTAACTTTACTGAGTTATTACAATTTAATATGCTTTCCTTTCCTAGGATATGCTTAATTCCTGTTGTGTTTCTATCAATAAATATTGAAAGTGATTTTACTAGTCTATTAAATTGTGGGTTACTATTGGTTTTTTCAATGTTTTTATGAACTGTGGCATGTGATTTCAAATTATTAGTTACTAAACGATTTAGTGTTTCTTCATTTGCTGATTTACTCCAGTGATTAGGAATGAGCATTTTAACTGTATCTTCATCATTTACATTTTTGTTGTGTATTCCATTTATTAATACCCTAAGTTTATGGAAGTAATTTGCTAATAATTTTTCACGACGTTCATTAAATTGTTTTGATGCTCCTGTGTCTCCTAAGTATTTAGTGTTATCTTCACGAACATTACGTAATTCTCCAAGTCTCTCTAACTGTTCAACAATCTTTCCTATTTTTCGCTTATTAATAAATCTACTCAACATTCCAACTAAAGCATCACGCTCAATAGAAACCTGACTTTGTAAATCACGCCAAGTCTCTTCTAAGACATCGGTAGTGCTACCAGACTTGAAACTAGTTAATTTATCAATTATTTCACCAAAGAATTCATTTGATTTTAGGACACTATTTGAAACTCGTAATTCATTTAATACACTTATTGTATTGTATATTTTATCGTTATTTACCTGTGAAAATAACTTAGACTTATATAATTCTTGTGTATATTCATTATAGTCATCAACTGATATTTCTCGTGTCATTAATGAATCTCGTGTTTCTCCAGTTAAAACACATACACCATATTCATCAAATATGTGTGGCTTTCCTATGTAACTACCAGTAGTAATGTTATTTACAAATACTAGTTTGCGTGTTTCTTCATCATCTGCGTCAGGAGAAACCAATTTATCAAATCTTTCAGGAGCATCGCGCATCATTACACGGTCCATAATAATTCTTGATGTTACGTTTCCACTGTTTTTTGTTTTACTCATTTCGTTTAATGTATCAACTAATGGAACTACATTACCACTTTCAATAAAATAGTTTCTGTAATCATAGTTATCGTTAAGTGGTTCGGCACAACAAGTATTTCCAAGAGGAACTGGGTCAAACATACGATTTTCTATATTACCTGCATTTATAACTCCATTAATATTTTGAATTACTTTCATACCAAGAAGATTATTATGCTCATCAAACCCGGGATTTTCTGGTTTCATTACTTCGATGTTGTCATATACTAAGTCGTATTTCATCATAGGTGGTTTGAATTCACCCCAGTCACGTCTTACATTTCTACCACTAGTTACTTCTTCATCAACAGACGCTCTCTTTGTATCGAGTATATCGCGAATAAATGTATCTCTTAGACAGTATTTAATAACTCTTATCATTCCTTCTTGTATTTTTGCCTTTTTAAGGCTAGAGTATATTTCACTACCAGAGTCACGTAAAGTCTCTAATAAACAATTAATGTAAGTTAATCCAGAGTCACTTGATTCATCGGTATCAAGAGGAAATCCCTTAAGACTTGCTTTACAGCGGGCATGAGGGTTTTTAATAGAATATCCAAATACATTTGCTTGAAGGAATATGAATAAAACAGCAGATGTATTGATTATAATATTTCTAGTGCGATAGTTTTTGAATGCTTTATCAATAACTGCTTGGTTCTTAGGTAATTTCTTTTGAGTAGCTAACCAGGCATCACGTGATTTGATATTTACATTATTAACTTCAATAGTTTTGCGTAATGTGCTATTACGGTCTAAGTCACGAAGTCTTATACCCATAATTCCTGTAAGTGTTTTACATATATCTTGAACTAATTTAGTGTCTTCTTGGTTACCTTCTTTTGCTAAGAGTTGTTCAATATACTGAACTTCTTGAAGTCGATTTTGTGCTTCTTCATCGGGTTCCATCACTTCTCCTGATACAATATGGGCACCATTTGCAGCAAAACCTTCAACTGTTTCATAATCAGCATCGAATACTTCTTGACCACAGTTAGTGCAATATAATTTTCCATCGGTTTCAGCACACCATTTCATTTTTAAATATTTCAATAAATTCTCAGATTCACCACTCTTAGTATAGAAATCAATGAGTATTTTATGGTGCTTACACATTAAAACACGATTCCCAATTTTACTATACAGGTTCTTGGGATTTTCACCCTCTGAAGTATCGGCATCTCTAGCATACTTATCTAAGAATGGAATTAACATTTTACTGCGTTCTTCTCCTGGCAATGAATTAATAGATTCCAAGTATTTATCTACCTTTTTATAGAAATCAGTGTATTCATCAGGTTCAGCTTCTTGTATTTTTTCATATTGTTTTGCAGCAGTAATGTATTTTTTCTCTTGAAGGCGTCTATATAATACTAGTGTTTTACGGAGATTTGTAACTAATTTGTTAATATAATCATTGTAAGTAGCTGAATCGCGAACTAATGTTATCATACGCACTCTATCTGCTATTTTTGTATTAATATCCGCTATTTCTCGGTCAAGATTTTCTACTTCTTTTGGAAGACAGGTTCCACGTTCAGTGTTGAAGAAGCAAGCACCTTTTCTACGAAGAGACAATTCTTTAGTTAGTTCATCGAGATTCATTGTAAATTGATTACAGAAATCAGCGTTGCTCTTTACAAGTGCATCTACATTTACTTCAGTTTCTCTTAACCACATTTCACCTCCTCCAGCACCTACTGTGCCTCTCTTGAAAGCTCTACGACCATTTTCGTCATCTAATATACAGTAGTCGCCATTCTTAACTAGGTATGTATCTCTGGTTTCCATACCTTCATCTGTGTAACCATCGCGCATAATACCTCTGGCTTCACTGGCATTTACAATAGGACGTTTATCTGTATCTATTTCTATTTCACGAAGGTTATCAGCTTCCATATCTGCCATTGAATAATAAACTTTAACGAGTTTCCTTTCTGGACATTCACTTTCACCTCTAGCAGCGTCAGTAAGTAATTTATCTAGTTTGTCTTCGAGGTTTAATAGTTTTCCACGTAATTTATCTACTTCAGTTTGTATTTTACCTCTACTAGTTTCAATGCTTTTATAAAAACTACCAAATCTCTTTAAAACAATAGTTTTGAAAAGTAGTGTTCCTTGGTCATATTGTGAATAAAGCCAATGGAGTCTTTCTACAGTGCTGTCACGTTCGGTATTATAATGTGGATATTCACCATAAAATTCTCGAAATTCCTCTAATAATTTACGATTCAAGAGTTCAATTGTATTACGTTTAACTGGTGCTTCAGTCTTGAGAATATCTTGTAATTTTGCTCTAATAGCTCTAGCCTTGTCTAATTTAGCTGAGTTTCCTATTTCCATTACATCACGAATTGGTTTCATTAAATCACTAGTTAATTTATCAGTGTGAATATCATACTTTTCAACTACACGATTTACCTGTGACAAGTTTTCACACAATTTAATGTCACGAAAGTGTTGTCTCAAAATATCTGATGATTTTGGAACAACTTCTTCGAGTAATTTTTTCATTGTATCACTATCTAATGCTTCTTGTGGGAATTTGAAAATAGCAGCACCAGTGTGATAGCATTCTCTTAGAGAACCATCGGCATTCATTAAGTCACTTCTTTTTACGTTAACTGTTTTATCAGCCTTGTTCATTTTAATTACACGATTAATACCTTTTGGTGGATTTGTTATTTCTACAGTGTAGTCATCACCTGTAACATTAGTAATAACACCATCAACATCTATGGTTTTATAGGTATCTTGAGGGTTTGCTAAACATAATTTAACATTTGAACCTACATTTTTATCTAAATTAATAAATTGTGGTTCTGTTGCTGTTAATTTGTTTCTCACTGAAAAATCCAAGTAACTTTCATCAACACACTTTCTAAGAGGTTTTTCAATGAAATTACTTAATTTAACATTTTCATCGGGTATTTTAACAATACCAGTAATGTTAATATTATTATCGCGAGCAAAAGGATTTCCTATTAAATCAAAACTAATGTCACCAGATTCAACATGAGTATCGAGTGGTCTAGCTTCGGGGAATTTACGTGAAATAGCTGCTAAGTCATTTTCAGGGAATGCTGATGTATAAACACCAGTTGCTTGTTTTAAGTTTACCTTGTAACCATTGTTATCATTTCTAGTATAATCTCTAAAAGTTTCATTTAATTCTGCCATTTCAGAGAAATAAGAGTAATTGTGACGTAATCTTGTGTCGTTTTTGTATCTTCTTCTAAGACTACTCTGGTTTGTAATTATACCAGTGTTCGAGGTTAATTCGTTGTCTCTGGTTTCAAGTGGGAAACTGAAAAGAGTATTTCCTTCAGAGTCAGTGGTTTCATTTTGATAGATGACCTTGCTCTGATTTACAATAGGACGATACATTTCGTTAGAGACGTCACCACTTAAAATTTTATCTAATACCTCGCGATGATTGCTAGTGAGTAATTTACTTCCATTAATTTCATCTGTATCTCTATCAAATGTGCTGTGTTTATTTTTTAATTTAATAAATGCTTCTACTTGACGTGAAATACTACGCAATACTCTTTTATCCTCCCTTTTTTCTTCAGGAACAGATTTCATTAATTCATTTGTTAAATCAGCAACTTGCTCTTCTTCTGTAGTTACTACTCTATATTCTGGTAATGCTATTTCTTCTCTAATGAATACAGGTTTGTCACTGTCTAGAAATTCGAAATCATTTGTGTCAATTATAAATTCACCTGCTTCACGTTCTGTATCTGGTTCTTCTAATGCTACACGATTTTCTCCTTCTCCTTCTGTAGTCAATTCAGGTGCTTCTTCTCCTTCTACTACTTCTAAGTTTGATTGCTCTGTTGAATCTCCTACACTTCCAATATCAATATTATCATCACTCTCGGTTCCTTCGTCATTCTCGGTTTCTTCAACACTACCAAGGTCTGGTTCATTAGATTCAGGAACTTCTGCTTCTGCTTCATTTACTGCTTGAGGTTCAATAGGAATTTCTTCTTCGTCGTCGTCACCTTCTTCGTCGTTGTTGTCGTCAACTTCTCCACCTGCTTCATTTACTACATCAGGAGCGTTATCTACACTTTCACTTGGTTCCTGGGCATCTCTAGCTACAGGTTCTGTTTCTGGTCCAGAACCATTTCCAGGTTCATCATTAGCGCCACCTTTTTGAATTGTAAATGTATATCCATTGTCATAAGTGTCAGGTGAATCAATAAAGTCTTCAAAATCCTCTAATGTTAAAGAATCGGGGTCTTGCATTATTATATTTAACTAGGATATTTTTTTTAAATCCTTCAAAATTGAAAATCATTTATTCTAAAATACTTAGAATACAATCAAGAAATAACAATAACCACTATGCCAACCACAGATACATCATCGTCATTCACTACTTATGGAACTAGACCAAATCGTCTTAGTTTCACATCATCGGAAAGCAATTTTGAAAGTCTAAAACAAGAATTCCGTAACCGAGGTCTAGTCTACCGAGATTTTCCAAATCTTAATTTGTATCTACTCAAGTATAATCGTAAAGAAACATTAGACCTTAATGATCCTGATACACCTCGGTGTAGAGGAATTGTATTTGACCGAAACACACACGAAATTGTGGGCACCTGCCCAGAGAAATCAACACCGCTCGGTAGTATAGCAGTTCATAGTGATAGTCTAAAATATGAAGAATTTTATGATGGAACCAATGTAAATGTATTCTTTGCTGGAGATAACTGGCACATTAGCACTCGCAGTAGTATTGGAGCAGGCACCAGTTTCAACACAGAGAAAACATTCAGGGAGATGTTCTTTGAAGCTGCTGGATTTGAACTAGACAAACTTGACAAATCAATTATGTATAGTTTCATTCTACTTCATACAGATAACCGTATTGTGTGTCCTGTAACAAGCAACCGAGTAGTTCTTGTAGAAGCACGCACACGGGTGGAAGGCGACCAGATTGCTAACCTTTCAGTTGTTGAAGTTCGCAAGCACCTTATTGAAAATTATGGATTTACAGAAGAAACACTACAGATTCCTAAAACATATACATTTGAAAATATAGAATCAGCAAAATCACACGTAAAAAGTCTAGGTATTGAAAGTCAGGGTCTAGTGCTTAAAATTCTAGGCAGCAATACTCGAGGTAAAATTAGAGGTGAAACATACTCTCACGCTCGCCTAATTAAAGGTAACTCTAGTAGTTTGTTCGAACGCTATCTTCACGTTCGCAAGAATCGCCAGATTAAGATTTACTTGCGATATTTCCCAGAAGCAAATGAACAGTTCCGCGAATTTAATCGTAGGATTAACAATCTAGTTAATGAACTTCATTTCAGTTATATCCAATGTTTTATTCGCAAAGAACTAAACCACTCTGATGCAAAATATGTATTCCGCCCTATGTTATATGCTCTACACAAGTATCATTTGTCAGAAGGAGCAATTATTACACGCGAAGAAGCATACATTTACTTCTGTGAACTTCCTGTAGAGAAACAGGTATTCGTTTTTGAGAATCTAGACAAAGTAGTTACTCGACCAGAGGATATTGACCCTACACCAAGTGTAACAGTATAAGAAATAAAATAAAAAATTAATTATGTAACCTATTTTTTTATTAATTTACAATTCACCAAACTGTGATTTCAAGGCACTACGAATTTTATTATACTCAGCGACTAGAGTATCAATGACAAATGTGAGTTTATCACGAAGCGAGTCAGGGGTGTTATTTGCCAATGATACGCGCACAACAATCTTTTTCTCTAGTGGATGTGGGTTTTGATATCCTACGAACAAGAGGTCAGTTTTTGAAACAATTCTAAGAAGAGCATCCTGTAGAAGATAACCAAGAGTATGTGTTTCTTCAGGGAATGTAATGTCACGCGCCTCCATAACAGTTAGAGAATCTGCAATCTGAACCACTGATTCTTCGCCGTTGATTGCTTTTACTATTTCTGTCTTTACCATTCCAAGTTTTTCTACCAATTTTGCGCAGGCTAGGTCCAAAATCTTAGCACTTGGCATTACCTCTACAGATTCAATAGTAAATTCAAATACATTAGGTTCGCCGTTTTCATCAGTCATAAAATGGCGCTCTGATTCAGCAATCATAAAACGACGCTTCAACTGTTCGGTGTCAACTGGTTCATCACCGGCGCTTTCCTGTGCCTCACTGATGTATTTAGTCATAGCTGTATCAACTTTTGTAGGGTCAATCTGATTAACATACATTACCGCGGATGTTGGTGAAAATCTAGCATTCTTAGCTCCATTTCCAATAACAGCAGTTCCTTCTAGGTGAACTTTTTCGCCTTTGCCTCCTGGATTAGGTTTCAACTTAACGATGAGAATGTTTTCTCCAGTAAGACGATTTGGTGGAAAGAAATCGAGCGTTTCTTCAGTGGTTCCAGTTTCAGTGTTTACTACTTCAAAATCAGCAGTGGTTACATCCATAATTACATTGCTGGTGTTTTCAACATTAAGTGTAAATTTATATTTACTAGTATCAAAGCTTGATGTGTCTGTGATGTTAATTGGGATCATACCAATACGATGGAGTAGAAACTCGTTATGAAGAGCACTAGTATTTTCAATTACACGAACACTGGAAGTGCTGTAGTCTTCTGTATCAAATCCAGCAGTATCTACATCACTAATAATAGTTCTTCGAATACTGTTAGCAAAACTAGCACTGGTGTTTTCAAGTGTGAATTTAAGAATATATGGGTCTTCGGTGTTGGTCACGACAAAGTTAAGGTTCATAGTCATAGTAATGTTTTTATATAATATAGGATATTTTATTAATGTCAATTTTAAGTGTGTTAAAATAAAATAAAAAATATGTTTTTACTAAAATAAAATTATGAGTGAAAAAATGCATAAAAACATTCTTTTTTATAGTAATCGAGACAACTACTCAAAACAGGTCTTGAATATTATTTCTAGTGAAAAACGTGACAATGAATTTGTATTCATATGTGTAGATGATAGAAATATCCAACTTCCTAGTTTTTTGAAAGTTGTTCCAACTATTTTCTTAGTAAGAGAGCAAAATGTATTAGTAGATGAAAATATAGAGGAATTTTTACATCCCAAGAGTCAAAATATTGGAGCATCTGACACCCCTAGTGGAGAATTAGATGCATATTTTGATAGTAACAATGGTTTCTCTAGCAGTTATTCAAACTTAGACGATTCTCAAACTAATTCAAACAATAGTATGTTTTCATATATTCAAAATGATGATTTAACTGGTGGAGCATCAAACACAGGGATGGAAAGTCCTAGGGGAAGTCTAAGTAACGCATATGAAAAATTAGCGGCTGAACGCCAGAATGATTTCGTAGGTATTCAAAGGACTTAATTACTACTAAGAAAAATACTTAAAAAAATTTTGTTTTAAATAATAATAATGAATAGTGTTCTATATACAGCATACAATACTCTAGCAATTAAATTTAATGAGGAACTTATCGAAGTATTCCCCAAAGATATAGATTTTAAAGTATGTCTCAACACAATAAAACTTATTGAACGCACAACAAAAAGAAAATTATTTGACCTAGTATCACCTCAGTTATTAATGTATCATGAATATATTCGTAACCGCGACGAAAGATTTTTTCTAGAAAAAGATGAGAAGGATTACACGGCCGATGCAGAGAGTGTTCCAATTATTAGTAAATTGAAGGGTTATTGGGGAACATTGAGTGATAATAATAGAGATAAAATATGGGAATATGTGAATAGTCTTCTTACACTAACACAAAAAATAGTAACAGCTGGAGGAGCTAATTAAATATCTTTTTATTCATTTAATTCAGCATTTAAAGAATTATTGTTCATTTTAAATTATCATTATGACTGAAAAGACTAACATTGAATATTTTAATGAGTATATGAAACTTTTTGTAACAGAAATTCGTGGTATTTTTCCTGAATTCAATGAAATTATAGATGGTTACTACTCAGAATTACTTACCAGCGAAACCTGTAACGACGATAAATATGTTAAGCGATTTATGAGAAAATTAAAAGATTTTAAAACACAGATTTCAGGGAAAGACGCATCAATGTTTGCTGGAGAATTGTGTGTTCTTAAGAATGTAGATTTCGAAAAGATTTTTGCCAGTGACATTCTTACTGACAACAATCGTGAAAAAATTTGGGAATATCTTCAGACATTATTTGTATTAGGTGAATCTATTATTAGTGATAGTGAGAGAGTTAAAAATCTAGTTCGTAACTTTCAAAGACTCAAGAACGATACTCTTGAAACACCAGAAGCAGAAGGTGAATGTGAAACTGAAGAAGACCGCGAACTCCTAGATATGTTAAAAAATATTGCCGAACAAAATAAAAACTCAGACAAAGAACCACTTTCTCCAGAAATGTTTGAGAATGGTGTTATTGGTAAATTAGCAAAAGAACTATCAGAAGAAATTAATGTCGAAAACCTAGGATTAAATATCGACGAAAACACATCAGCAGACCAGATGTTTAGTAACCTTATTTCAGGCGATAATCCAATGAAATTTATGAATTTACTTCAAACTGTGGGACAGAAAATCCAGGACAAAGTTTCAAGTGAAGGAATAGACCAGAATGATTTAATTAATGAAGCTACTCAAATGATGGGAAGTCTCTCTGGTGGTGGAAATTCCATGTTTGATGCCCTGTTGAAAAAGGCAGGTGGAGGAATGGGTATGCCTACACCACAACAGGCACAGTCACAAATGAATAATCCACATAGTTCAGCGAACAATGCTACCCGAGAAAGACTTCGTAAAAAATTAGAAAAACGCAATAAATAAATCTCTTTATATACTATATGACTAAACCAACACCTATTTTTATAGATAATCCCGAGATATTAATACACAAAGATTATATCATGGATTTCATTCCTAATAAAGGAACTCGTGACGAGAAATTGAATGCTACAGTAAGATTTGCTGGTTATATGAGTATTCTTTTAACTCTTGTTAAAGGTGACTATAGATATCTCTATATAGTAGTAGCTGTTGCTGGTATAATATTTTTCTTTTATCAGAATAATCGCGAAAACTTCACTAACGAGAAAGAAGAAGAGAAAGAAGAAAATAAACCAGAAATACAAGTTGAAAAGGGACCCCACGATTCATATGAAATCACAGAAGTCGAAGAAATTTCAGATTGTCAAGAACCAACACCAGAAAATCCTTTTATGAATGTTTTGTTAACTGATGACTATTCAAAGAGGAAACCAGCTTGTAACTATACTCGTGAAACAACCGACAAAGTAGATAAAATATATCACGACAAATTATTTATGGACACAGATTTAGTGTATAATCCAGATGCTAGTAGCAGACAATTTTATAGCACTCCCAGCACACAGATTCCAAACGACCAAGGTTCATTTGCTAAGTGGTGTTATCAAACTCCAGTATCTTGTGCTGGTGGAAACACAATTTTATTAAAACAAGATAAAACTTGTGCCTTAGCAAATGTTCCATTGAGTGAATTAGTAAATGAAAATTCAAACTTCTATTGTTTAGGAAATGAATCTAATTAATTTTTTTTCTAGTTAAAAAATTATATTTCATATTAATATAAATGAATATTAACGATAAAGACCAAGTTTTATCTAATGAATATAAATCAAATGTTATTCCATCAAAAAACTGTGGAACATTATCAGGTGACTTAAAACTACACAACCAAACTAGTCTCATTGACGATACTTGCTTACAGAACGAGAGACAGCACCAGAGTATTGAAGCTAGTGACTATATGGTAAGCAATTTTCACAGTTGTGATGCTAAATTAGGAAGTGTATTTGCAGTAGCCGGTGAGAACAAAGGTGTATCTGTTGTAGATGGATATGGTGTTTCTGGAAACGTAATTGCCGACCACACAAAGATTCGTGTTGGAGAAACAGAAAGCAGACCAAAATGTAGCATTCTTCTTCAAAAGAGACCATTCGCAACTGTGCCATATATGGGTCGTGGAACAGCAGACCCAGAAGTAGAAGGGAAAGTAGTTACAGGTGGAGAATTAAGAAAACGTGACCACTGGGTATCATTAGATGAGCAACAGGAACGCACATACAACAACACAGTAACTCCTCTTGTTAAAAATCTTCAGGAAAACATTCAAAACCCAGTAAATCTTGTTGAAGAAGTAAATGACCCAGAATGGGTTCGTGGTGGAACACCAACTCGTCAAATTGTTAAAGACCTCGATTACTTACAACGTGGTCGCGACAGCGATGAAAACAAAGCATACATTAAAGGTAAGAAAGCATACGTCCACAAATGCTTAAATCAGTAATTATGTGCCAATATAATATTCTCTTTGTAGAAAATCGTCTTCATCTTTATCATAACTTTGTGTAAATTTAAATTTCTTTACTGTAAAACTTAGGAAATCACTTGCTAAATATTTACTTCCTAATTTACAAGAGTAACCAAAATACTTGTTTCTACACTCTTTAAAGAATAAACAGCTGTGAACATTTTCAGGGAAATTTATATTGTTATACCAATCTACACTTGATTTATCTAGAGTATTAAAGTATATTTTGTTTTCTTTAAATCTCAAATTAAACGAATTTAATAAGTTGTTACTATTTAATTCTTCTACTATTTTTGTAATATCTTCTGAGTTCTTAGAAATTATAGTAAGTTCATTTTCTATTACTCTAGTATATTTTTCAATAAAATCTATAGGAGATTCTAGTAATTCATTAAAATTCATACTTACATTTAACAATAAATTACCAAATGTAATTATAATCCAACCATAAAAGGTATCCATATATTCATCTAATTTAGTGCCAACTATTATTAAGTTTTTAAAGTAATTACTCATTGCTTTTAAAGCAGGTATCATTGATTCATATGGTGACTCAAAAGACACTACAATAGTAGTAGTATCACTTTCATCTAATATATTTTGCTTACCCATTACTTCTTCATATCTAGTAAACACGTTTAAGATAGCCGCTGTAGTAAATGGGACACCCATGTTTTCTTTAAAGTAACCATTATTAATAAGGAAGTTTTTACAGTTCCATAATTTATAGTCTTCTTCTGTAGGATCATTTATTTGAATATTATCGTATATGAATCTACGGATATCATTGTGATTTCCAATTATACGAACACTAGTAATGACATTCATAACAAAAAATAAATATCAAATCCTTAACTATAAATTAATTGTTATTTAAGAGAAAATCTAGGAATATATGAAATTAAATGGTGCCAGCAGGAGAACAAGAAATATTTGGATGGATAGGGAATGGAATTTTTTTCGCAGCTCAATTGTCACAGATTATTTACACCTATAAGGTTAAGAGTGCTGATGACTTATCATATACACTATTTTTCTTCTGGTTAATAGGAGAAACTATGTATACCACATTTGGATGGATAGACGATTCACCTAGTATGTTTATAGGAAATGGTGCTTCTCTAGTTCTAAGCATATTTCAGTTAGGTCAAAAGGTGCATTACAAGAGACTAAAGAATAATTCGGGATTATCTAGATTAAATGGAATAAGTATAAACGACGATGAGCCGTTAATTAATTCAGATATAGAAAATTAAAATATTTATTATATTTATAATAATGAGTTCAAACAGATTAATATATGATCAATGTGAATACAGCACACGTGTCGAAGAAAGCACAGGCACATTAGCTTATATGCTTAACCCACTTGCCCACGAAAATACAAAAAAATGTCGTTTTGAATTAGGATTAGTAGGAGGTAACAATGTTAGTTTAACAAAAGGTAACCTCATCGATGTTGAATCTGACCTTAAGGGTGTAACCCGCAAGGCATCACTCTGCCCTAGCAGAAAATACAAAAACAGTTGCTCAACCAGCGATGTTGAAGATTGTCAGCCAGATAACATTGTAATTGATGGTCCAGGTTGTGATACACCAAAGGAAGTAGATACCGCACTTGTTCACCTCCCAAGTTGCAATATGTTTAGATACAAACCCACTCCATTACCTAGAGCGTTAGATTTCCCTGATTGCCCAGCTCGTCAGGTTCCCAGATGTCAGCCAAAGGCAGATGAAAACTAAGTATTTTTATATTTTATTGAATAGTAAATTTTTATCTACTATAATTTTAATAATATGGTTAAGTCTAGAACTAGAGTAAATACCAAGAGAAAAGTAACTAGTAGGAATAGCAAGCGAAATGTAACTAGTAGGAATAGCAAGCGAACTGTTAATAGAAATACTAGAAAGAGGCAGAGACAGAGAGGTGGAAATCCAGTAATGATTTCAAAATTATGCGAGTCTAGTAAAAAGGGAGGTAGTTTAAAAACGGTTGATAATGTTTCAGCCGCATACCTTGAAGAATTATGTAATTCGAATCAAGAGAAACAAGAAACACAAGAAGGTGGTTCAAGTAGTAACAGTGGAGGATTTTTATCAGGAATATTCTCAAAAATGTTTAGTATGGCTACATTACCAGTATCTATGGCTACAGGAACAATTAAAAAAGTTTCAGGTGTAGATGTAGGTGAAGTAGTAAAAAATAATCTTAATAAAGTATTGTATAAAACAACAGAAAAAGAGACTGCTAAAAATACAAGTGTAACTAGTAATGATGATAGACAGTCTGATACTGAATTAGGTAAGTTTCTATCAAAGTCTGGACTCTAATTTTTTTTTCTATTAACTATTTATACAATGAGTTTTAATAGATTAAATTATGATACATGCTCATACAAGCAGGTTTTAGAAGAGTCCATTGGTCCAGGAGAATACAAATTAGCAACACCACACGTTTCTTGCGAACCTTGTTTTAACAAAGACCCAAGATTCCGTCTTCAGCAAAATGGCGTTTCATTGAACACAAGAATGAATATGATAGATACTGATAGCGAACTTTTAAATATTACTAGAGATGCTAGCACTTGTAGCAAAAAGAAATTTAACCCAGAATTCAACAATGCTGGAAACATTCAAAATCCAAGTGATATGCTTCACTTAACTGAATGTAAAAACTTAACAACTGAAGATACTCGTCTCAGTAACCCACCTGCCACTTTAAGAGGAACTGGATGGAACAGATGGGAGTGGTTATGCCAGGACCCACAAGAGAGGGTCTTAGTTCCATTTGACTATGAAGTTGATACACGCAATGTTACACGTGATAACCATAGACCTTACATCCCAACTCCAAAAGACCCTAGTGATAGTCTTCCAACACCTAGTGACGAACCAATTAGAAATGAAATTGCTCGTGTTCAGGGTGTCCCAACAGGACCACCAAGTGTTCAGTGGAGATCATTAGATGAAATCAGACGTTATTAAACAATATAGTCATTCCAATTAGTAATAGTATTATAACCACTTGTGGAACTAAGTAATCAATTACATTTTCTTTTGTTCTTAATTTAATTAACTGAGTATCAATAATTAATAATAAAATTATACTCCATATTATAGGAAAACTCATATTCTTATAAATTGTGAGTTCTTTAACGAATAGTAAAGGAATTAAAAAACTTAGAGTAACAAGTATTTTTGCTGTAATTAGTCCTATACCTGCTTTCAACGGTTTATTACTATCGTCAAGTGTATTTTTTGCCTTCTTAGAAAACCATAAACTATGACCTTCAGAAAGTCCATCACTCATACCTAGTGATAAAATAGCAATTATAATTACACGAATATTACTAGTTACCTGTGATAATCCTCCTAAGACACCCATTGTTGTTAAGACACCACTGTTTACTCCATAAAATAATCCCTGACGTGTATCATCATCTAAATTCAACATTTTTAATATAATCTTATAAAAAAGTTATTAAAAATTGAAATATAAAGTAACGTTTTATAAGAGAAGTATATATGACTGATTTAGTTTATTTTACAGAGGATTTAGTATTTGACCCTCAAAAGAAACAATTTAGCACTTCAGATACAGTTAGAATTAATCATAGAAATTGGTTGCGTTATTTCGATAATTATGGATACTCTAGTCTAGATGACATCTGGGAACCGCGTTTAGGAAAAAACTTTAGTAAAATTGGAATAATGGAATGTGGAAGTGAAGGCGATTGCTTGTTTTACGCTATAGCAGAAGCACTTAACTTTGAAAATATGAAAAGTATGAGTAACTCGGATATTTACACAGTAGATTCATTGCGTGAAATAGCAGCAGAGCAAATCACTAGTGATAATTTTCCACTTATAATAGAAAGTTACAGATTAGAAGCAGACAGTTTTGATTTTAATGGAGATTGGGACCCGAATGATATCCAAACACCAGAAGAACTAAGAACTGAACTAATTATACCAGGAAATAATTATTGGGGAGATATTATTGTTCTACAATTACTACAACAGGCACTAGGTATTAATTTTATTATATTACGTAGTGATGAAGCCCTATTGTATCCTACAGCAACTGAGAACTCGAATTATGACAAGAGTATCATCTTGTATTATGAAAACAATATCCATTTTAAGTTATTGGGAGTTTTCCAAAGCAATAACTTATTCACCGTGCAGAAAACTAGAAAGTTACCGAAATTTATTAGAGATATAATAGACATAGATACAAAAAGATATTAGTAGTCTAGACTAAGTAAATTAGCAAATTTATGATTTATTTTACGTAATGTATAATCAGGCATAATTTCATCATCACTTTCTTCGTCGCTATACCAGTCGTCGTTATATGGACAATGAGGTAATCTAATACCTGGAGGAAACTTGGTATAGTCAGGAATATCTGCTACAAACATTTTTTTGTTTTCCAGTATGTATTTTAACATTAACCAATTTTTTAGAGTCAATGCCCTATAAACATTGTCTACTATACTCACATTTCCTAGAAAACAATTCGTTCCTTCTCCAACGTAGGTCCAAATATATCTATTATGTAACTTCATATTACCCTCGTATAGTATTTCAAGTTGATAGCATTTTTGAGTATAATTATAGTAACGAAAGGCAATAAAGTGATGTCTATATTCGTCACAACCTCTCATTATAGGTGCTGTCATTTTCTTTTTTAATATTTCCCAGGGGTCATGCTTAGTATATATGTATTCTGTCTTCATTGTATATAATTTGTTAACTACATACCAATGACCTCCATAAAGAACAGGTAATTTTAGGATATTTTCTAAACCATCAAAGGCATCAATCAAATCTCTTGGATAAATATTTTTATAAAACTGATTTGTTAATCTTTGGATGTATTTCCAACTTTCTATCTCTCGTTCATTTTTGTTTTTTACATACATTATTCCATAATATTGTTGAATTTTACGAATTATAATTTTATCGGTGAAATACGTGTAAAATGCCTTAGATACTTCTCGGTAACTAAGAAATTTTTCAAAATCATAGTTATCATAGGGAACTAAATAAGGTAGAATTATATGTTTTCTGAATATCTCAAAAGGTATTGAATAAATAGAAATTTCATTCATAATACTTAATTACTAGTGTTATTTCTTAAACTTTCAATATAAATATTATTCAATGTTTCATTTAAAAAGTTAAATATTCTCAATGAAACATTAGGATCAAGAAATTTATATTGAAAAATTTTGGGTTTAAGTCCAGGTAATCTAACATCAAACAATATGCTGTAGTTTAATAATTTAATGCTAAATATTTTGAAAAATGAAATTGTAGTGACATTTATTCCATCACTTGAAAAATTTATGGTGTGATTGTCCATCCTAAGACGGAAAAATCCAGTTTTGTAACCGAGGGATGGAAACATTCGACTTGTAATGTATCTACAAGGTAATGTTTGGTATACATAATCTCTACAAATAGGGCAAGTGGCGTTATTTTGAAGCCATTGATGAATACAACCATAATGATACTGGTGACGGCAACTCTTTAGTGTAAAAACGCTATTATTACTGTCAGTATCATTATTATCTGTAATCAAAGGGTCTAAGCAAATACTACATTCCATAATGGATATATTTAAGCAAGAAATTAAATTAATAAGAAAATTAAAAGAAAATTTAATTGCTGTAGGCTAAACCACCCATTCCACTCATTATACGAAGAACGTTGTAATTTAATCCATATACAAATACTTCGGCACCACTAGAACCACTTGTGGAGTTACTAGTCAAACTTAATTCCAATTCAGTATTGTCTAGTCTAGAAAAATTACAGGTTCCGCTAGGTTGATAATCTTCTGGTTTAATGGCAAAACTATATACATTAATACCCACTGCTGGAGCACCAGTATGATGCTGATATGGTTGAACAGTGTTAAAGTAGAATCCATCACGCTGATTGAAACGTTCATTACCATTTAAAATGAGTTTTGCTGTTGATACAGGGTTTTTACCACCATCTACCAATTTTAATCCATTTCCAGTAGCGCTTACAAGTCCTACTGAGTTTTCATCTTCTGGCTGTGCTACATTAGGACCAAAGAATTGCTCTAGTGTTCTATCGTCATATTTATTTGTTCCACTTGTTTTAGTGTATCCTTGAACATCACCATATCCTACATTAGAGTTTGAACTTGTTGCTCCACTATAAGTTGTCCAAGAGTTACCACTAGAACTGAGAGTTCCTGTAGATTTTACAGTAGGAATTCCCCAAAGTAAATCACTGTTATGTTTACCACCTCTTAATCCAGGTCCATAGTAACTACTTGGTGTTCCTGTAAATCCAGAGTAGTCCCAAGCATCTGAGAAGTTGAAGTATTGGCGACCACCACGTGGCTGACTGTAATTTTTATTGCGATGAACCTTTGGTTGAACAGTCCATACTATTTCTTTTACTGGGTGATTGAATTTAAATTTGATGTTACTTTGTGTAGTTCCACTTGAAATGTTAGCTTGTTTTCTCTGGACTTGCTCAATAAGATATTCGTGTTGAACTTGTGAAAATCTACGTCTCTCAGCGGAATCAAGGAAAATATAATCAGTGTATAAGAATACATTACCTAATTCAGGTTTTGTTGAAAAAACATCCTGACCTATAGAGGCATTGTAACTATTTGTAGTTGAATTATCCTGTTTTGTTGCCCAGATACAGTCATCTAATCCACGGAATTTAACATTTAATTTAACATCGTGATGCTGTAATGATATAATAGGAAGTGCTAAACCTGGATGTCTGTTAAACCAAAACTGGAGAGGGACATAAAGTGTATATTCATCTGTTGTTGTGCTACTAGCACTAAAATTACAACTCTGTATCTGTGTTAACTTAGGGACATTTCCCACCATTTCAGCATAAGCTGATCCTTTTTCAGATGTTTGTGTTAATTCATTCCATATGTGGAGCCAGTCACCATAGTGTATGTCTATCTGTTGACCACCAATAGTTAATTCTACATGTTCTACTAAAACGTGTCCCAACCAATTTAACCAACGAAATGCTATATATTCACCACTCTCTCCTGATGTTCCTACAGTCAAATCTACGGCAGGAATTGTAATCTGGAGATACTGCTTATGAATTAAATCACCACTACGGTCTATTACTGTAGAGATCTCATTTCCAAAATTTGTTGTTCCATTAAATATGTTTTTAATAGATTCAATTGCGAAGTTAGTGTGTCTTCTATAAACGCTCTTAAAAAATGTAATTTGTGGATTACCAGTTAAATACATATCCTGGGAACCATATGCGACAAGTTGTATAAGACCTCCTCCCATTTGTAATATATACTATAAAATAATATAATATTCTTTAAGTTAAATACTTAAAGATTTTATTAAAATATTTTTTATTACTTAAGCTAAGTATGTCATTTAAGACTAAGAGTAAGAAAAAACTTGTTGCGGATACTAGAGTTACCTTACAAGCTAAGCACGAACTAAAAGTTTCGTATTTTACTGAAAAACGCGATAATATGAATACACAAAAACGAGACCTTGATATTCTTGAATCGCGGTTACGAGAATACACTCCTGAAAAAACAAATGATTTTAATATTGATAAAAAAATGGAGTTAATAGACGAGATAAATAATTTAAAAGAAAGTATAAACGATATAGAAAGCAATCGTGAAGAGATAGATTACTTATTAGACACCGGTAATATATTATTCAATTACGCAGACAACAATAAGTCTAGAGAGCGCGAAAAGGTTACACCTAAAATAAAAAAGAAAAAAACAGATGAAGGAAACTTAAGAAAAGTTGTAGCGAAAAAATCTGTAATGGAATATTTTACTGATTATACTGGTCCTGCTAAAGAAACGGTTAAAGAACAAGTTAAAGAAACAAAACCACCGGTTTCACCGGAGTTACCAGTAAAATCACCTAGTAAATATAAGAGTAAGGCTAAAATGTATGAAGACTACCTATTGCTAACAGACGAAAATTTTGATAATCTTAATATAGAGAAAAATGAAACATTAGATTATTGTGAAACTTGTGGTTTAGAAAAGACATTGTATATGAGTGAAGGTAAAATGATATGTAATAAATGTGGTGATGAATCTTTTATACTGATAGACTCAGATAAACCTAGTTACAAAGAACCTCCTAGAGAAATTAGTTATTTCGCATACAAACGTATCAATCACTTTAATGAATGGTTAGCACAGTTTCAAGCAAAAGAATCTACTGATATTCCACAAGAAGTATATAATCAAATTATATCAGAGTTGAAAAAAGAGAGAATAGAAGATATGAAATCACTAACGCCACCTAAGTTACGTGAAATACTTAAGAAACTCAAGAAAAATAAATATTATGAGCATGTTCCACATATTATTAATAGACTTAATGGAGAACCTCCACCTACTATATCTAGAGAAACAGAGGAAGAATTACGTAGAATGTTCAAAGAAATCCAGGTTCCATTTCATAAATTCTGTCCTAAGAGTAGAAAAAACTTTTTGAGTTACAGTTATGTTCTACACAAATTTGTTCAATTATTAGAATTAGATGAATTCACTGAATGTTTTATACTATTGAAAAGTCGTGAAAAGTTACATCAACAAGACCAAATTTGGAAAGATATTTGTAATTATTTAAAATGGGAATTTATTCCTAGTGTTTAATTTTTTATTTTTTTATATTAAGATAAATTATATGGATTTTAGTCAAATTATTAACGTTCAAAAAAACGACAATAATAATTGTGTTGTTTTTAGTATTTTTGCTGGGAATTTTACAAAAAGAAAGAATGGTGAATATGATGATTTTATTGAATACATTGACAAAGCTATGAATACTTGTGTTACTACATCAAAAAAGTTGTATAATACCAAGGAAATAGTATTGTTTGTAGATTTAAAAAAAACATACATCAAAAATATGGATACTGGTATGTTCAAAAAATTAATACCTTTCTTTGAAGACAAATATCCAGATTGTGTTCAAAAAATAGTAATCACAAATATTCCTGGATTTTTTAAGATTTGTTACAATATTGTGAAGGTATTTATTCACAAAGATACTAGGAAAAAGATATTTTTCGAGAAAAAGGTAAAACGCGGAGGTGATACTAGTGTTTCATATAGTAACAACCTAGAAGATTTAGAATTATCATAATTATTTTGTTTTTATATAAATTGTTGGAGATATCATGTCTAACACAGCAAAAATAGTGGCCGCTACAACCCCAATATAAAATGATTCAACATTTGATACCTTAGCTTTTATTATCATTTTAGCACTATAGGCAACTAGTAAAGTTAAAATAAAATATTTAACTAATCGTCTTAAAACTTCACGATGATTAACACGCATTTATAATATTATTAGAAATTAAATCACTTAAAGCATTTTTTATATATCTAAATATCCACATTAGAAATGACTAGCAGAAACACAATCCCAACAGCAGAAGAAGATTATCTCGAAGTAGATGACCGTATAGGAGGTCAAAACTACGTTTGTATTTCATTCGTATCTCCTGAAGATGTATTAAAACAAAAGGAATTTTATCTTTTTCATCGTTTTATGACACAGATTTGTGGAGAAGTAGAATTTGCATTAGACCAGAAATTAAAACCACCAGAGGGTGCTTCAGAAGAAACCAAACAAGAATATGCTGGTATTAACACTAAATTTGTAGAAGCAACTAAAACTGAACTCCGTAACTACATTCGTGAAACCTATGATGGATTCAAGGGTAAATATGATGATTTCAAATACAAGCATGGAGAAAAACTTGATGAAGAATACAATAAAGAGTGTGACTTTAAAACAAATGTTCGTGGTGTTAAAGTTAGAGGAGTATTCGATACCTATGGTGAAGCAGAAAGAAGAGCAAAGCGTCTTCAAGCTAAAGACCGTAGTTTCCACGTATTTGTTGGACAGATGGGATACTGGTTACCATGGGACCCTTGTGCCGATAAGGTAGCTAACGAAGAATACCTCGAAGAAGAACTTAACACTCTAATGAAGGAATATAAGGCTAATGAAGTTCGCAAGGACCAGTTCTATGAAGAACAGAAACGTGAAAAACAGCAGGATGCTATCAAAGAAAGATTGGCAGCTGAAGAAGCTAAGAAACGCCAGGAAACAGAAGTGTCACTCGATAATGCTGAACAGGTTTCACAGACTGTTGATTCATTAGAAACTGAAGACCCTTGGATGAAGTCTAAATTCGCAGAAGCTCCAGCAAATTCCACTACAGAAGACACTGAGGGAAACGATGGCGCTACTCCAGCGGTTAAAGAAATCTAAGTATATTTAAATGAAGACTATCGCAATTTCTATCTTTGTAATTTTATTAGTTTATTCAATTGTTAACTATAAACTCTACGATTTCAATAAACGAGAAACTGTTTATTCAGTAGAATATCGTCCTATTCCTTATAGCGCACACGATATGTTAAATGAAAATAATATAAATTCTCAGGTGAATACTTTCAAAAGTGATATTTACGCACAATTTTATGAACCAGAGGAATAAAAAATATAGGAATTATAATAATGAAAGCATTAACATTGTTTCTTTTTATACTAGGTGTAACTATGCTTACAATAGGATATATGGACATTTATTTAAAATCACAGAAGGCTGACCGTGAAATAGAATACAGATTTGTTCCTCGTGACGTATTCACCGAAATATCTAGCAACCAACCTATTTATAATGACCTTTTTGAAGGCGAAGACCCTATTAGAGCACGGGGAAATTTAACTAGTAATTTGGTTTAATTTCTAGGATTATTATATATAAATGAGTCGTGCTAATAAATTAGGTGAAGAGGTAAACAAATTATTTAAACAAATAGAAACTCTTGAAAATGAGTTTTATCTACTAGGTCCAAAGATTGAAAAAACATACAATAGGTTAAAATTTGACCGTCCACCTACAAAACCAATATTATTAAAACACCAATTAGACGAATATGAAAAATTACATAAAAGATATTCAATATTAACTAAAGAATTACCAAAATTAAATGTTGAACTACAAGATAAAATTCAAGCTCAATTAAATGCTGAAGCAAAAAATGCTGAAGCAAAAAAATTAGAAAATAGTTTAAGAAGAGACAGAAGAAATACTACTTTATTACAGTCTATACAAAAACAACTAAGAGAAATGGTTGTTTCAATGAGAAATACTCAAGTATTAGTTGAAAGAGGAAAAAGTAAGGCAGCTAAAAAACCAAGTAAACCTATTTCTCCAAGAACTAAAACAAGAATTAATAATGCAATGACAAACGCTTTTACAAGATTTAAATCTTCTACATCAAAATCAAAATCAAAATCAAAATCTCAAACGTCTGTTTTTGGAAAGGGTGGAGCATTACGTAGAAGGTCACGTAAAGTAAGAAAATCTCGTAAAAACTAAAATCCCTTTTTAACATTAATTAATGGACCGCGTTTGCGACCACTATTAACAATTTCTTCATTTTCATTTTCAGGACTTGGTCCAGTGCCTGCAGGTCTATAATTTTTATTGTGTGCCATCCAGAAATCAGAAGCACCTATACGGAATTCAGGATGTGGTGATGCTTTATACCAGAATACCTGGTCTTCTAATTTGTTACTCTTAGCATTATTGTGTATGACTAGGCATTCATAATTTTCAGTGCAAGCATCCATAACTTGTGCGAATATATCATAGCTGGGAAACATACCAGCATAGTGTTCATATAGTCTCTTTCTATTAGATACAAAATTCTCTCTAAGAATAAAAACATAATCAATATTTGTTCTTAAATTAGGCGGAACACCTAGGGCATACTGCATTGTAATAATAAAAAGTATTTTCCAGTGACGACCATTCATAAAAAGACTGCGTATATTTGTATCTCTAATCCAGGAATTATCATATAGACAATCATCAAGTATTAAAAATGCTCTCGGATCTACCATAGATTTACCATAATTATCGTTGTCTGCTTTTATTTTTTGAATTACCATCTTTTGACGTTTCAAAGTATTTGCTACAATTTCAGGTGTGTATTGGTCGTGAATAAAAAGACTAGGAACAATGTCACCATAGAATGTATTAGCAGCTTCAGTTCCACTAATTACAGTGCCTATAGGGACTTCTCTATGATGCCATAAAAGATCCTTAACAAGGAAAGATTTACCAGTTTCACGCTTTCCGATGAATACACATACTTTGTCAGGTGTAATACTTCTAATATCGAATTTTCTCAAATTTAAATTCATAAATTCAGTATAATCTAAACAATAAAATTTTTATGTAAAATACACGAGTTTTTATTTAAAGATTAATACAAGACAATTCAATATAAATGAAACCTAGAGTTATTAAAATTCCTGAAAATAATATTAATACTCTTGAACAGAGTTTAGCTGAAACACTAGGATTAGAGAATTTCCAGTTGTATTTTCCAGCACTATCACTTTGGTTTAACTATTATAATAATGATAGTTACAGAAGATTTACTCTTAATAGTGAATACCTATTAAAATCTCTAAAAGAACCTGTAGAAAATGAATTTGAAGACTCTTATATTAAGCATATGTTCAACGGGACTGTAGTGCATAATAAAACAGGTGAAGAATTGGTTACTCCAGTATTCATTAAAATGAACCCCGTTTTGGATGTTATTAGTTATCTCAAAAATGACTATAATTTAAGTCAATGGGAGACTCCTAATGTATTTAATTTCGTCACAAACAATAAGATTAATAGTTATCATAATACCGCCTATATTGATAATTTATTCACTTATATTGGAAGCAAATACGATGAATTAAATTTGTGCCCTACATTTCCAAAATATTATGGGGGATTTATAGGAGTTACCGATAAATATGAGTTTGATTTAAGTGAAGAATATGAAATGATACAAGATTCCAACTGGTTTACTAAGAACTTGGATAAATTATACAAAATGCGTATTGTTGAAATAGAAACAGAATTAGATGAAAAAATAGTGTTTGATGACTCTAGTTTGCCAGGAAGTCCCATTTCAGGAGTTGAAGAAATCTGCTCTGATAATTCAGATGATGCTGATGGGTATGTTGAAAATTTAGAAAATGTGATTTCAGAAGATGAATGGGAAACAGAAGAAGAAGAAGAAACGCCAGACCAGGACCTGGAACACAAAGAAAATAAAGAAAAAGAGGAATTTTCATCGGAAAGTGACGCTAATTCTATTATAAGTCTAAATGGAAGTTTTGATATTGATACACAAATCAACAAGGTATATTACTGTCAATTCAAGAGATTTCCAGTTCAACTTGTAGCAATGGAGAAGATGGAATATACTCTAGAAAACTTAGTAGAAGACCTTGAATACTCTATTTCAGAGGAAGAGTGGTTTGGAATATTATTTCAAATATGCTTTGGACTTAGTGTTGCTCATAAGAGAAACAAATTTGTTCATAATGACCTCCATTGTAGTAACATTATGTTCACTAAAACAGAAAATGAGTATTTATACTTTAAATATAAATCTAGAGTGTATCGTATTCCTACATTTGGAAGAGTAACAAAAATTATAGATTTTGGTAGAGCAACATTTGAAATAGATAATAATTTGTTTTTTAGTGATGTATTCCGTAAAAATGGTGACGCTGAAGGACAATATTCATTCCCCTATAATAATTCAATGCGGGATTGTAAAATTAAACCCAACCCTAGTTTTGATTTATGTAGATTAACCAAAACAATTATTGATTATGTTGAACCTGAAGGAGATGTCTATAGACTACTAGAGTTATGGAGTAGAGATAAATATGGTAATAGTCTCTTAGAACACGAAGATGATTTCGACTTATATCGTATTATTGCTAAAAATGTTAAAAGTGCTGTTCCAGTAAAACAATTAGAGAAGAAGGTGTTTCAAAAATTTATTGTCCAGGAAGATGAAGTTCCTGAAGGAGAAATACTATATAAATATTAATTAATTCAGAATCTAGGTTCGCCGATATTAACTTTATTAAGGTCTAATTCAGTTATATCACTTGAAAAACCTTCATTTGGTCTTACGTTGGTTACCTGAGGAACATGTTGTCTCATTTGCACAAGAGGATGAACTGGGGCATTGAATGCACCTCCACTCATTCTTGAAGGAATAGGGAGACTAAAGTTTTTTGTTTTAAAAAAGAGTATTCCTAGAGTTATACTGAATACTGCGAAGAATATTTTTACATATGATAAAAAGTTGACACTTTCAACATTTACTGAAGCATTTCTTTTTCTATCAACATAAACGAAAATTGTAACTGCTAATCCTGCAATTGCGGATAAAACATAGTTGTTTTCTAAATAATTCATTTTATATGATTTTTTACAGAAAATAAAAAGAGATTATGAACTCACATAAATATTTATTCGCTATCTGCTTCCTCTACTGAATCATTAAAAAAACTGAATGCTTTCTTATTTTTTAAATTACGTTTTTTCTCAATATCTTCGTCACTTAGTGAATTTTTAGTGTCAAGTAAAATAGTTTTTACTTCAGTATTTTGTTCATCAATTGGCACATTTTCTCCTGATAATACACTATGAGATTCATTCAAATTGAGAGATTTTACAATAGGTTCTTCAATAAATGCTTCAATATTAGACTCTTGAACTGGTTCAGCTTCGTATTCGGGTTCGGGTGCGCCTCCTAAATCTACCTCAGTTGAAAGGTCTATATCTAAGTCTAAGTCTAATCCTCCAAAATCTTCTTGATCAGAGTATTCAGGTGGTTCTAAGTCTAAACTTTCTACTTCTGGAATAGTTTCAGTTTCAGTTCCATTAATAGGAATTTCATCTACTTTTTCTTGAGCAACAGATTGCTGTAATGCTTCAACTTCAGGTTCAACTTCAGGTGTCTCTAATGTTTCTACAACTGGTTCGACAACACTCTCTAAATTAGATTCTTTGACGCTTTCAAGAGTTACTTCCTGTGGTTCAGGTATAGTTTCTTGTGCTTTTACACTATTCTCTATTTCTGTTTTAACTAATTCCTTAATATCCATGCTTAAATCAGATAATTTGGGAGTTTCCTCAACAGGTTCAACTTCAGTTTCAGGTTCGTTTTCACGAGCAACATAATCATTACCTAAATATTCCTGAAGAATATGCTTTACTGGTAATTGTTTTCTTATTGTATTTTCAATACTTTTTTCAATTAATACTTCGGATTCATTACGATTACGCTGGAATTCATAACGACTACCAGTATCATCCATAAGATATGGTGCTTTATAAAAAATTCTAGCAACATCAACGTAACACTGATGAATAAAATGGTCGGTCTTGGGAACCTTGAGATTAATTTGTCGCTTGTTCTTTGAAAAGTTAATACTAGTAAGAACACGAGTATGACTAACGAAAACTGCTGTAATTAAATCTTCAATCCAGTCACATTTTGATTCAGTTAAAAGTGTATCACATTCTCCTAAAATTACCTCCTGATTCCATTTAGGGATTTCTTCTAATTTTCCCTGAAAATCTGTGAGAACATCAGATAATTCACCTCTTTCCTGGCATTTGTCACGACACTCATTGAATATTTTCTTAATACCGTAATATATTCCACCCTTTAATGTGTTCACTAACTGTTTAGTGTATTCAGATTTGGCATCCACAATAACTGCGAAATTTCCTTCTTCCATTGTTTTTTACTTAACTTTAGAAAATTTAAATATCTAGGCAACGCATTTTGTTGAATAATTAATAAAAACAAATTTAATTAAGCATAAGCATAACTACTTAAACTGTGAGTGTATGGATTTTCACGATAGGCATTGAGAATTTCTGGGTCTATTAAATCTTGTTGGACATCGTTTGAAAGATTTACACGTAAGTTGGTATGAACTTTACCATCATTGCTTGGAGTTTTTTGATAAACTGCTGATTTCTCTACACGTTCGGCATTAACACCACTCATTTGGCGTTTGTGTAATACATTTATAACTTCTTTACCATTCCAAATTTTAACATTTGAACCCATAGGTTTTCTTCCCTTTGCTATACTTTGTTTATTTAAATTGAGACGAGCGTTACGTTCAGCACTATCAGTTCTCTGTGATTCTGTTCTACCACTTCCTGCAATACCAGTGTATTCGTAGTCACTTGTGAATTGTTTTTGTGTTGCTGGGGCTTCAGCAGGGTCAACCTGATAACCGGCACCTTTATTATAATTAGCTGAACCACGATAGTCAGTGTGCTCAGTTGTTTCACGAGTAGTGCGTTTAGCCTCGTCTTGGTTTCTAGTTTCCATTTTACTTGGGACACTTGCGTTAGTTGAATTTGTCTCATAATCAACTGTATCAAGTGTGTTTCTAATTGTAATTTTAGGTGCTGTATCATAGTCATAGACACGGTTCTTTGTAATTCCAACTCCAATGTTACCTTCGTGACTATTATTCTCAGTAGTTTCTTTAATAGTAGTTTTGGCGATGTCGTTTGGGTCATATACTGTAAGTCTTTCAGGACCTTTTACGTTACCTTCGCGTTCATTATGAATAGTAGTTTCTTTTATTGTAGTTCTAGCGATATCATTTACGTCATATACTGTTTGTTTCTTAGGAATTTGAGCATTCATATTACCTTCTGGGCGTGCGTTACCGACTACATTCTCCTTTTTGGTAGCTCTTAATAAATCAAGAAGTGGAGCAGAAATGCTCTTTACTACACTACCAACATTACTGTTATGAACATTATCTCTTGTAGTGTCACGCTCATTTGGTCCGGCTACAAAACTACTCTTACCATAATCTGCTGTATTTGCTTCTGTTTCCCATTTATGAAGCATTTTAACGTTTCTTATACCTGAGTTTTCATAAACATTTCTACGTGATTCTTGTGTTGTTTCAATAGTGCGTGGAGCTAATGTGGTGCCACCTGCGTGACCAAATTCCTGTCTGCTTTGTTTCTTTTTCTTGTCGGGAGCATCAAACTGCTCTCTGGCAGCGAATTTAATCATTTGACCAGTGGTTTTGAGTAAATCCGCTAAGGTTTGATGGAAAGCCTTTTCGGGGCGATGCTTTGATACTTGTGAAACAGCCTCGCGTTTGGCAATTTTACTACCTGCTTTAACTGGTGTAGTATATGTAATTTGTTGTTTAACTCTAAGATCGTCAATGTTCTTAAATCTAGCTCTAGCAATGTCACCTGCTTCAAATTGGTGAAATCCACCCTGACCTTTAATACCAGCACCTTTGGACATTAAACCAGGAGCTACACGTATTTCAGCAGTAGGTCTTTCGCTTGTGCGATATCTACTCTTGTTGTATCTCTCCTGAAGTGAATCAGTGGAAATAGGTGTTCCATTAATAAAACTGAAGTTTTTGGTAGGTTTCCAGAATGGTTTTGTTTCACGTTTTTTTATCTGGACGTCCTTATCAACACCAGTGTGGCGTGCTAATTTACCTGAATATGCTTCTAAATTACTACTTTGTGTTACTTTACCACCAAAGTATGGAAGCATCTTTTTACCTGTATCATCCTCTAAAAATTGTTCAACTGTAATTTTAGCACCAGTTAATGGACTTGTTAAGAATTTTTCAGTTTCTTCAGTTTCTGGGTCTTTTTGACTCTTATATGGAACCTTAATATTTTTAGCCTCTTCATATGCCTTTTTTGTTTCAGGGTCTAAAAATTCAGTGAAACTTCTTGGAACTATTTGTTGGCATTTGCTGGATTCATTTTCTTCTTCCTCTTCAAGTTTTTCTTTTTTCTCTTTTTCGCGTTTTGCTTTTTCTTGTTTTTTCTTTGACTTCTCTTTTTCTTCCTCTTGTTTCTTATTATTTAAAAAACTACCAACTCCAAATAATGCTATGGCGAGATATAATTCTATCATTATCGCTTATATAAATTATATTATATTTTAATTTAGGTAAAAATACTTAAAAACGACCAAGCGTATAAACACTAGACATGACCCATTATGAAGACATTATCAATTACAGAAAATCAAATACATTAAAACCTAACATAAGTCTCGATTTAATCTTTAAAAAAATAGCAGAAACAATTACTGTAGCGGCTAAAACAACCGACCGCGAACCACAAAAGAGTTGGCGTGCTGAGAAACCCGCATTTCTCAAGAAAGTGTCTCAAAATCGTGACGATATATTGACTGCCGATATAAACACAATGTTAAATAAAATGAGTCCTAAAAACTTTGAAACAATTACTAATTCAGTAGTTGAAATTTTATCAAAAAATAAAGATAATATTAAGTTTTTTGAATTCACTATTGAAAACATTTTTATGAAGGCAGTTACTCAGGCAATTTATTGTAAAAACTACACAGAATTTATTAAAATCTTATTTGACCGAGAATTCAATGTAGGTGATATTGTTATGGAAAAATGCGATAAGTTCAAACATATTTTGAAAGAAGAGGAAGACACCTCAAGAAGTTATAGTAAGCAAGTAACTACTGAAAACTATAGTAAATTCTGTAAAGACTTGAAAGACAAAAACTACAAGCGAGGTTATTCACAGTTTATTGGAGAGATGTATAATAAAAAATTAGTATCTCGCGATATCTTATCAGAAAACATTGAAATATGCGTGTCTAATGTAAAGAAATATCTAGTAATTGAACCAAAGGGTGCGGCTGTTGAAGACAATGTTATTTGCTTAATTTCTATAATTAAAGCATTAGAAGACCAAGAAATAGTTAACGACTACAAGGAAAGTCTTGTAGGTCTTCAAAAATCAGAGGATTTACCAAAGAGATTAATGTTTATGTTTATGGACCTATTCAAGGTTAAGAAGAAGTAAATTTATTATCTTCTACAACACCTTTTATATAAATTATCAACTGCTTCTTCACTTCCCATTATGTCTACTAAAAGTTTATCTAATTTTTCAGTATAGTCACTATTTAAGTATAGTGAACCAGTTCGTAATCCCATACTCATATTGTTTTTTGGGTCATAATTTAATACCTTGAGTGTTAATTTACCTATAGTGTTAATTTCTTTAACTAATTTTTCTATTAATTCTGTGCGTCTTTCGCGTTGAACTTTTGTAGTAACTTTCTTTGCTTTTTGATTGGCAAGGTTAAGAAGTAACATTTTTGTTGTGTAATGAGAAAAATCAGCTAATTTATTATTAATAAGTTTCTTAAGAGCATCAGCGCGTTTAGAACCTGTGAGAGTTTCTAATTCTTTATAGTATTCGACTGCTTTCTTGTGCTCTTTTGCTGTAAGTTTCTTCTCTTTTTGTTTTCTTTCTTCCATTTTTTTAATGCGTAATTTTAATTCTTTATCGGCAGCCTTCAAAGTTTTTTTGTGTTCACGTTCTAATTTAGCGAATTTTTTACTTAAAATGGAGCGATCTGTTGAGAATGAAACTTTTTTAGTTTTTTTACCATAATCATATTTTGATGGTCTGTGGTGTTCAATTAATGTTTCGCATTTGAGTTCCTTTAATGTTTCTGGTGATAAACGTTTAACGATTTTAACACCTTCACGTCTTAATGATTCTGGTAACCATTCTTCTTCTTTACCACAAGTGTTAACAAATACTTCATCAAGACCTAATGCTTCAAGTGCCCTCTTACCGGCTGGTGAATCAATGGCAGCTAAGCGGTTTGAGTTTGGATTATACACAGCGGTATCGCTACTGAGGTTAAGCATGATATGAAGTAATACTAAGTCCATTGAACCTTCATAATCACCTCTGTAATAGAGATATTCTAACTCTTGTCCTAATGCTTCATGTTTTCCATTAAATGGAAATTTACCATTGTTAAATTCTGGAACCATTTGTTCCTGAACACAGTCACTGTATGTATCTCCATCATTATAGTGTCTGTAATAGACTCTGCTAACTAAACGCAATGCTTCACCAAGATTACTTCCTGATGAACCATATGCTGGAACTAATTTATTGAATAAAAATTCGTAGGCTTTTTGATATTTTCCTTTACTAGTTGAATATGACATTTTTATATAATAATTCGAGAAAAAAATATATAGAGAGTAGTATTAATATTATATTAATAATGCCAAATTTAAAATTATTCGTTCAAAATAATATTGATGACTTAATAAAGATTACAATACCTGAACGCAAGGATAAAGGGTTCGGTGCTATCTATGTAATACATAATGAAACTACAAACCAGATTGACTGTAGATATATAGAGGTAACTCACCCAGCATTTAATCCTGAATTATTGGAACAATTTAAAAAATTCGAAACTGAAAATTCAGATAGTATTATTTATTTCGTATTAGTAGAAGAAAAATCCTGTGAAATTATTGCGATTGACCTTGATACTCGTAACAAAAATTAAATTTAATATAATTAAAATAGAATTAAAATAGTTGATAATTGTATAGTATGAATAAAAAAATAATTATTCTAGCTCTTGTCACTGCTATAATTGTAATGCTTGAATTAATATTTGTATTTTTTAGAAATACTCCAGAAGGTTTTACTAACTATTATAGATGTGAAAAGAGACCACTTGGCGGTATTTATAAAGAAATCTTAAACGAAGAAGATGTAAATTTAACACACGACCTCTCAGAATTCGGTTTATATTATCCTTGTGGATATAATGGAGTTGAGAGAGAATTAAGAGCATTAGACCTTGGAGATAGAAAAGGACAAAACGTATTTGGTATTTGTGGAAGTGACACAATCGCCAGTAAGAGTAGTCTTTGGAAGGTAGTTTCCGGATATTATGGTCGTGAATTTGCCAGTAAACTAATTCCAGAATCTTGGTTATTAAAAAATAATCTAGAAGTTCCATTATTTGAAGAAAAGTTTGACAGTGATAAAACTTATATTCTTAAGAAGAATGTTCAAAGGAAAAAAGGAATAAAACTCACAAGTGACTTAGAAGAAGTAAAAAATGCAAACAAGGACAAATATGTAATGGTTCAAGAGAAACGCGACAGTATTATTATAAACAAAAGAAGACTCAATTTAAGAATTTATGTTTTCGTAGTTTACAAGCAGGGGAAAAAGAGTGTATTCATCCACGATTCAGCCAAGGTATTATACACCAGCAAGGATGTAGATGAGAACACTAGTTCCAACTCTGAAGAATTTGAAACATTAATAACTAATAGTTACGTAACTGATTTAGAAATATATAACAAGAACCCTCTTACAATGAATAAATTGTTAGAATACCTTGAAGAAAATCGTGGTGTGAATAGTGTAAAAATGCGACAGAAAATATACAATTTATTGAAGAACGTAATGATTGCATTACTACCAAAGGTATGTAACTGTAAGAATATGCGCGACCAAAATATGTATCAAATGTTTGGTGCCGATGTTTTAATTGACACTGATTACAATCCTTATGTATTAGAATTTAATAAGGGTCCTGATATGAAACACAAGGATGAAGCTGACCACAAATTGAAGAAAAAAGTAATCTTTGATACATTTGAAAAAATGGGGGTTATCAAAGGTAAAGACAAGGCATACAAGAACGGTTACGTGCAGATAATTTAAATTATTTTTTTTTATAAGTCTATAATAATGACTGAACAATATTTTTTTTATTATTGGTTGTTTAAAGTTCAATACTCTAGGATTTTAAAATATCGCCTTAATGAAAAAGAGGGTTTTACAGAAATAGAAGACATACTTAGAAAACCTGAATTCATTAAATCAACTGAAAGTCTGCTTAAATGTTTAGATAAAATGCACGGTGTAAATGTTAATATACCAGCAAAAAACTTTTTATCAGCATTCATGATGGTGCGTTTCTCTGATATGATTAATTATGACCCAGAGAGACGCGATTTATCATTTAAATTACATCATTGCTGTGAAAAACTAGTGGATTTATTCTTACATTTAGATAATCATATTAAACGTGTAGAGTTTTTAATAACACTCGGTAGATATAAATTATTATTTGAAGTGTTCAGAGAACAAGACCGTTTGGATATGATAGAGTCACTAATTGTAACATTATTAGAATTAGAACGCAATTATGAAAACACCGATGGAAAATACGACCAAGATACTCTAAAATGTATAAAATCTGAAATAGATAAAACTATTAAACGCATTAGACAATTTAATGGATTGGAATTATTAGAAAAATACCGCAAACGTGAGACAGAATTAAAAACATCAGTTGAGCAGAATATGAAACAGGCATTTTGGGATATTTATCGCGCAGAATTAGAAAAGCCTAAACCAAATTATGGTGTTTTCATTCCTCTTATTCGTGAAGTAATTGAGCATGTAGAAAGATGCGTGCCTAATAATCCCGATTTTATTGAAGAATACACTGATGCTCTTGATTTACAATACATAGAAGATATAATCAACGAAGATGTAATTGAAAAATGTGACCTTGATAAAATAGTTACAATAACAATAGATACTATTAAACGTCTTCACTCAGCTGTAAATGATAAAAATATAGAGGAATGGCGTAAACAATTAAGAAATGAAGATGACATATCCAAATATTTAATAGGTTTCTTTCAAGAGACTTTTACAAGATTAAATGTTATTTACGAGGAAAAATTAGAATTCTCTAGAACTTTGCGTAAGTAATCGCTGTAACAAGGTGTAGCTTCGCATAGTTCTTTAATATTATCATTACCAATATAATCTTGTAATAAATACTGGCATATGCCACTCATTGTTAAATCTATTTTTATATAAGCTTGAGTTGTGTATTTTACAATTAAGTCTTTATACAATCTGGGATAATTATTCGGGTCAGCACCTAAAATTATAAATCCTATTGCCTTATTTTCTCTAGTCCAATTAAGTAACTCGAGGTATTTTACACGAAGACCAGTAGTCTCTAACTCATTTCTGTCTCCAAAAAAATTTACTAGAACACTGCGTAGTTCAGTTATAGGGTCAAATCCCTCGATGAACCTTGCTTTTCTACGCACTCCTAAAACGGCTGCTTTCATAGGAGGCGATATTGTCTCGTAACAAAAATTATTATTAGCGTTTGGCATTATACTTATAATTCTCTGCTTCTTTTTAAATATAATTGATTGACAAATACCTAAAGTCTTAATTACAATAAATACAATTAAAGAAAATGTGTGGGATTATAGCATTTTTGGGGCAATCAACTGAAAAAGTCGGTGATAAAGAAAAACTAAGGAGTCACTTTCTCGAATTATCAAAGCGTATTAGACATCGAGGACCTGATTGGAATGGTATTTGTGTTGCTAATAATGGTAATGTATTAATTGGTCACGAGAGGCTTAGTATTGTATCACCTGAATCTGGAAGCCAACCTATTGTATCAGAAGACTCAAATCAAATATTGAGTGTAAACGGTGAAATTTATAATCACGAAAGTCTTTATACTAGTGTTTTGTTTAATAAATACACTAATAAATCAGGAAGTGATTGTGAAGTAATTATGCACTTGTATCGTGAATACAATGAATCTACAGCAAAGATGTTGGATGGAATATTTGGATTTGTATTATATAACAAAGAAACAGGAGATGTGTATATTGCCAGAGACCCAATAGGAATTATTCCATTGTATGTTGGTTGGACATCTACAGGAGATTTTATGGTAGCAAGTGAGTGCAAATGCTTAGTAGATGACTGTGAAGAAATTAAATTGTTTCCTCCTGGTCACACACTGACTTTTAATGAGAAAAATTTACCCAGACGGGATACCTTTACAAGTCAGGTTACTAGATTTTATAATCCACTTTATAAATCATCAGGTTACACACACGAAACTGAAATGAAGCCTACTCTTGAAAGTATAAGGACTTCACTTGAAACTAGTGTTAGGAAACGTCTTATGGCAGATGTTCCATTTGGTGTATTGCTTAGTGGAGGTTTAGATTCAAGTCTAATAGCGAGTATTACAAGTCGCGTTATTCGAGAAAAACCAGTTAATCATTGGGGTCAACAACTACACAGTTTCTCAATAGGACTAAAGGGTGCTCCGGATCTTATAGCAGCAAAACAGGTAGCAGATTTCCTGGGCACAATTCATCACGAGTTTCATTTCACAGTTCAGGATGGTATTGATGCTATTAGAGACCTTATTTGGCATCTCGAAACATTTGATGTAACTACAATTAGAGCAAGCACACCAATGTATTTACTTTCGAGAAAAGTAAAGAGTTTAGGTATTAAAATGGTATTGAGTGGAGAGGGTGCTGATGAGGTTTTTGGAGGATATCTCTACTTTCATCAGGCTCCAAATAATGAAGAATTTCATAATGAATGTTTGAAACGAGTAGAAAACTTACACCATTTTGACTGCTTGCGTGCGAATAAAAGCACAATGGCCTGGGGTGTTGAAGCACGTGTTCCATTTCTTGACCAGAGTTTCCTGAATACTGTAATGACAATACACCCAGAATTGAAATGTAGAGAATCAATTGAAAAATGGTGTTTAAGAGAAGCTTTTAATACACCAGATAATCCTTATCTGCCAGAGAGTGTTTTGTGGCGTCAAAAAGAACAGTTCTCTGATGGTGTTGGTTACCAATGGATTGACACCCTTCGTGAGTATGCTGACACACAAGTCACCGAAGGAGAATTCCAGGAAGCAAGTGCCAGCGACCCAGATTTGAGAACACGTGAAGCCGTGTGGTATAAAAACATTTATGATTCACTATTCAAGCGTGAATTACCTATTAAAAGGTGGATTCCAAGAACAGATTGGGAAGGTGTAGGCTATGACCCCAGTGGTAGAGCTCAAACTGCGCACGAAAACCGAAATTAAATAACTTCTAATTAATTTATTTCTCATTTTATACTAGTAATGAGTGAATTAACACGAAAAGATTTAGCTAATTTAAAAAAACTAGTAAAAAATATTGAGTTGCTTTTAAAACTAAATATTGATTTTAAAAACAGATTAGAAAGAAATAGTAGAAGAGACCTAAACATAACCGAAGAACTATTAAAACGTGAAAAACAGCGTAATAAGTTACGTAGTAAAACTGTAAAAAAATCAAAACGTAAAAGACGTGTATAATTAATTAAATTAATTCAAATTCTTTGTCTATTTTACAAAACCAAGAAGTGTTTTCATCTTCTGGCATATCACTTACTAATTGTGGATTTTCTTCTAATTCAGTATTATTTGATACTAATTTACCGTCAAAAGGAGCCAAGATTCCATTAGAAGCTTTGACACTTTCAACTGATACAATTTCATCTCCTTCTTTAAAATGTTCTCCTGGTTCAAAATTATATTCAATATATACTAATTCTCCTAAACTTTCGCTGGCAAAATTAGAGAGACCTACTTTGTGTGTAGTATCATCTATTGGAAGTAACCACTCATCTGTATCTGTATATCGCATTCTATCATTCAATGTTCTAATATTAAAAAAATTGCGTGACTTAATAATTTGGGGTCCAACCCGAGATACACTGTTCAATAATGTTTTTGATAGTGGAAGCATTCGTTTTAATGCCATTAAACTTATTATAAAAAAATCCAAGTTATATTTTTAAGTAGTATTCTTAAATGAATAAAAATACAGCGGCTATAAAGGCTACTATTAATTCCGCCTTGTATTTGTCTACATGCTTATGAATAAATTCACCAAATATAGGTATGCTCTTTAATGTGTCACGTTTGTTTAATATGAAAATACCAAAAAATCCTACTAGTAACGCTGTTAATGCTTTAAAAAGTCCCATAATATATCATTATCCTAGATATAAATTCTTGATGTAAGTAATATTATACAACCATTTCAACTGAAATATTAGGATACGGATGATATCCAATAATTTCCATATCTTCAAATGTAAAGTCACTAATATTATCACATTTTCTCTTTACATTTAATTTAGGGAAGGGTCTAGGTTCTCGTTTGAGACATTCTTGAATAGCATCCATATGATTATCATAGATGTGAGTATCTCCAGTAACAATTGTAAGTTCTCCTGGTGTTAAGTCGATACCATTCAAATTACAGAGCATATGGACAAAGAATGCTCCTGTGCATACATTCCAGTTGTTTGCAAGATAGTAATCACTACTTCGCAAATTAATCATTACGTTTAGTTCTTTGCGTTCCAAATTTACATAGAACTGGTATAGATACAAACAACTAGGCAATGCTGCATTATGTAATGTAGCTGGATTCCAAAGTGTAACAATCATTCTTCTGCTAGTAGGGTCAGTTTTTAGCAAATGTATTAAATTTTCTAATTGGTCATATCCAACTCCAGTGTAATCTGCTTTACAATCACGATATTTTCCTCCGAAGTGTCGAATGTTGAATCCATATGTTTCTCCCATATCTCCTTCTGGATATCGCTGAAGTCCTCTAGAGTCAAGGAAATCTCTAGTTGTGTTACCATCCCAAATATGAATGTTCTTATCTGCTAAAATATTATTGTCTGTTTTTCCACTCAAATAAAACATAAGTTCTTCAAATATAGCTCTAGTGAACTGCCTTCTTGTAGTAAGCAATGGAAAAGTTTCTCTCAAGTCATATTTCCACATAAAACCGAACAAACTACGTGTTTTAACAGCTGTGCGGTTTCCTCTTGTGTTTGGTAATTCGGCTAATTGTTCTAATACACTTAAATACGATAATTCCTCTAGATTCTGCCATCCACCATCTCGTGTCCAATTAACCATTCTATACCAGTAATCGTCTTTCTCTTCACGTTGAAAGTTAGATACAGTTTCTCTTGAAAAATTATCTGTTAATGTTTTTACAGGGAAAAATGCAGAATACTCTAGTGTCTTTGGAACATTATACACTTCAGTGGTGTAAATTCTATTAATTAAATCGGAGTAATCATTAAGAATTTGGTTGTATAATATTCCACCTCCAATAATGAATGCCTCTTTATCTGTAACGTTTTTCAAGTAACAGTTAAACAATTCATCTAAACTTGAGAAAATTACTATTTCGGGTAATTGATATTCGGGCGTTTCTCTCATTTTTTCGGCATTACTAGAAATTATGATATTAATACGGTCAGGTAGTGGTCGATGTTTCTCTGGAATACTTTCCCAAGTTTTCCTACCCATAACAACTATACCACCTATAGTTACTTGTTTGAAGTGTTTTAAATCACCGGATAGTTTCCAAGGTAGTCCTGTTTCAACTCCGATTCCTCCATTTCTTTTATCATAAGCCACAATCACGTTTAATTTCATTTTAATTATTTAGAGACCCCTTATTTCTTAAGTAAATATTTACTAAATAATGTATCGCTTTGATGATAAACCGCGAATGAATCTTCTTTGATTTCATAATTATACCACCAGTTAAATGGAATATAAAGCATTTGACCTGGATATAGCACTACTTCAATATATTTAGTTTCAGATAATTTAGGATATTTTAAAAGGTCATCGCGGAAAAAATCTATTTGACTCTTATCGCCTTTGGCATATAAATATTTTCTGTTTTTAGGAGCAAATAAATATACACGTCTAACACCTTTCAATTGTGTAATCATGTATCTATAATTATATTGGCGTGTTACAGTGTTGGTAACACCTTGAGTTTCTGACATCACACGGATACTATTTTTACCCTCTAATGGAGCATTATAGTAACTAAAATGACGTTGAATATTTTTATTTAATTTACGACGTTCTTTTACCTCGATACTAGAAATAGTAGTTAATGAATATTTCTGTAAATCGTGAAAGTTTTGTGTCATATTAGTAAAAATACTAGGATAACTCTGTTCTACCTGACGTTCAAATTGCGCCTTACCTGGATTTTCCAGTTGAAAAATTTCTATATCATTGTTGAATCTATTAAGGTAACGCTTTTGGAGATATAAAAACACCGCAAGTATTGCTATTAAAATTAGGAATATTTTTGCTGTTAATTTCATTTTTATAATACAAGGTTTTTTATTTAATATTTTTTAACGCTAGTAATTAATTTGTTTATAAATATTAAATGCATTATTTGATTCCATCTATTATATCAGGATTGGGTTGGGGAGTTGTCCCTCTTATTGACAGATACTCATTAAAATACGTTGATGCTTTGACACTCGTAAGTGTTAGAAGTATAATACTAGGTTTATGTGGATTAATATTATTTACAATATTAAAATTAACAAAAAAAAATCAATTACAATCAGGTTATAATTTAGGAAAATCCAAATTTGTTATTACTATGATATTAGCCCCTGTTATAGCATTTTCATTGGGTCATATGGGTAATTACATAGCCTTAGGAAGGTCACCAAGTTCAATATCACAAATAACACTTATTTCAAGAGCATTAATAATTATTATAGTAACATTACTAGCAGTGTGTATTTATCGTGACAAGATAAATTTGAAAATGATAATTGGTATTATAATAACTCTAATAGGTTTATCCATAACAATTATGTGTAATCCTAATCACTAATTACCAGATCTTTGTTACTCTTTCTGGATTCAGTTTAATCCATTCACGAACTATTTCAATATGTCTTGCTTCAAGTGCCATTTCAGTTTCGTTAGGCAATTTCTGTGGAGGTTCAGGTTTATTGTCAATAACTGGTATTTGTAATTCCCGTGCCAATTTTATCATTGCGTCAGGGTGAAAATCAATTCCAGATGGATATTTTATTGTTACACTTCGAGGACTGTAATCTTCATCGGCTCCTCCAGATTTATAAATTTGTTTACAATGATTAATTATGACGCCCATCATAATTTGGTCAGCAAAATGAGCATTGGTGGAAATTTCACTAGTTTCTGGAGTTACATCTTCCAAGCGTGTCAATACGAAATGGTCTGATCTTGATAAATTAGTATTCTTGTTTTCTAGAGTAAAATTATATCCTAAAACTTCACGGAACAAATCAAACAAATCGCTGTGGAGTTCCCAGTGTAGAGCATCAGTGTTAGTTGGATCTCCACCTGTGAATTCAAATACATCACTAGGACGCATTGTCCAAATACGAGTTTGTGTTCCTTGAAGCATACTACTTTTTCCATTTTTATTATCGTTTGCTAGTTTTTCAGTTTGAGTGAAATGTTCCAAATCTAGTTTCAGAGGCGGTTCAGTTTTACCAATGCCACTATTAGCAGCTATTTGTAGAATACTACGTATTAGTTGACCACCTGTATTCCAACCTGATATTTTAATAACTGGGCCTTGTATCTCTAGTAATTCAACCCAGAAGTCATTTGTTTTTTCATCATATCCAATATTAAAATTGTTTTCGTTACTAAACTCTTCGTATTTACTAAGGTCAAAACCACGTATTCTTGGAGTTTGTTTGCGTTCCCAATTCTTACGCTTTCGATAAGTGAAATTAAGTTTTGCGCAAGTAACTAGAATAATAAGGTTTCCATTCATCTGGTAATCACAGAAGGCCATTTTTGAGAGTGTCATTGTATGTTATTAACTTATGTTATTAACTCATTGAAATGATTGGGTCTTTTATGAAAAAGTTGAATTCAATTTTATAGTTCACTAGTTTCTCCTAATATTGGAGTTTTTTAATAATTACATTAAAAAAAACAACATAAAGGTTTATTTGGATAGTCGTGTATAATAAAATGACAGATACACAGGCAAACACAGAGCGAGAACAGACAGTAGACCCAGTCCGCGACTACATCGGCTACGTAAAGTGGTTTGATGACAGCAAAGGATATGGATTTGTTCGCATTCTTACACCAGGTGATAAATATGAGAACGATGTTTTTGTCCACCAGAGCAACATCCACCCACAGCGTTCAACTTACAGAACTCTTCGCGAGAGTGAAACAGTTCGCTTCAACCTCAGTGTTGAAACTGACGAGAGCGTAACACCACAGGTTGTTGAACTTGTTGGAGTTAATGGACGTCTTTACTGCGATTCTCGAATGCGCAGACGTCGCCCAACCCAGTCTGGTGACGGTGCCGAAGATGGAACTGAAGGCACCGAGGCATCAAGTGACAACTGGGAAAAGGTAGGAAACTCTAATTCACGAGGTCGAGGTCGAGGACGTGGACGCCCACGCAAAACTGAAAAGACAGAACAGTAAATCAATTTATTGTATTATTTAAAAGTTAATGTTTATTTTTCATTATATGGACTCTGAAACCATTTGGACTTCTATTGTTATTCCTTTAGTTGTAGCACCAGTATCTTGGATTTTAAGTAAGTGGTATCAAAATACTCAACAATTAAAATACGAAAAAGCTAAGGAATTATATACTCTAAAAAAACAAGAATACGAAGAATGTTTAAACTTATTCTTGTATCCTGTATACTTTAAATTGCTTCTTATTTATCAGTTGGATTACAATATACCTGATGACTATAATTACAAAGACAAAGAACAGGCGGACCAAGAGCAGGATTTATCTTTATCAAGTGATGCTTCTAGTGACGATGAATCAGGCGTTGAACACGTTAGATGTATAGGTTACTATAAACGCTCTAGTGGTCAATTACATAAGTGTAGGCATTATGTTCCAGCAACTGATAATAGTAAGGTTTGTAAGACGTGTAAATGGAAATATGCTAGTGATAAAATTAATTTGAGATTAGATTTAAATAATAAAACTCCATTAGAAAAAGAAACAGAACCAGTAGATTTTAAAAGAAATAGTTTTAGAAATCGCACTGAGTCATATATTCGCGTTCAAATGCCAGATGAGTTACCAGAAACACAACTGTCAGAGCACAAAATAGACAGAAGATTGAGTAAAATGCGTTATTTAAAAACGTGTATTAAAACTGAAACAATACAGCAATTAAATACTGTAATAATTGAACACTATCGTGAAGTGCGAAGACTTATAGAGACTAATATACACGTTATAAAACCAAATTCCACTGAACGTAATATTTATTTGAACTTAGTAAGATTTATTGAATTGAAAACTATACTAGGGTGTAGTGACCGTGAAATCCAACACGATTATGGACAAAAAAAAAATTTAGTTACAGTGCTTTCACTAGTTCATGAAACACTACACAGAATCAATGAAGAATATTCAAATTTAATACTTAAAGAAAACTAATAATTTTTTTTATTATAACATGAACTTTATTACTTCATTTTTTTTACAGTTGTCAATTGGGAATACAGAAGAAATTCTTAGAGATACAATATTTCAAGATTATTCCAGTGACACTAGACCATCACCTGATGGTAAACCTCTTAATTTAAAGTTTGGTATTGCACTGAGAGCATTTAATGCAGTTGACCAAGTAGAGGGTGTTCTTTCTACTAATGTTTGGTTAAGACACTACTGGAACGATATTCATTTGACCTGGAATCCTGAAGATTATAATAATATAACTCAAATAGCTGTAAATACTGACCCTGAATTTGAACACAGCATTTGGTTCCCAGATATGTATTTATACAATACTGCTGAAAAACCAATGGAAAATTTAGATTATTCAAGGGCGAATTTATATTATAACGGAGATATTATATGGTCAAGACCTGGATTAGTAAAATCAACTTGTAGTTTTGACTTAGAATACTTTCCATATGACCGTCAAACCTGTTATTTAAAATTTGGCAGTTGGGTGTATCATAAATTACAGATGAATATATCAATAAGTGACCCTCCTGCTATTGACGCAAGTAATTATCAAAAGAGTGAGGGATGGGATGTATTAGAATACTACGTAAAATACAATGAAGTTAAATATTTCTGTTGTCCTGAAATATATCCTGATATTACCTTTTCCTTTTATCTACAGAGAAAAAGTGGTTATTATGATTTGAATATTATTATACCTACTTACGCTACTGCCAGTTTAATGATTATAAGTCTATTAGTGCCTTGGGATTCAGGTGAGAGAATTTCATTCGCTATTACTGTGATGCTTTCTCTTATAGTATTCTTGCTCATTTTAAGTGAGAGTCTTCCAAAAACTGATGCACACCCACTCCTTTCAAAAATGTTAATAGGCTTAACCTTTTTCTCATTATTTGTAGTGTTTTTTACAGTAATAATTTCAGCACTATACAGTTACAAAACTAATAGCGAAACACCCTTTTTCCAGTGTATAAAATTTGCCAGAGAAAATTCTATTACAAAAAGAATTTCAAAAATAAGTAGAAGATTTAGTAATAGAAACTCTAATGTAGAGTCATACGACATAAACTTAGAGGAAGTTACTGGAACTGAACCAGAATCTGAAATTCAATCTATCACCGAATCTGATATACAACATAGAACTACAAGTTATAATTTGGCAAATAATATAAAAACATCAACAATAAAAAGAAGAAATAGCAATTTAGATATTTTATCAGATAATGGAACAGTATTGAGTGATGTAACAGAAAACTCTAGTGAAAACTTAACTGAATCAAAAAAAAGTGTAAAAATGTATAAGCACTTGGCTGCAAAATTAGAATTAATATTCACATTTATATTTTTCGCAAGTTTTATAATATTCAGTTTGTATATGTTCTCCACAGTTCCTTATTAATACCTATTAATTATGCGAAAGGACTATCAATTATGTTAGCACGACGAATATAGATTGCATTTTTTACTTTTGTATCTATTTTTTCTTCTGCGGGTTGAATAAAAGCTGCCTTTTCCTGTCTCAACTCAGCGTGATGGCGTTCAAATACAGTATTAATGAAATGATAGGCTGTTTCAATCTGCTCTAGACTTCTCGCTCCTGTAATGATGAGACTTCCACTCTGGAAAATAGCAATTGTAACTTTCTTACATTCTCCATTACCAGTTCCACTACCATTCCCCTTACAAGGGACACTACAGTAACACTTTCCGGGAAATTCGTGATTTGCGTAATCAGTATTCCAGAAATATTTAGTATTTACACCAGGATAAATACACGGTTCATAACTACTGAAAATCTTGTATTTATTAACAAGAAGAGAATGTAGCAAAATCCGTTTAATCTCGAATGCCACTTCATAGTCACTATTAATAAGAGCAATTGAATAGTTATTAACAGCACAGTCTTCATTCATAAGTCCAGGATTGTTATCGATACTTACTATTTCATCATTGAAACTTTTGATGCGGTCTAAAATAATTTCCACAGAAATTTCGCCATTTTCAATCTTTTTAATACCAGTTCCACTAATTGAACCGTTACGGAACAATTTAATATTGTTGTAAAATCCAGCTTCAGGTTGTGTAATAATAGTAAGACTATTATAAAATTTTCCTTTCTTACTAGGTTTTTTTGACTGATTCTTTGGGTTAATACCTTTTACGTGAATGATATCTTCATTTTTGTATTCAATGTAACGAATTTCATTGTCTATTTCCAGATTTTGCGCGAACTTCACGAGGTCTATCTTAAATGACTTTTCGGGGTTTTTCGCAGCATTAATACCGGATTTGATTGTATGAGTGGTAATCCTAAGTGGTGAGGGATTACAATTTTGATATTCCTTCTTTTTTAGGTCCATCTCCTTAAATTACTTAAAGAGGTAGTCTTAAATACTTTTCAATTTTAATTGTTATTTTTAAAAATATTTAAAATAAATAAAAATCGCTAGCAGAAGAGATTACTAAACCAGAAACTAAAAGAAACCTAAAGAATTACTGGTGATTTAAATGAAATGGACCCTTATGAGGTTTTAGGTATTGATAAAACTGCCGATGATGAAACAATTAAAAAGGCATACTATCGCTTGGCAAAGAAATATCACCCTGATAGAAATCGCGGTGACCCAGAAAAAGGCGAACAATTCAAAAAAATCAGCACAGCTTATAGCATGCTCACCGACAAGTCTTTTATAGGTGGTGGCGGCTTCGGTGGTTATGGGTCTAATGCTAAGTATGATTTTACTAGTAATTTTGAGGGATTGAATATACCCAATATACTTTCAAGTGTTCGAGAAAAATTTTTTAGTGAAGCAAAACTATTCACTAAATTTTTTAATGAAAAAAATGGAAAGTCACGAAAACGCGATGAATCTCTTGACATACTAGTGAATTTAAAAGCTGACTTATATGATATTTATTTCGGCACAATACGGAAAGTTAAAATAAATATACGCAAGAAATGTAGAGCGTGTATGGCATTAGGTGTAAAGGTATATGATGGAGGTGAAATAAATACTTGTAACAGTTGTAATGGATTGAAAAGTATTGAAAGTCCACAAGAGTATAATATTGATACATCTGAGAAGAAAGTATCATTTTTTCGTAGAGGTCACGAGTCTATAAATAGTCCCGCTGGAGACGTTCATTTCCTCATTCATCCAAAAATAGATAGAAATACAATTGGAGTTCCAAGTGACTATCGTGTAATGACTGTAAATTACTATGATATTTTGATACAAGTTCCAAGGGGAACTAGCGATATTACAAGTGAAATTACACTATTTAATTCTGTAAAATTAAAGATAGAACCCGAAACTGAAACAGTAATAGCAAATATGGGGTTAATACGCGACACCATAGATAATAGAGGAGCAGTTACAATACAGCAAGTCCTCTAATTATTTTTCTTATTTATTAAATTTTCAAGTCTAAGAGTCATAATTCCTAGTTTCTCACGTAATATTTTAATTTCCTGTTTTTTATCGGATATATCACGTTTGTAATTATGTCTTAGTCTGGAATTTAAAAAGTGTAAGTCATCTACTTCATCTTGTGTATTTTGTAATTGTAATGTTAATTCATTTATCTTCTTCTCAAAACCAGATTTCATTTTATTTTTTAGATAAATACAACTTATTGCGTTTTCTAAATTTTTATTATTTAATTCTAGCTCTCCAACTGTTTTTGCTAGTTTTTCACGTTTGCTTTCACTCATTACTTCTAGGGTGCTATCACTATAAGACCTATTAATAACTATTGTTTCTTCTGAATCACTATCTGTTATTTCCATAGAATTTGGAAGAGTTTCCTCACTATAAGTTAAATAACTAGTATAATTTCCCATATATTATATCAAAACAAAAAATATTAATTAAATTAACAATTGCAATAATGCCATTCTAGTGTATAATCCGTTTTCCATTTGTCTAAAATATGCCGCTCTTGGGTCACGGTCTATATTTGGATTTATTTCATCGTTTCTTGGTAGTGGATGCATAATTATAATATTTTTCTTGGCATTTGTTAAAATTTCTTGCGTTAAATGTAAGTTTTTAGATATGAAATCTGTATCAAGTGTTTCTCCAGAAAAGCGTTCCTGTTGTATTCTAGTCATATAAATTACATCAGTTGTAGAAATTACATCGTTAATACTACTAAACACATTGTATCGTATTTCACGAGACTCAAGGAAGTCCTTCGTTGATTGGTCTAAACTTAATTCATCTACACTTACGAAATTAAAAGTTACGTCATAATTACTTAATAAGCGCACTAGAGAATGAACTGTTCTACCATATCTAAGGTCACCAACAATACTTACATTAATTTTATTTACTGTGCCACGTTCTTCGCGTATAGTGAAAACATCTAATAAGGCCTGTGTAGGATGTTCCCCATCTCCATCACCAGCATTTATAACTGGTATTTTCAACTTATCGCTAAGTTCCCTTAAGTCTCCCTTAACACTAGTCCTTACCACTACCAAATCACAATATATTTCAAAGCATTTTAATGTGTCGTATAATGATTCTCCTTTCTTAACTGAAGAATTAATACTATTCAATGCTAGAACATCACCACCCATTTTTTGGACTGCTACATAGAACGAACCATATGTTCTGCTACTAGGTTCATCAAAATATAATCCTACTGTTTTACCTCTTAAAATGTCTAGTTTGCCTTCACGTTTTATTTTATTTTTAATACTACTAGCATTTTTGAATAGAATTCTTAAGTTTTCACGATTAAATTGTGACACATCAATTACACTTGACAAATAAATATTTCGTGTTTCTCTTTCTTTTTCTATGGTTGAATTAAATTGTGGATATTCAATACTAGGTCTCCTTACCTGTTCTGGAACAACAACTGCTGTTTTATAAATATTTGCGTTTTGACCTTTTGGGAGAGTTTCCTCTAATCCATTGTTGAATACACATTCTCCGTGAAATACAAATCTTTCTAGGCATCCAGTTATTTCTACTCCATTAAAAGGTGTCCAACCTGCCTTAGTCACTAATTTATCGTCTGTAATAGTTCGACACTTATCAAGATTAATCTCAATGTAGGAATCTTCTCCATAATTTGGATTTAATCGCAATATTTTTTTTGGATTATTGTAACATTTATCACGTATATCTTGTATTGTGAGACGACCCTGATTTACTGCATTTAATAACAGTGGTAAAAGTGTTTCTAATCCAGTGAAACCTGGACAACCACAAGTCTGTTTTTCTGTTTTCAAATGTGGAGCGTGGTCAGTGGCAAAACAGTCAATAATATCCATATTTGCCCATAGGAATTCACGGTCTTCACTAGTATTTAGAGGAGGTTTTACTGTTTGTAATTCAGGTGGAAGTATTGAGTCGTCACCCATAAACAAATGATGTGGGGTTACTTCGCAAGTTACGTCTATACCTGCTTCTTTGGCATCTCTAATCATTTCTATTTCATCTCTTCGCGAAACGTGGCAAATGTGAACACGTTTTTTGTATATACTCGCCAAATATAAAACAACACCTACCATTTCTACCTCTGAGTGAAAACACATTAGCATATCATCGGGACAATGAATAAAGTATTTACGCAATACAGAAATATTCCTTATTTTTAAAGTGCTGTATGTCTCGTTAAGATAAAACTTAATAGCACACACTTTTGGATTCATAGACTCAAGGTCACGATAGTTTTCTCCATCAGCGCCTAGAAATATCATATAGTCACATACACTTTTACTACTGGCTATTGAATTTACTAAATTATACACTTCATTGTTAGTGCAACTTGGTTTTGTATTTGGCATCGCACAAATGAGACCTACACCACCATTTAATGCGGCTCGAGAGCAGGTATCCCAAGTTTCTTTGTGTTCATCACCTGGTTCTCTTACATGAACGTGTATGTCGATTACCATCGGTAATTTAATGTAGCGCGCTGTGGTTTTAACATCGCTATCACAAATAAGTCTAGATGAGTTGTAATAAGACACTATACTTTCAATATACAACTTTACACATTTGATATTAATTAGTATATCTACAGAGTAATCAATTGAAAGTCTTCTTATGTAATAGCCATTAGTCTTCTTGTTTTGACGAGTTTTATTTGGAATAGAAATATTAATCACTAAACCAAAGAAACCATTTTGAATACGACGATAGATTTCTTCGTTGTCTAATCCAGTAACTTGTAACTTTGATTCTGTATAATAATTCGCAGTACCATTTGTTCCATAGAGTGTAAAACCGTTATCTGCTAATAATTTAATATAATTAAACAATTCACATTTATCCTGGTATGAACCAACCGATATTAAAACGTTACATTTATTGTGTATCTTGAAACCAGTAGCAGACAATGCTTTTAAATACGCTTCATGGTGATTCTTTCCAAAACAAGCAACTTCTCCTGTAGACAACATTTCAACACCAAGTCTATTATCTGCATTTGCCAATCTATTAAATGAAAATTGTGGCACTTTTACACCTACATAGCGTTCTGGTATATTTTCAACTTCATACTCTGAACCAATCATAATCTTAGTCGCCGTTCTAATGAAATTAATGTCTTTTACCTTTGATACAAAAGGAAATGACCTAGACACTCTCAAGTTACATTCAATTACTTTTATTGTATTGTTTCTAGCAATGTATTGTATATTAAATGGTCCGTTAATCTCTAGTTTGGCAGCAATTTTTTGAGTATTTGTCAATAATAAATTCTTTGTAATTTCATTTATGTTCTTTGCTGGCAATATAAGACTTGCGTCACCACTATGGACACCTGCATCTTCCACGTGCTCTGATATAGCCCAAAGTTTGAGAACACCATTGTCTGCTACAGCATCCACCTCTATTTCTTTGGCACCTGTGATAAACTTACTTATTACTACTGGAAAATCATTTGATATAACAACATTTTCAAGGTATTGACCCATTTCTGTTTCACTATAGATTACAGACATCATAGCACCACTCAATACGTAACTAGGTCTAATAAGGCAGGGATACCCTACTTCATCACAGAATTCACGAGTAGATTCAGGGTCAGTTAGTTCGCGCCATTCTGGTTGGTCAATACCTATCTGGTCTAACATTCTTGAAAACTTGAAACGATTTTCGGCATTGTCAATATTCTCGGGATGAGTTCCTAATATCATTACCTGTTTTCTATGAAGACTCATTGCAATGTTGTTGGCAATTTGACCACCCATTGAAAGAATTACACCACGATTATTCTCATATCCATAAATATCCATTACTGTTTCAAATGAAATTTCATCGAAGTATAGTCTATCTACTTCGTCATAGTCAGTGCTTACTGTTTCTGGATTATAGTTAATCATTACTGTTTTGTAACCCTGTGCTCTTAATTCGCGGACACAATTTACAGCACACCAGTCAAATTCTACACTACTTCCTATTCTATATACACCTGAACCCAACACAATTACAGTTTTATCATCGAAGGTTATGTCGTGATAGTCACCATTATATGTCAAATACAAGTAGTTAGTGAAACAGGGATATTCAGCTGCTACAGTATCCAACTGCTTAACTACTGGTTTAATAAGGTAGTTTTCGCGTAAATCTCTAACATAAATCTCTGTTTTCTTCAACATTTTACTTATTTGATAATCACTAAATCCAATACGTTTTGCTCTATAGAGTAACTTTTTACTAATTTCTTCGTCTACAGACACTTCTTCTAGTGTTTTCTGCATTTCAATAATTTTCCACATTTTCTTAAGATACCACTTGTCAATACGTGTTAGTTCATACATTTCATCTACATTGTATTGACCACTATAAAAACTGTTAGCAATTGAGTTGATACGATTATTATTGGGGTTGCGTAACTCATCTTCACTACTCTTCCAATTGCGGTCAGTTCCATAGAACCCTAAAATGTTTTCATCTGCCATTCTCAGTGACTTTTGAAATGCTTCTTCAAAACTTCTGGAAATACTCATAACTTCACCTACACTCTTCATACTACTTCCTAATTTATCATTTACCATAGGGAACTTACGGAGGTCCCATCTTGGAACCTTAACTACACAATAGTCTAAACTTGGTTCATAACAGGCAGTAAGACGTGTAATTGAATTTTTAATTTCAAGTAGAGAGTAACCAAGTGATAACTTGGCTGCGATATAGGCAAGTGGGTATCCAGTAGCCTTGGATGCTAGGGCACTAGAGCGTGAAAGTCTAGGATTAACTTCAATGATGTAATATTTACTTGATTCAGGGTCTAATGCATATTGAATGTTACATTCACCTATAATACCAAGTCGTCTAATTACTTTGAATGCTACTCGCCTCAGGCAGTTGTATTCCTTATCTGTAAGTGTCTGTGATGGAGCTACAACAATAGATTCACCAGTATGAATTCCCAGTGGGTCAATGTTTTCCATATTACACACGCTAATACAGTTATCATATGCGTCACGGACAATTTCATATTCTAACTCTTTCCATCCCTTAAGACTCTTGTCAATTATAACTTGGCGGTTTCCATTAAATGCTACATTCAAAATTTCAGTCATTTCTTCCTGGTTATTGGCAAAACCTGAACCTAATCCTCCAAGGGCAAAACTACTTCTAATAAGTAAGGGAAAACCTATTTCTTTACTGAATTCCAATGCTTCTTCGTGACTTCCTATAATTCTACTTGGCGCTGTATATTCACCAATTTCCTCAAGTATATTTTTAAATCTCTCGCGGTCTTCAGCATCAACTACTGTTTGAAGTGATGAACCTAATATTTTAATACCTTCAAGATGTCCCTGTTCGTGTAATTTGATTCCACAATTCAAGGCAGTTTGACCGCCGAATGAAAGAGATATTCCATCTGGACTTTCTTTTTGTATTACCTGTTTAACATACTCAGGAGTTACTGGTAAATAATAGATTTTATCTGCTAATCCCTTTGATGTCTGAATTGTGGCAATATTAGGATTTACTAAAATTACTTCAATACCCTCTTCTTTAAAGGCTTTTATAGCCTGAGAACCAGAATAGTCAAATTCCCCAGCCTGTCCAATACTTAATCCACCTGAACCTAAAATTAAAATCTTCTTGATTTTATCGTGTGTTTCCTCAATGTATTTAATGCTCTCTGATAATCCTGTATTAACAATATCGTATATTCTATCTTTTACATTAAATTCATTTGAGCATCTCTCAATGAAAATATCAAAGAGAAACTGTGTATCAGTAGGTCCTGCTCTTGCTTCTGGGTGAAACTGAACTGAAAAAAATGGTTTCTCAGTGTGAATTAATCCTTCGTTACTATTATCATTGCTATTTACAAACAATGGTTTCCAAACTGGGTTATTATTTACTATAACTTCATAACCGTGGTTTTGACTAGTGATATAGCATTTTTTGGTTCCAACTAGATTACAGGGAATGTTATGACCTCTGTTTCCATATTTCATCTTACCAATTTTACCACCAGATGCTAATCCTATTAATTGGTGTCCGTAACAGATACCAAATACTGGAACAAAGTTATCGCTAGTGAAAACTGCCTGTAACTGTTTGACTACATTCTGTGATGCCTCTGGATTACCTGGACCATTACTAATAAAAATTCCGTTATATTTTTTATCAAATACCTCTTGTGAGAAATTGTATTCTGTATCAACTATAGTCAATCGCACATTGTGTTTTAAAAGTGCTCGTAATTGACTGTTTTTAATACCACAATCGATAACAAGAATATTCAAGGCATTCGCTAAGTCATTTATAATTATTTTGTTCTCACTGTTCGCCTGAATACCTAGTTTTAATGATACATTTTGAGCAAGAGTCAATCCACTTATTTCATTAAATGACACTTCACGACTTTCACCTTTATACTCTTGGTCGGATATTTTACCAACAACGTCACGGTTTTCTCTAATAATTTTTACTAATTCACGAGTATCTACACCTGAAATACCAATAATACCGTGCTCCTTTAACCATTCTCCTAAACTCTTTTTACCCCTCCAATGTGAATACTTTGGATTATATTCTCCAACCACTAATGCCTTAATATGAATATTTCCTGATTCAAATATTTTATCAATTCCATATTTGTCGTGTTCAGGTTCAGCAATACCATAATTGCCAATAAGTGGATACGTAAGAACAAGTATTTGATTTAAATATGAAGGGTCAGTTAGTGACTCAGGATATCCCACCATTCCTGTTTGAAAAACAATTTCACCAAACTCTTCTCTAGTAACATCGCGCCCAAATGATTTTCCTAAAAAATTTTGCCCAGTATTCAGTTGTAGATTAATTTTCATATTTATTCTTATCAATTTAATAAAATCTTAAATTAAACACGGAATAATAATAAATAACGTATTATTTAAAAGTTAATAAAAAAATAAGTAACTACTTAATTCACTCTAATTTACTTCACCATAAGACGAGGAGCAATACTCATACTCTCTAGCTCTTGAATAAGCAACTTACAACTATATGGCAACCTAATTTCAGAGAAATCGGTGTAATTATCACATTTCTTACACTTGAAAATATTCTTTTCCGGATTAACTGGTGAAATAAGACCACACAAATTACAGGTGAATACACGGAAATTGTCCGATACATCAATAGTGCGTTCTTTGAGGAACTGAAGACTACCATGAGCAATCATACAGTCACGTTCCATCTCTCCAAAACGCAAACCACCATCTCGTGTCCTACCCTCTGCTGGCTGACGAGTAAGTAGAACCATAGGACCTGTGGAGCGACTATGAACCTTATCTTCTACCATATGTTTCAAGCGCTGATAATATGTAGGTCCCATAAACAGTTTGGTTTCCATCTGCCTACCGTTGAACCCATTGTAGAGCACTTCATTGCCATAACTTTCAAAACCCTGTGTTTCAAGAATATCTGCAATGTCGTGAACATTTGTATCCATAAATGGTGTTCCATCACCGTGAGCACCAATGAGAGCACAACTCTTGCCAAGAATACACTCAATCAACTGAGCAATAGTCATACGACTGGGAATAGCGTGTGGATTAATAATAATATCTGGAACAATACCATCACGTGTATATGGCATGTTTTCTGCTGGATACACCATTCCCACGGTTCCCTTCTGTCCGTGCCTACTAGAGAACTTATCTCCAATCTTGGGTGTTCTCTGTGACCTTACACGAATCTTACAGAATTTATGACCTTCACCATTAATGTTGATGTAATTCTGGTCAATGAAACCACTCTCATTGTTTCTTAGGAAAGTGCTGGAATCACGATACACCTGTGATGTTTTAACCTTGTCTTTCATTGGAACAACCTTACCAATAATAATATCATTTGAATCTACTGCAGTATTAACCTTGATAATACCATTTTCATCTAGTTTATCATATGAACCTGGTTTCATTCCTTTTGTAATTTTAGGGTCAGGTTTCATAAACCGTTCATCCTGACCACTGCTCTGAATTTTCTTTTCATCGTCCTTATATACGCGGTAAAATGTTGAACTGAATAGTCCTCGGTCAACGGCACTCTGGTTGAAAATAATTGAATCTTCCTGATTGTAACCACTGTAACTTCCAATTGCTACGATAACATTAATACCATTTGGAATTTCACTACTTGGAAGAAGACGTCCAATGCGGGTATTAACAATTGCTTTTTGTGGATAGTCCAAAATGTGACCCATTGTGTCCATACGCTTTGTGTAATTCAAGGCATAAATACCCATTGCCTGCTTACCCATAGCACTCTGATAGGTATTTCTTGGAGACTGGTTGTGATTACAGAATGGAATGTGAGAACTCAGAATACCCAAGATAAGACAAGGATGAATTTCACAGTAATTATACTGAACTGCCTTGTTCTTGAGGTCAGCTGGACGCATAGCAATCATTGTGTGCCAAGATTCCTCTGTATCAATATACTCAATTACGCCACGAGAAGCATCTTCATCGTCACAATCCGTTTCCAAGTCGCGATTACTTCCAAACAATAGGTTTCGCCATTTGAATGAACCATCCTGAATACGATGAATGTGAGATTTCCTGATGCGAATATTTCGGTCATCTACAATGTGAAGAGGACGACAGCACCTTCCAGAATCAGTGAAGATTACAATTTCATTTGTGTTGATATTGAATATAATGCTAGTGAAAATATTAATAACTGCCTTCTGTTTAGCTGTTTTCAAAATCTTATACAAGTTAATTGGGTCTGGATGAATACCAAACCACCTTCCATTTACAAATATCTTTGTTTGGTTATAAAAACTGGTGACATCGCTAATATCTTCAATAGGAACCATATGATTGTCATTGAGTATTTTTACAACTGGTTCAATACTGGAACCAATAGTGATATAACAACCCAGTGAAATATTCTTAACAAGACCTACACTACCACCTTCTGGAGTTTCACTTGGACACACAATACCCCACTGTGTTTGATGAAGTTTGCGAGGTGCTACAAGCTTACCAGTTTTCTCTGTGGGAGTGTTAATACGACGCAAGTGTGATAGCGTGCTCACATAAGTCAATCTATTAAGAACCTGAGCAATACCAACCTTACTGTTTGTGGATTTAATTCCCCAGTTACCTGTAGCCAAACCATACTTCAATCCACTCTCAATAGTTGTTGAGCGCAAGATTTTATAGAGGTTTGTCCCGTTAATAACATCTTCAATTTGGTTTGTATTTCTCCAGGGTCCGCTGTTCAACTCTTTCATAATACTGTTTCGCATATCTTTAATGAGCTTTGTAAAATACTGGCGGAACAATACTGCCATTAGATAACCCGATGTTTCAACACGTTTATTACAATAACTATCACGGTCATCGAACTGTAGTTTATTGAAGAAACACATTCCCAACTTGCGCACCATATGACCAATGAATAGTGCTTTGCTACGGAAATCAGGTCCTACGTGTGGTAGGAAATCACGTTCCAACATTCCCTTGAAAATTTCGATTTTCCTTTCGCGAGTGAGTTTAATATCTTTTGGTTGTCCTAGGATAGCACCGTTTTTGAGCATAAATTCAAGTGCATCTTGCTGTGTCAAGATGAAGTTACCATCTTCTACAGTCGCCTTCAACCAATTAACCATCTCGTAATTTTCATCTGCACCAATGTTGTAAAGGATATATTCAAGGATCTTCTTATCACTTTCAACACCCAGGGCACGGAACACGATGAATAGCGGAAGGTCTACCTTAATATGTGGAACAGCAATTTTAATAGTCCTTCCACTTACACTTTCACGAGCAGTAAGTTTAATACTGACATTCTTAGGTGTATTGAAACCACTTAGTGATGTAGATTTAATGTCACAAATATGAGAGTATTTACTTGAAACTTTGTTGTTTTCAAACACGTGGACTTTGTTTTCAGTCATTTTTTCTTGACCTACAATAACCTTTTCATTACCATTTACAATGAAATAACCTCCAATATCATATTTACATTCCTCTGATAGATGCTTTCTACTGGGGTTATTGTATAGACTACAAAATTCACTCTTAACCATAATAGGAATCTTGCCAATACTAATATTCTTCAGTGCCTTTTTAAGTGTGATAGTTGGTTCTTCACTCTGTGGGTCCTTAACTACAGTAACAATCATATCAACATTAATAGGCATACTATAAGATATATTCCTGAGTCGTGCCTCCTGTGGATACATCAACTTTGTGCTACCATCATTTTCATAAATCATTGGCTTTGTAAAATATGAGTCAGTGAATTCAACACGAATTTCATAGTTGTAAGTGTTCGTTTCCTCATCGTAACCATGGAAAATAGATAGTGGGTTAAACTGCTTTATAATGATAGGAATTTTGTTTTTCATAAAATCATTATAAGATTCCAGGTGATGTTTGACTAGATGTTCCCAGTCATTTTCATTTATAAGAGATTTTATAACAGTCCAAGCGTCAAAATCATCGATAAAAGTAGTCCTAGACTTGCTCATTATCTTATTTTAATTAATTAATTTAAGTTTAAGTAAATTCAATTTTGAAAAAAAAAGAAAACAATGTTAATTAATTAGCGTTCTATACTACGAACTTAAGGACCATTACTAATGCCAATAAGACAAACAATACAAAGGTGCTATATTTAAATACACATTTAGTATCGCATTTCACCTTTTCAATATCTTCCACAAGACTTTCTACTGCTTCTGGTGATGTGATGTCACCTTCTTCGTTTGCCTCCTCGTCAAGGTTTTCGCTATTTAACCTAATTAATTCTTTAAGGTTGTCATCGATAACAATAGGGTCTGGTAGTTGACTTGATGTAAAACCCTCGACTATATCTAGTTTATTACCAGTAATTTTCTTTGGTGAATATAATTCTGAATCGGATACAGTTTCTCTAGGTAACTCAACTTCTAATTTACCTACCTTATATTTTGAAATATCTTCAATTTCACCAGTTTCTTTATTAACTGCTTCTATAAAACTTAATTCTGGATTCTTATTTATTATATTGTTGTAATTTTCGCTATGACGTAAATAAATTTCTTGTTGAATTAAGGTTCTAACTGCTTCATTTTTTTTTGTTTTTTTAAAGTGTAATAATGAACCACAAAGAGTTTCTCCATTATTATTTTGTGTTAATAAATCTGACCCTTGGTCAATTAAAATTTTTATTATTTTAATATTTTTCTCTGGTGACATAACAGCTACATGAAGTGGTGTTTCTCCTAAATTATTTTTTACTTTAATACTACCATTAAAATGTAAAATACTAGCGACTATCTTAATATTACCTCCTCTTACTGCTGAGTGAAGAACTGTATCTCCAATGTTGTTTACTTTTTGAACACTGGCACCTAATTTAGTAAGTCTATAGGTTTGAAATTCACTACCATTTAATACTGCCAAATGAAGTGGAGTATTTCCATCAATGTTTTTTCCGTCTAAGTTCATTTTGTTTTCAAGAATGAAATCAAATATTTTTTCACATTTATAAGCAATAGCTTCGTGAAGTAATGTATTACCAGGATATCCATTTTTTAAAACATTACCAATAGTATTAATTCCATTATCATTATAGTAATTTTTAATATAGTCTATGTTATCTACTTTTAATTCCTGTAACATTTTATACTCTTCAGCATTGTCTGCCTCTACAGCAAATGGGTCATCAATGAAAGGAACATATCTTTGATTACTGCACATTGCTGAATGGCAGTCTGGAATTACTTTTGTAATTTTCCTCACTGTTCCAGATTTTACTTTATTTATATTTTTTGATAATTTACACATATCGTGTGGTGTAATTTGTTTAAATTCATCATTACATTCTCCACGTCTAGGATTACAGAATTCATAACCGTTAATTTCACCACTTTTCATAATTGGTTTCACTCTTAGTGGAAATCTTTCACCTTGAAATTCGCTGTATAATTTATTACTTGGGTCACAGCAATTTACAATTTCGTTATTTTCATAACTGCACATATTGGTGAACTGTTTATACTTTTCTTCGCGTTGTTCTTCTGTGTAACGTATTCCAGTAGCGGGGTTTTTACCATATTCAAGAATTGTGCGAGAAAAGGGTTCTATTTCATTACATTTTTTTTGGGTATCAACGCATGCCATTTTTGATAAAGATTTAGTCAAATCCATTATATATAAATGTATATAATAAAAATAAATAAAAATTAATTAATTTAAATTACCTCTTACTCGACTTAATACTCTATTATAGTTTGAAACTACTTTAAAATCTGGAGTATTCTGTTTTAAACTTGGAATAAAATGATATTTGGTGTTTAAGAACCAGACTAAGAATCCTAAAATTACTAATGCAAAAACCGCTATTGTTAATTTGTCAACAAGTGATAATCCAGTTGGTTTTATCTCTTTCTCTACGTGTTCCTCTACGTGTTCCTCTACGTGTTCCTCTACGTGTTCCTCTACTAATTCTTCTTCCATTGCTTCTTCTTGTGACTTATTATTTTCACTTATCAGTTTCTTTGCTTCACGTTTGGATACTTTTACCTCATTTACACTATTAGTTTTTTCTAAAGAAACTTCTGTTGTTGCTTCGGGGTGTTCTGAGTTTCCAAAGTTATTGTTTAAATATACAATGCTGTCTTCATCAATAGTAGGGAATGATAAATTGTTTTCTACTTCATTAATGTCAGTTTTGTCTGCTACATTACTATTATTAGGTCCTTGTTCTGTTAATGCATTTAACCTTTCGCTAATGTCTTCAAGTTTATTATTAATACTAGTTCCATCTCTATAACTTGTTAATGTATCAGTCTCTGGGTCATAATAGAATTTTTTCCCAGTGTTATCTGTAACTAATTTTTTACCTTCAACACTTTTCATTTGTTGTTTTACTTCATTTTCTCTAGCTTTTTGTTCTCTAAGAGTATCTAAGTCATCATATGCGTATTCGTAGAGTCTTGACTCGCCATTTTCACTAACTTCGTGAATATAATATGTTAATGGATTTTTGTCTTTATTGTTTTTATTATTTTTATATAATTCTTCCATTTGATGAGTATTAGCAGCAGTTAAACCTGTTTCAGTTTGATAATCAACCATTTCTGTAGTATATGCCATTTGTGATAATGCTTGTGCTGTGTTATTCATTTTAGCATTGTTACTTGGTGTTGTATTATTTTTAGTATTACTAGAATTTACAGTTGCTACACTTGAACTTGATAATGTTGGTGTTGTTGAGGCATTACTTGCTTCAGGAATAGTGGTTGTAGTTGTAACACTAGAACTGGTAATAGCATTAGTTGTTGCCATTGTAGTTCCTGCCATTGTTGTTCCAGAAGTTGTAGTTCCTGCCATTGTTGTTCCAGAAGTTGTAGTTCCTGCCATTGTAGTTCCTGCCATTGTAGTTCCTGCCATTGTTGTTCCAGAAGTTGTAGTTCCTGCCATTGTTGTTCCAGAAGTAGTAGTTCCAGAAGTTGTAGTTCCTGCCATTGTAGTTCCAGAAGTTGTAGTTCCAGAAGTAGTAGTAACTGAATTCGATGATGAACCAGTTACATTATTTCCGCTATTTGGAAATTTGAGACCATTATTAATATCTGTTGTTGTTGTAATTGGAGCGCAAGGAGCTTCTTTATATTCACTACATATTTCATCTATTTTAGAATTACAGGCAGATAATGGGAAAAATGTATTATCTTGGCATTTACCTACTAATTTTTGAATTCCAGTATCTTTACAAACTAAATTTGAAGTATCGCTAGGACATTCTTTACTAGGTTCTTTATCCTGACAAACAGGGTCTTCATTATTTCTAGAATTATTAGGATTAGGATTATAAAAACAACCGTTTTTTTCACATTCTAAACGTCCCTCAGTAATTTCGTTACAGTTTCTTTTCATTGTTGTAGTTGTAGTTGGACCTGACGTAGAAGTAGAACTAGAAGTAGCTTGAGAAGTTGAATTATTCATTATTAATAATAATAGATTAAAAAATAAAGATATGGAATTAATTAAATTTTATGTTAAAAGAACCTTTGTTAATAGGATTTAATTTGGATAAGTTTTTTACGCCAATGACCTTTTTAAATATTAAAAATCCAATTAATGATAAAACTAGTAATATTACCAAAACAATAACTCCAATTGTTACATCTGATAATCCTGGTTTTTCTGTTGATATTTCTTCAACCATTTCTACCATTTCAACTGGGGTTTCTTCACCGGTTTCAATTGTGGCTTCTTCGCCGGTTTCTACTGTGGCTTCTTCACCGGTTTCTACTGTGGCTTCTTCACCGGTTTCTACTGTTTGTTCTTCCACTGTTTCTTCTTTATTTAAATTATTATTACTTAATGATGGAAAGACAAACTTTCTTTTAACTTCATTTGGATTTGTATAGTCAACTGAACGTTGATTTAATATTGACTGTTCAACAAAATCTACTCTGTTTTCTAATTTTTGAACATTATTGTAAAAGTCACGTGTTTCATTAAATGCTTTTAAATCACCTGTAAGAGGGTCATATAAGAATTCGTAACCTTTATCATTTTTAACTACTCTCTTTCTAGCTAAGGCATTAATGGCATTTTGATTTGCTTCCTCTTGTGATTTTTCTTCTAATTGACTATCTAAATTTAAATAATTATAGTTCATTAATGAATTATCATTAGATTCAGTATTTCCATAGTGATACATCATAGGTTCTCCTGGTGTGTCTTCATTGAGTTGAAATGATGAGTTTACGCTGTCATTATTTGATGCTACTGGACCATTTTCTACACCTGTCTGTGTCATATTAGAATTTACTACCTGATTCATCATCATTGTTGAAACACTATTATTATTTGTTACTTGTGTAGTTGTTGTATTATTTCTAGGGACACTAGCAAGAGTAGTTGTAACACTATTTTGAGCGACAGGTTCAGTAGCACTTGCTTTTAAAGCACAGTAATCAACACTACAGTCACATTGGAATCTATCACTTTGGAAACCTTGTATTGGTTTACACATAGAATCGACCCATTCACAAGTTTCATCTAAGATCTTATCGGCCATAGCACATTGTGATACTGAAATAGCATCTCCACAGGAGATAAGACCACCACCAGTTGGACTGCCACCAGTTGGACCGTCACCAGTTGGACTGCCACCAGTTGGACCGTCACCAGTTGGACCGTCACCAGTTGGACTACCGCCAGTTGGACCGTCACCAGTTGGACTACCGCCAGTTGGACCGTCACCAGTTGGACTACCGCCAGTTGGACTGCCATCAGTTGGACTACCGCCAGTTGGACTGCCATCAGTTGGACCAGCAGAACCGTATCCAGCTAATGTAGTGGTTGAAGATGATACAGTAGGTGCTAATGTAGTGGTGGTAGTAGGTGCTAATGTAGTGGTGGTAGTAGGTGCTAATGTAGTGGTGGTAGTAGGTGCTAATGTAGTGGTGGTAGTAGGTGCTAATGTAGTGGTTGAAGATGATACAGTAGGGGCTAATGTAGTGGTTGAAGATGATACAGTAGGTGCTAATGTAGTGGTTGAAGATGATACAGTAGGGGCTAATGTAGTGGTGGTAGTAGGTGCTAATGTAGTGGTTGAAGATGATACAGTAGGGGCTAATGTAGTGGTGGTAGTAGGTGCTAATGTAGTGGTGGTAGTAGGTGCTAATGTAGTGGTGGTAGTAGGTGCTAATGTAGTGGTGGTAGTAGGGGCTAATGTAGTGGTGGTAGTAGGTGCTAATGTAGTGGTGGTAGTTGGTGCTAATGTAGTGGTGGTAGTTGGTGCTAATGTAGTGGTGGTAGTAGGTGCTAATGTAGTGGTGGTAGTAGGTGCTAATGTAGTGGTGGTAGTTGGTGCTAATGTAGTGGTTGATGATGGTGTAGTCATAGGAATAGTTACACTACTTGTTGTAACAGTAGTTGAAGGAACTGTTGCTGCATTATTCATTAGAGTGCTGGATGTTGTTGGCATAGGTGTTGTGGTGGTAATAGTTGTTGCAGCAGGAGTAGTAACTTCAGGCGCTGAAGAAGTAGTTGTAGCATCTGGACTTGTGCATTTTTTACAACAAAAGTCTATTTCTTCTTTTGAGTAAGTTTTGTTTGACATTACTATATAGATAAAACCGAGATTATTATTTCTGGATTTTGTTTAATTCTAAATTACAATATGGACATTTTTTACTACTGTTAAACCAAGAATCACAACATTCCCGACAAAACTCATGACTACAAGAAGTAATGTATGTCTCTAATTTATTAGTATTACATATTTCACACATAAATTTATTTTCACGTGGATAAGTTTTCGAAACTAAATATTCATTAAAGTTAGAAAGTCCAACTTCAACATTTCCTATGGTTTCACCTAAATTAGTTAGTCCTTCATAATTATCTATATCCTCTGGATTAATATCTGGAATATGAATTAAACCATCATTTTGTATCCTATCTAATATTTCATCTAAAGCAGAGAAAAAATCATATTCATAAGGTTCAGGTTGAGGTGTTTCCTCGGGTTGCTGATGATGATTTAAAACATTTCTAGAAAAATCACTAGGAGTAAGTAATGGGGTTGTTAAAAGACTTGAAAAATTAGGCATAAAAGTCATTTGAGCATCACAATGCTGAATGTGACTATTGTATTCACCAAAAGATATGAGATGATTACAGTATTCGCACGGTATTAAGTCTTGAAATTCCTCGTTATTAATAGAATTTTTACAGGATAATCCATGTAATGTTCTATTACACTCCGGTATTTCCCGACCACAGTTTTGGCACGTGTAATTTTCCATATAATATTATTACTATTTAATAAAGTTTTAAATTATGGAAACTACTAAATTAATAAAAATACAAAACACTGAAACAGACACTAAACGCAAACGAGGAAGACACAGTAAAAAAGCAGATTTGTTTAAAAATATAGACCCTGAGTTAGTAACCGCTCTTAAAAATCGGGAAAAAACTCGTGAATTATTAAAAAAAGAAAAGGTTCGTCAAGTAATAAATGATAGTGATATTCTTAATATAAGATCACAAATGAGAACTCGCAAAAAACCAAGTATTCGTAAAAAAACACTAACTACGGATGCAATTGAATCTATTATACGAGCATTCAAAGCACATTTAAAAGCAAAAGATTTCCAAAAATTTTCAATTTATTTTAATAAAATTAAAAAATATCAAGTAGTTCCTATACTTCATTACTATAATGCATTACGTAAGAAGAATAGTAAAGCTCCACTACCATTACTGAAAAATATATTTTTCAACTTAATTACAAGTGATATAAACTTAATACGCGAAAGCTAAACTTCCCATACCACTAATTATTTTAAGTATATTATAAGAAACTGTATAAACATCATAATTCACTTTATAGGTATAGTCTGTAATATCAGGAATATTTGCAGTAATATCTATAAATTTATCGTTGAATACACTAAAATCACAAGCTCCTGTAGGTTGGTCACTTGTAGCATCTAAACTGAAACTATAAACGTATATTCCTTGTATTGCTGGAGAATTCTTAAAATGCTGTAATGGTTGCTGATACAGGAAAAATTCCTTTTTCCTATCTGAAAATCTTTTACTACCATTTAATTTCAAAGTCATAGACTCAATTATATCACGTTTACAGTTAGCAGGAGTAAAATCTCCCGAAGTTAAATAACTAGTTGTGTAAAATGGAATACGGTTGTTTGTAGTATCATAATACTGGTCACTAAGTCTATATTCCATTGAATATGGTGGTAGATTATCAATCCAATTAGTGTAATTATTCCACTGATTTAATGCTGCTTGGTCATCGCGTTTAGGAACTACAACTATATACTGTGTTGGATTATTCGAACTAATTTTGAAAGAATGGTCGCTGGCAGTAATTCCTAAACTACTATTTTGACGATTTACTTGTGTGATTAAGTATTCGTGTTCAAATACTGCAAATCTCTTTCTTTCTTCAGTGTCTAAAAATGCATAGACAAATTCTGATTTTCCAGTAATTTCTAGTGTTTCGCTACTACTAAAATTTGCATCTTTAGTAAATTTTTCAAATCCTAAGTCTCCATCTAAACTACTGGTCACTTTAACACGCTTTCCATAACTGGTGCTACCAGGTGTTGTGTCAATTACAGTAAAAAGGTCGTATAATGGAGCAAGTGTGAAATCAATTGAAACTTCGTGATATTGAAGTGCTATAAGTGGTAGTGCTAATCCACTTTTACCTGTGAAAAAGAAAGGCAATGGAATTTTTAATGTAACTGCGGGAATACTAGGAAATGTGGTGGTTGTATTTACATCGTCAATTGTAATGACATTAAATCCGGTGTTATCAGTAATTAAACTACTTCTAATATGTGGATAATTTCCATTATTTCCTGATGCCATCTCAGGTTCATATAAATCTGGAATTGAACCGTATAATTTTGAACCGAGACGTTTCTCTTCATCGTTCGCCATTAATTCTTTGTGTATATTTAACCACTCTCCATTAAGAGTATCTATCTTTACACCTCCTATTTTTAATGTAGCTTCACGGATTAAATGAGATGCTAGATTCTTAACCCATTTAAAATTATAGGTTTTAGGGTTTGTGCTAGAAGTTTTTCCACTATAAATAGCAGGCAGTGAGAATACTAAATAAGCACCTGTTAAAAGGTCACCATTTCTAGGCACTTTAATTGTAAATTTCGTAGTTGTAAATTTATTTAATGCTGTGTCTGTTCCTAATTCATCAATTGACTCAAGTGCAAATCTAGTATATTTTCTGAATACGCTCTTGAAAAAAGATATTTGAGGATTTGTTGTTAAAAATGTTTCTGCGTTGGATGTTGCTGCTAACTGTAAAAAACCACCAGTCATTAGATTATCTTATATTTATACTATATTTTTTTAAGTGTAATAAAATTGAAGTGAAATTAATGTTTATAATTAAATAAATAATTAATGACTCTAGAATTTTCTCCAGACCAAGTAGAAGCTATTCAATGTATTCGAGATTTTCTTAATGGACCTGAAAAGACGCTACTATTTCAGGGTAGTGCTGGAACAGGTAAAACCAGTGTAATTAATCACGTATTTTCACTTCCTGAATTTTCACGACGTAAAATTTGTTTGGCAGCCACTACTAACAAGGCAGTTGCTGTAATTGAGGCAATGAGTGACACAAAACGTGAAAATGTGGAGTATTTAACACTTCACAAACTAATGAAAACCAAGCGTGTAATTGATGTGAATGGAGAAGCACAATTTGTAATTAACTCATCTAGTATATTTAGTAAGGCACGAGATAAGAAAACCAAGAATATTAACTCATTCGATATTGTTGTAATTGATGAGGCGTCGATGATTAGTAGTAGTGTGTTCCATAGTTTAATGAAAGTCATTGGTAAAATTCGTGGTAAGATTATATTCACTGGAGATCGTTATCAGTTGAATCCAGTTAATGAAGAGGAAAGTGCTGTGTTCTCTCTAGAAAACAATGTTGAATTGAAAACTATTCATAGAGCGTGTAATGGTATTCTGGGGATTAGTAACCACATTCGTGAAAGTGTAGCAAATACCGACAAAATTAAAATACGTAAGTGGTGTGACGGCGAGAATGTGTTTCTACTTAAAAATCGTAAAGAGTGGTTAGAAAAGTTCGTTGAGATTAATTCCAGTGAATGTGACCCAATTGTTTTGGCATACACCAATCAATGCTGTAATGCAACAAATGACACACTACGTAATATGATTTTCAGTGAAACCCGAGGTTTTGAAGGTCAGCGATTTATCAATGGCGACCGTATTGTATTCAACAACGCTTTTAAATCTAGAATAATTGAGGAGGATGGTGCTAAGTCAGTGAAAATATTTCACACAAGCCAACAGGTAACAGTTAGGAAAACTGATACTAGTATCAAAAGCTGTAATCCTGTATCACTTGAATATCTCTTTAGTCCAGATACAGTTGGCGCTCAGCCGTTTTACCAGAAAGGAGTTCCTATGTGTAGTGTATGTAAAGTGAAACCAATGAAAGCTAACAGTGAAAGTGTGTGCCTTCATCGTTACTGTAGTGAATGTTATTTGACTTGGATTCACCAGGCTAGAGAATGTCCATTATGTTGTATTGAATTTCGTAATAGTGATAGTGAATTCAAGGTGAATAACCGGAAGTTCAAAGCATTAGAACCACTTCTAAATAAATTCCATAGATTTACACAGAATACCTACAAGGTTTGGTGTCTTGAACTCGAAACGCCAGGCAATATTAGCATTGATGTTGTTCACGAGAAATCAGTTGAAAAGTTCGAACGTGATACTCAAACATTGAAAACTATTATTAGTGATATCAAAGCAATTAGCAACAGTAATTTCATCCACACAGTTGCTCGTCACCTTTGGGAATACTACTACAGAGAATATCTCGATACCTTTGCGGATGTCTCTTATGGTTACTGTATCACTAGTCATAAATCTCAGGGTTCTACATATAACACTGTATTTGTTGATGTAGGCAATATATTGAATTTCAATCGCACAGTTGTTGACGGTCTCAAATGCGTTTATACATCGGTTACTAGACCATCTGAGAATTTGTATATTACATACTAACACACTAGCAAAAGCAATTTTCTAGTGTAATATTAAAGTAATGCGAATTAAATTTTTTATTTCATTTTTTAACTTTTTAGGTAGGATATTTTCCAGAAAAAAGAAATGCAATAAAATATTGCCTAAAATTGATACCTCTACTAGTGTAGCAATACAAATGACAGAATTAAATATTAAAACTCCATCGTCACCTATTTCTTTGACTCCAAGTGAAGAAATTTTATATATCTAGATTTAAATAAATTATAAACATTTATTATAAATATGGGAAATTGTTTAAGAGGTTCATTTTCAGATAATGTAGCAAAGAACTCGTTGGATGCCTTATTAATGCAGCATCAATTACGAGACACCCACGAATTAGCAAGTTTTGCGGAATTAGATAATGATAGCATACGTGCTGTTGACCAGACTACAATAAATTTAAATTTATTGGAAAGAATTAAAAATTTAGAAGACAACGTTTTGTCACTATCAGAAGATACGCATATATTACATCAAAATTTCATGTCGAACCACCAATCATCATCTAAATAAGGTGGGTAATCTCCAGTATCACCACAGGCATCACGTGATGGACCTGCCTTAACTATTTTTTCAATTTCATTGAACTCTAATGCTTTATTATAGTATCTCACACGTGACAAGTAACCTTCGAAACCACCAAAAAGTCCTGACCAGAACTCTCCATAGTTTTGCCTTGGTGCGCTCTTGAGTTCTTTGCGATGTTTTAATTTACCATTGAAATATACGTCTAAATATTTATGATTTAATGAAATTGAGCAGTGGAACCATTTTCTTACTGGGACGTTTTCTATATCAACATATTCTAATGGGTTTTCTTGAGTATTCATATAGACACGCAATGTATTTTGCTCAGGATGTATCCAAACACCTGGTGCTCTATTTGGGAAACTTGTTTTATTACCACGATGGAATACATGCTTCCATTTACCGAAGTTGTATTCCATTGATTCAATTACCATCCAAAAACTATATGTAAATTCAGCACCATCCTGTCCATCAGAGCGATAAAGTGGAATACTATCTTCTTTACTAGGGTCAGTGGATATAACTACGCTACTTTTTCCACTTTTAGAGCCTTCAATTAAAAATGGTGAATATTTATTAGCATTTCTTGTGTCTAATAACCATTTTCTAACAAACCACATAATTAAAAATGTAACTAAAGCAACAACTAAAATAAGCAAAATTTTTTTACCTGTATCACCAATAAGATTTTGTTTTATGCTTTTAACTGTATTACTTGCTTTAGAATAAATAGAATTATTACTATTTACTTTTGAACCAGTATTACTATTGCTTTTGTTCATACCTTCACTTGTTATATTCATAGATTTAATTTTTTTAGAGGAATTAGAGTCAGCAGATGAATTCAATTTATATGGGTCTCCAATTATATTTGTATTTCTACCTGAATTTCTACCTGAATTTCTACCTGAATTTCTAACTGAATTTCTACTTGAAGTTAAATTTGAATCTAACCCTCTTCTTAACTGTGACGAATCTTGTGCCATAATTCTAGGACTTGAACTGGATTGATAATAATCTCTTTGATAACTGGGAGATGATGAATAACCTGATGAACCTGGATATGAACCAGGATATCTACCTGAATATCTATTATTAACACCAACAGGGTAAGTAGAAGTATCAATAGGTTTTTTCTTTGGTTCTTTGTCTAATCCAAATAATCTACTAAAGAAAGAACTTTTTTTCTTAGGTTGATTTCCAGAATTTCCAGTATATGTTGATGGTTGTGATGGATATACTGGTTGTCCTTTTCCTCCTGAATTTCTTCCTGAATTTCTTCCTGAATTTCCTCCTGAATTTCCTCCTGAATTTCCTCCTGAATTTCCTCCTGAATTTCCTCCTGAATTTCTACCAGAACTTCCCTGACTAAAGTTAGTTGTTAATGAACCTGAAGGACCATTACCCGTTGTTGATTGTCCTGTATTAGAAGTAGAAGTTGAACTAGAACCATTATTACCATTACCATTATTATTACCATTACCAGTATTACTACCATTACCATTATTATTACCATTACCAGTATTACTACCATTACCATTATTATTATTATTACCATTTACGACTTGTAATGCGTTAGCCTTTATAACTCCTTTAGCATTATTATTGTTACAACACCTTTTTTTTAATTTTATTAAGGCATTATTAAATTGTTCAGTATCAGCCATATATAATAACTATTATAAAAAAAAAAAAATTAATTGAGTAATCCTGGTTTTAAACTAGGACCCTTCTTATACAATTTTAATATTTCTTTAACTGGTAATGCTTTGTTAGATGCCTTAAGATTGGCAATAAATCCATTAAAACCACCTTCTGGGCAAACTAATAAATCTCTGTTATTTACACTAGGTGAACCACTTAATACACAAGATTTCTTTAATTTTCCATCAATTGATATATCTAATACATTGTTTGTAATAGCAATATTTACAGAAACCCATCTTTGAAGTGGGAAATATTCAATATCACAATGGTCACATCCTGGTTTAACATTAGAGGTATCATGATGACCTACAAAGTTTTCATTTAATGGCATTGCATTTGTGCTAGAGTCTTGGGTATCAACACTCACAATATCATTTTCGTTAGATTCATTTAATTCGTCAATTGGTTCCTGAGTGCAGACTGATTTTTCAAGTGGATTATATGATGTTTCAAGATTAATTAATACTCTGAGTGTGTTATTATTCTTTAATAAATAAACGCCAGGGTTTTCATTTGTATCGTTACTATGAACGCTTTCTCCTAATGAACCTTTAAATAACACACACTTATCTTCGGCATTTCTGTAATCATAATCGTTTACATACATCCAAAAGTTATAATTATAAGAGTTGCGCTCAGTTGATACTGGAATATTTCCATTTGATATTCTTGTCATAGTCTTGGCGTCGTGTATATAAGGGACTAATTCCTTTGTTTTAATTTGACTGACTATTTTTTTATTGCTTATGTATCTGTAAGCAAAGAAAGCCAATAACATTACTACTAGTATTGATACCACTATTATTATAATAACTGTATAATCCTGTGGTTTTTTTACAGAATTGTTTGCTGAAGGTTTATTCAACATTGAATTATTCATACGCATTACTGGTTTGTTATTTGCTAAATTATTACCAGTGGTATTTAATGGCATTACAACTTTATTGTTAGTCACTTTATTTAAACTATTATTTAATTTATCGACAGGACCATTTAAACTGATTTTAGGTTTATTACTATTTGATGTTACATTTGCTCCACCTCGTTTAGGCATATTAATAATATATCAGTAGATTTTTATTTGCGAGCATTATAAAGTTTTTCTACTTCTTGTATATTCAAAGCGTCATTAAAATATTCGACATACCGTATTTTACCATTGAAATTATTGTTTTTTTGACCAATATAAAAACTGTTTTGTGAAATAAGAGGAATATTAGGTAAATACATGCCCTTTATCATAACACCATTTAAGAAAATATTAACGTTTCTATCATTACAAACAATAACTATGTGTTCCCAGACTTGATACCTAAAATCCTTCAAATCAAAATTATAGTATGTTTTATTTGAAATGTCATCACGATACGCAATAGATATTCTCAATGTGTTAATTTTAGGAATCATATAAACATTAGGAGAACCATAGTGAGAAATTATACCCTTGGGTGAGTCATATTTTTTATTCCAACTGGAATTTTCAGCCACATTTTTAGAATATAATGAAAATGCGAGAGTGTATCTGTTACCTGTTTTACTTACAGGAACTAATGTGCTGGGATACTTACGTGAAAAGTCACCTACCAACTCTAATGTTGAATCTTGTATTATATTGTGTATTCTGTTTTTTCGAAAATATAAAAATGATACTATAATAATTATTACAATTATAACTACAAATAAACCAATTAATACTTTTCTCATATAATTTATACCTCTATTTTAATTTTTCCAATATCTTTTTATCGCTTAAAACAGTGGGATAAATTTCCAAATAATTTATTAAACCAGAGTATGTCTTGTTTCTATGTATGAATAGCGAACCAGTGTTTTCAAACGGTTTTCCAGTAATTGTAAAAATTGTGCGAATACTACCATTCATAAATACTGTTACACTGTTTTGAAAAACACTAAACCCTAATTTTACATCACTATTCATAGGAACATCCTTGATATCTAAAGTATTAATTATTTTTTTAGCTACTTCAAGTTCTTTAGTGTCAGTTGCTGTGAAAGATGACTTTGGATGTGCGTGGTCAGGAAATGCTCCTTCTTCAAACTGTTCTGTTGTAATTACAAGTCTTAATGTATTCTTTGTAGGATGAAGCCATAATCCAGGATTTTGATCAGGAAAATCGGCTGTAACCTCATCCCAGTTGTCTATTCCTTCGCCCTCATAGGGATACTCTAATATTTTATTAGTATCTATTTCTGTTCCGACATGAAATAGGTGACGCCAATAACCGTAGTTATGATAAAAATTCTTTACATTAAATGACACTAAAAATGTGTAATTAAATCCATCTCTAGGTTTTACTATTTCTGCTGAAGGAATTACAGTGTATAGTGAAGTATTTATTTTTCCTAATTTTAATGCGTTTTCTACACCTACTGAAGCACTTATTTTATTATATGCCTTATACAATAATACCAAAATAGTAACTAAAAATACTACGCCTACTATTGACAATATTAATACTTTAACTAAATCCATTATAAATAAATCATATAAATTATTTTAAAAAATTATTAATACTCTGTTTTTCATTAAAGCATTTTATACATAATACCTGTAAATTATAATTTTCAGTATCTCCACCCAATGAAATAGGTTTCTTAAGGTCTAACTTACCCTGAAAAACACTTATGCTTGCTCTACAATTATTACATAATCCACCCTGTTGCTCTAAAATAAATCTTATTTTTTGTTCGTTGAATCTATTGTTTTTTGCTTCAACGTTACTCGTTAATTTACGAACGTGATTTACGAAGTTAAACTCCTCTATAAGGTCTTCCTTTTTCAGTTTTTTCTGTTTTCCTGAAAACATTCTTTTTAAAACATCTGGATTTACTAAAAGTAACAATACTAGAAATCCCCCTATTATGTAATTATAATATTTCATTGAAGAAAATATAATAGGTTCAACTGATATTTTACCGAAATATATCATTACGCATAATACTACTAAAAATATTAAAAAGACTAATGCCCTCATTATTTTTTAATTAGAAAAAAAAAAAAAATCCTAGATAAAAACCTGACTATGGTGCAGCAGTATCAATTGTTAATGTTCCACCTGAAACACGAATTAATCCTTTTGCTGCAACTTGTGTTTGTGCTACATTCCATTCAAAATAAATATATGAACCATTCAAGATTTTCATACCACTTGTTCCAGAAGTAAGTGTTAGGTCATCATCAGTGTCGTTACCTGGAACAGCGGGCAATGTGTAAATATCATTACCAGAACCTGAAACAATTAAATTCCAGGCACTTGCATCAAATCCATCGCCTGAATTTAATGAAAATGTAATAGGGCTTGTAGTGTTAAGTGTATTACCTTTAAAAACTATAAGTGATTTATGAGTAGCGCCGTCACCATCTGTATTTCTAAATGGATTTACAGCACCTATATCACAAGCACTGGAAATGTTGCCAGTTAAAAACTGAACAGTTAAGTTGGTAGCGAAACCATCGTCACCTGCTAAGGCTCCATCTGCAGCATCAGATAAAGTGGCAGTCTGTGATGCCACTGCTGATGCATCATTTAAAATGATGGCACTTTCAGCTGCTGTTAATGAAGATTTTTGTGACAAAAAGTGAAAAAGAGCCTCAGCTTGGTTAATATTAATTTTATCTAAACCAGTTGTATCAAGAACACCAAATGGATTATCAGCGTAACTTCCACCTAATCTTATTCTTCCATTTCCAATAAAGTTTTCAACATTAATATTATAATTTGGCATAGTATATATAATAATAATATAATAAAAACAAAACCTATAAATAGTTAAAATTAAACTGTTTTTTCCTTTGTAATAGTTTCACTTACTACTCCCAGAATACTTCGCAAAAATTCATTACGGTTACCAAAACGCATACCATCACGATACCTTTCTGGAATTTTACTGAATACCGAATTTACATTTTCCTGTAGTGACGCTCCTCTACTGCGATATGTATATCCAGCAACTACACTAGCAATGAAATAAGGCAAGTAAATATTCACTAGGAAAACACCCAATACAAATGCCGGAATTACAGTTTGAAGTTCGAGGTATAATCTGGAAGTGTTTTTTCTTTTAATAAAGAATCTATAGTTCATCCCCATCATAAACCCCATTATATTAAAACTTCCCCAATTAATCATAAGTCCCATCATGAATGCTGTAAAACTAGTAATGCGGTCAAAGCAAGTAATATCGATTTTGTCTGCACCCCAATCTGTTTGTGACGCAAACTCTGATTTATCTCCTAATGCGCTTTCAATTTGTGGAACAGAACTAGTTTTTTCACGTGCCATACTACGGGTAACTCTAACATTTTCTTCTTCCGGATCAGAAGAGGAAGCGCTAGCATCGTTTAAATTGTCATTAATTTCGTTTATTTGAATATCTTCTGTCATTTCTTATAATTTTCAATTTGTCTAATTTTTAAGTGGTTATCTATAACCAAATTATTTTCTTTAAAGATTTCTTGTGGTTCCTTATTAAATAGTAACTACTTAAGATAATTGCCAAAATAATTACCGTTATTTGAATTCCTGCAATTACTCTATTATTACTCTCTTTAATTTTTTGATTACTAGAATAATTTAAGTTATCTAAGGGTCCAGATTTTCCTTTAAAATATGCTCTATATGCTTCAACTGCTTCATCATATGTCCATTCGCGTTTTCCTAATGACTTATTTACTCTGTTATGAAGGTCCACAGTCCATCGTATTATAGAGTCACGGTTTTCAAGTCTAGGTGGTTGTGTTTGTAGGTGAGCAGAATAGTGATTTTTACATTTTTCACAAGGAATAGTATTACCCAATGAATTATAAAAGTCTAGATGTTGAGTTTTTTGTAAATGTGTTGGATTGTCTGGAAAGTTAAATGAAATAGTGTGTAAATAAAACCATAAGTGTGGTCCCCAGCGCGTTGGTTCCATTATATCTATTATATACTTACAAAAAATTTATACTTAAAAAATTACTAATTAAAATTATTAGAAGTTTCACAATGAAAAAAAACGCTAGTTTATACTGTGGGAATTGTGGAGAACCTGGACATATATACAAGAAATGTCTCCAACCTATAACGAGCATGGGTATTATTGTTTTTCAAAAAAACCCAGAGACAAAACGGCACGAATATTTAATGGTAAGACGAAGAAACACAATAGGATTTGTGGAATTTATGAGAGGTAAATACACGCTAGATAACTATAAATACATATTAAGTATTTTTTCCATAATGACAATAGGTGAAAGAGAAGAAATATTAAATAGCACATTTGATGAATTATGGGAATCTCTTTGGATGAATAAGAATGTAAGACAATATCAGAATGAATACTCTCACTCAAAGAAAAAATTCGATATATTGAAAAATGGTTTGATTGTTACACAATTAAATCAAAAATTAAATTTGGAAGATTTCAATAGATTAGCTCCAAAAGATTATACAGAACAGGAATGGGGTTTCCCAAAAGGGCGAAGAAATCTAAAAGAAAGTGACCGACAAGCAGCTATTCGTGAATGTAATGAAGAAACAGGACTATCAACTACTGACTATAAAATACTCGAAACAGCACCTAAATTTGAAGAAGTATTCCTGGGAACTAATAATATTCGTTACAAGCACATTTATTTCTTAGCTGATTATGTTTCTGAGAAGGCACTAGAACTAGACCTTGAAAATTCAGTTCAGTTACTTGAAATAAGTGATGTTTCATGGTATAGTCTAGACGAATGTTTAGTTAAAATACGAAATTATAATGAAGCAAAGAAAGAATTAATTAAAAAAGTAGATGAATATTTATCTCGCGATATTATAATATAATATAAGTTATGGCTGGCAAATATCCAGAATACACTGACCCTCTTTTTAATCAAAAAATCTTCGAAAAACGTGAGTCGAAGTTTAATATGAGCAAACCACTATCTACTGACGCAGATTTAGAAGCAGAATCTCAGAAAAGATGTGGTGATTTTAGACTTTCAAATACTCAAAAGTTTTTAAAATCTTTTATGAATGGTAAATCTCCATATAGGAGTCTTTTGCTTTACCACGGAACAGGCACTGGAAAAACCTGTAGTAGTATTTCAATTGCCGAACAATTTTCAGAAGAATTAGAGAGCAATCATAAGAAAATTATAGTTGTATTAAACCCTAGTATTCAAGAGAATTTCCGTAAGAATATCTTTAATATTCAGCGTTACAAAAGTAAAAAGGTTAATCAGCAATGTTTGCGCGATAAATATCTTAAAATGATAAAATCCAAAAAGTTCCGTGATGATGAAGAACTAATGAAGAAAATAAATAGAAAGATTAATGCAAAGTATAAATTTATTGGATATCAAGCCTTGGTGAATATGTTGGCTAAATGGGAGCGCGAGCCACGTATTAATTTACGCGATAAAATACGGGAATACTTTGATCGTAGTGTAATGATTATCGATGAAGTTCATAATATTGGAAAACCTTTAAGAGAAAAAATAGACCCTGCTACTCAGTTACCAGAAGAAGCACCAAGGGAAAAAAGTAAGTTACCTAAGTTTTTAATGGACATTGTTAGTTCAACAGATAATATGAAATTATTGTTACTTTCCGCAACTCCAATGTTTAATGAACCAGTTGATATAGTTCCTATACTCAATTTACTTAGAGTTAATGTTGGACTTCCAACTGTAAAACCTGGTGACCTCTTTCAGGGCAGACATTTAAAGTCAATTGAGTTACTAGAAGAATCTTCAAGAGGTTTAGTATCATATTTAAGAAGCGAAAATCCTCTAGCATTTCCAAAGAGATTATACCCTCATCCACGTGAATTAATATCTGAATTCCCAGTTCAAGATTTACGTGGAGAGCGATTAGACCCAGATGATGTAATTAAGAGATTACAAATAGTTCCTTGTGTAATGGCAAAAGGTAAAACACAATTGAAATACTATGAAGAAATTGAAGGAAGTTTCGGTAGCTTTGAAAGCGTAGGTATTAATGTATCAAATATTGTGTTCCCTAGAGGAACTGATAGTGAAACTGCTAATGTGTATAGTCACGAAGGTCTCTTACAAAATTTTATAAGAAACCAGTGCCATAAACGTTTTACACTTATGCCAAACTTTCAAAATCCTGAATCATTGGATTTCTTGAAATTGGATAAAATAGGAGAATATTCCGCTAAGATTAAGGCAATTCTTGAAAATGTGAAACGTTGTGAAAATGGAATTGTGTTTATTTATTCCAGATACGTGTGGGCAGGTGTAGTTTCTATTGCTCTTGCACTTGAAGTGGCAGGTGCTAAAAATATAAATGGTAATTTATTAAATTTCCGTCAAGCAGACTATCGTGACCCTAGAAATGTCGCTAAACACTTAGGACTTTCAGCAGCCGAAGGTAAGAGTCTTCCAAGTCCTGGAAAATTATACGCCCCTGATGATATTCTCAAGAACTATACCTACGCTTTAATTACTGGTAACCGTGACTTAAGCGATGGAGCATACAAACGATATTTGAGTATTGAACCACGTAATCAAGATGGTTCTAGAGTAAAGATTATTCTCGGTAGTGAAAGTGCCAGTGAAGGTCTTGATTTTAAATACATTCGCGAAGTTCATATGTTAGACCCGTGGTTTCATTTGAATAAACTTGAACAGGTTATAGGTAGAGGTATTCGTAATTGTTCACACATTGATTTACCTAGGGAACAACGAAATGTTACTGTTTATCATTATGCAGCAGTAAAACCAGGAAAAGTCGCTGAAACTAAGGAAACAATAGATTTAAAAATATATCGCGAGGCGGAAAACAAGGACGTTCATATTGCACAAGTCGAGCACGTTTTAAAGGGAAATGCCGTAGATTGTGAGACAAACCGCGGTGTAAATTTATTCGTTGGAGCACCATACAACCAGAGTGTTGAAATGATTGATTCACGCAATAATCGCAGAGAGGAAACATTAAATGACAATGACTACTCAAGAAATTGTAATTACGCTCTCTGTCCATACAGTTGTGGTGTGGATACAAAATCAAAAAAGGTTGATGAGTCAACCTTCGATTACAAGAGAATGACTGATAATATCGATGAATGTGTAGATGATTTAGTAAAAATATTTTCATTGAAAAGTGATTTGACACTTGAACAGATTATTGCTGAACCAAGTTTACAAAAATATTCACGTGACCCCCAAATTATATATTTAGCAGTATACAGAATAATTAGTGATGAAATACCACTAGTTTCTATACACAAAAAACCAGCAAGATTAGTTTATTCCGAAGGATATTACATTACTGTAGATGCTCAATATTTCAAACACGATAAATCAGGTCAAAGAATAAAATTGGTGGATGTAAGAACAGCATTACCAAAGAGAACTATGAAAGTAAATTTAACACCTAGCGTTGGAAAATTTGTTGAAAAAATGACATACAAATCCAATTCAAATCTAGGTAATAATACTAAGGTTAAAAATAACATTGACGAAATTTTCAAAAAATTATTGAGTGGAGAAATTCAGATTTGGAATTTAAGTGACAAGCAACGTTTAGATTTTTACTTATATGTTTGGGTTAAATCCACAGTTGAAAAAATGCCTATAAGTCAAATATTAGAAACACGTATGAGAGAGTTATTACCAGAAAGTAGTGAAAGCACATCCGCGCCTATTGAAGAATTATTACCAAAAGCCACGGATAAATCAATGGAACAAGTGAAAATGAAAGCGTCACTAATGATAATTGAATGGTATTTGTCAAGAGTTTTTAATAACAAAGGTTTTTATTGGTATTCACTCGTTGAGAAAGTATTTAAATTATTTGAATATGAAAAAGAGGCATTTGTTGAAAGACTTCCAGGGTCTGGTGAGCATAATGCGTTATTGAGACGTATAGATATTAGAAGTAAAACTATTAAAAATAGTGACTTACTTGGATTTATTGACCGTGACTCAAAGTTCAAAATTCGTGATAATATAAAGAAATCTAAGGGCAAAAATACTGGGCGAGAGTGTGAAACATTTACTGCTAAGAATATTATGGATTATTTAACTTCACGAGAAATCACAGTTAAGTTTCCTGTAGAAAGTCTCAAAAAGAAAGATAACTTGTGTTTAGTTTTAATATTATCTATGATAGCATCAAACACACCAGAACTTTCCACTTTCTTAACATTAGAAGACGCAGCCTTTCAAAAACTTATTAAAAATTGAATTTAAAAAAGAAAATGTATGATAATAATAATACTATGAATACTACACAAATTCTCAGCATTAGTCTAGGTCTTGGTGCGGACGAAATTAATGGAAATATAGAGAACATAATCTTATTTAAATTGAAGAAACAACTTGAAGGAAAATGTATTCGAGAAGGATTTGTATTGCCTGGTTCAGTGGAAATTGTAAGTAGAAGTGCTGGAACTGCTCAATTGAGTCATTTTAATGCCAACTTTATCTTCCATATTCAATATTCAGCAAAGATTTGTAATCCAGTTGAAGGAGACATCTTAGAAGCGGAAATTACAAATGTAAATAAAATGGGTATTCTTGCTCAAGCTGGAGAAGGTGACCCTCCACCACTCAGCATTCTATTGGCGAAACAGCATCATATGAACAACGATAAATTCGAAAAAATGCGAGAAGGTTACAATATTCGCGTTAAAATTATTGGAAAACGTTTTGACAGTGGAGAAAATCAAATTTCAATTATTGGTCTCTTGGAAGATTAAGATTAATTATTCAATACTAATAGAATAATTATGTAGCATAATATTAGATACTAATGAATTTTTTTTCAATTGGAGGACGACCTAAAACACGTAGGCGTAAACAAAAAGTAATTAAAAACAAGACTACACAGAAACGTGCAAGAGTTACCCGTGAATCTTCACCAGCGCCACCTAGACCTATAAGAAAACCCCAGAGAAACGAGGTGTTTAAACGTAAAGTTGACCCTGTAGTTTCAGTAACTGATGAAAATGGAGTAAAAGTATATCACGTGCGTAAGATTATGACCGATAAAGCAATTGCCGATAAAATATCAGAATACTTTCCATCCTCACATTATTCACTCGTGGTAAAAGAGGATACAGATGTATGGGGTGTAGATGAAGAAGGAAATCGTGAAAAATTATTAGTTAAATTCCGTAAGGGTGTAATTCCAGAGAAACATTGTAGGGCAGGAATAGCAAATTTAAAAAAAGCGGCCATGAAACGTCACGATAATCGTGGAGCTGCTGCTGGACCAATTGATCTCAAAAAAATGCCTCTTTATGCTAATGATGCAAGCAAATTTGTAAAAAAAAGCAAATTCCGTATTCTCGCATATGTTAGCAAAGAAACCGGTAAATTGGTAAATAACTCACTTGGAAATCAAAGCACAAGTAATATTATTGGTTACTTTGATAAACCAGACAGAAACATTAAAGTTAATCCTCCTCCTTGTAGAGAAACCGCATTCACTAGTCAGCAGGTAGAAAAATGGAAAGAAAGCATACCTTTAATTGAGGCTATAGACCGAGAGTTCAAAAGATTAGTTCCAGACCGTCACTCTGTTCAATACAAAAGAGCCCACGAAACTCCTTTTGTAATAAGTGATACTGCCTTCTCAACAGTAACTATAAATCACAACTGGAGAACAGGATTACACACTGATAAAGGAGACCTCACTGATGGATTTGGTAATTTGGTGGTATTAGAAGAAGGTGATTATGAAGGTGGATATACTGGATTTCCTCAATATGGTATTTGTGTTGATGCGCGTCACGGAGATTTCTTGGGTATGAATGTCCATGAATGGCATTGTAATACTGAAATACGACCCAAAACCAAAGATTACACTAGATTATCTCTTGTTTGCTATCTACGTGAAAAAATGGTGAGATGTAAAGGATTAGAATTTCCTAAAAATAATTAATAATTAATACTAGAATTTCTTTTTTTTCTAAATATATTATATAAAATATGCTCGGTAATCTTGTTGGCGTCGCTATAAATGTTGTATTTTTATCATACGTTAGAAAATTAGAAATTGAACAGTGTGAATGCTCCGAAGATAAACTTCGTAACTATATTAAAACTTTCTCAGGTGCTATGATTGGTTTATTCTTATTGAATTTACTTTTAACACTTTTGAGTGTAAAGGTATATGTTCCAAAGGCACTTAGAGTAATTGTATCATTACTCATTTTATCTGCCGGAATATATCAGGTATATGCTCTTTTCAAATACTCACATAAACTAACACTCTCTAAACCTGAATGCGAATGCTCAAAGGACTGGCGTAGAACATTTATGTTTTATATGTCCATCTTCTATGCTTTTATGTTATGTTATTTAGCTGTTCAAGTAATTTATATTAGTATTAAACTAGCTACTATGAGTAAAACTGAAAAGAAACAATTAATGAACTCTGTAAAAGCAATGAAAAAGGCAAGTAATAATTCCCTTCGTGCTAATTCAAAAAGCGGAAGCAGAAAGTAGATAATTTAACATTCACGCTTTATAGTTTCACACCATAAGTTTGGATTTTCAATAGGATTAGGAGGTGAATCAAAGTATTCCCAATTAAATACACCATAAAAATCTGGATATTTCTCTCTTATTTTCTTAATTTCAATGAGACAATCATTAAAACCTTCACTTGATAGCATACCAATTACTATTTTATTAGCTGGATATCCATTTTCTACACAACTTTCAAAACTTTCAAGAGAGAAATCTCCATAGAATTGTCCATTTAAGTATGTAATCCAAGAACCTTCACGTGAATTCCATAGGTCTTTGTAAACAAACCCACCCATACCAGGATAATCCGCTTCTAAACTACTTTGAACTGGCGCCAGTGACATTGTAAAATCTGGAAAATCTCTTCGAATATCACGCATTAACATTCTAATGTCGTTCAATGAACATTCTTCCTCTATATCAAAATCTACTCCAGAAATAACAGGATGCGTTTCAAGTGTGGTTTTAAGCATTTGATAGTATTTAGGATAGTCAGAGAATAATTGTTCATACGCACTTCCTGCTCCACCTATCATCAATACAATTTTTATTCCTTGTTCAGCTGCTTTTTCACAGTCACTCCAAACTGGGTCGAAATCTGGTGAATCTGGTGGTTTGTCATTCAAATGAATATAATCTTCGCCAAAGTGAATACTGGACACGTGTATTATGTTTGGTTTATATTCACTAGCGAGAATATCTGTCAATCCACAGAAGGTTTGATAATAATATATAAGTTTCATAATAAGATACTAGAATATATTAAACTTGCTTAAGAAACAAATTATTAATTAAGATTAATTAGAATTAATGAGTAACAGGTATGCTATGAATATAGACATTATAATCCAACATGGATACCGACAACCACTAGACGTATTAGACACATTTAAATTGCGTTGGAATATTCTTTTTCCATTTAGGCAATTTACTCGTGATATATTAGCGAATTCAGGTTTTACTAGTGTTGAGCAATTAACACATCATATTATGGGTCGCAGACATCGCGAATCACTAGGTGACAATTGTATGTATATTAGTATAGGAACAGCAACGGCATTTGTAAAAGTATTAAAAAATATTTTATCTGATACTGACAAATTTATAACAAGAGAAGTTTTAGAACATTTTGGAACTGGGGAAGAATTTGAAGTAATTTGGGATTTATATCACGCTCACGATTTCTTTAAGAAATACCTGGACCTACAGGCGACAGGCGAAGAAATAGTGTTTAGGAGTTGGTGGTGATTTTTTTGAAAATTGACTACTTAAAATTTATTTTTTTTTATATAATAAAAGTAATGTGGTTACACGAAGTTCCTAAACACGACCATAAAAAACCTCAACTTTTGGATTATTGGATAAAAGACGCCGGAGTAGATAAAATTAAGGTGAATACGAGTAATTTTCCTCAAGAGAAGAAATACACAAAAATAAATAATTTCAGTGGTTCTGTTCTGAGTAAGTCGAAAAAAATAAATCTATAGTTATATTATATGAATAATAAAAATTATAAAGTTGTAGTATACACTGGTGTAGGTTCTAACAATGATGGAAAACACTCTAAGAAACGATTTATGGAAATAGCAAAAAAAGAGTTCGGTAAAGCGTGTTCAACGAAACTAGGCGAAAAAAATTGTAATCCATGTAAAAAATTAAAAAAACTAGAGTATGAAATCATGGACGACGAATTTGAGGCAATGGATAGAGGAAAAAAATACAAGGTTTCAAAGAATAAAAGCAAACGTCGTTCTAATCTTAAAAAGAAATGTAAAAAATGCACTAAAAAGAAGGGAAAAAAATGTAATTTTGAAGAGTTACTAGAATATTCCGGTGCTGAATTGAACAATTAATTTTTTTGTATTAAAATATTATTAAAATATTATTAATGAAATTATCAAGAAATAAATTATATGTTTTATTATCTTTTATAGTTGCTTTTGTTATTCTAACACTAGTATTCTTCAAAAAAAGTTATGAAAAATTCATAAGTTCCTGTTTAGGTGCCAGAGATGGCGTATCAGGTTGTCGCGATTGTTGTAGTAAATTCAATCCTGGAAATTTATACAGAAAATGCGTTAGTAGCTGTATGAGTTTCTAATTAATTATTTTTTATTATTTTTTAACCAGTCTTTATAGTCTGTTTCTGTTAATTCGTAACCCCAATGTAATAGTGTTTGTCTGCGTCCAGGAGAAATAGAATAGTCATCGTATTTAGCACCCGCGTCACGTATGGCACGCATTAATGGTCCTTTGAATCTACGCATAGCATTATATCTACCTATTTGACGTTCGTCATCAGGAGACCTTCTACCAAGTGTGAAACGACAATACCATTGAAACCATCCATATGGGTCCTGCTCGCGTATCCAGTTTTTATCCTGCCAAAATTCTAGTGTAGTGCCTACTTTAACACCATATTTATTTACTTTTGTGTCATAGTCTTCCCATTTCCTTGTGACTTGACGTTTAATGTTGAGACCAGAGAACCAATCTTCGGGAAATTCCTTCCAGGCGTCTTTATAGTCCAATTTAGTAACTCCACTATGAATGTCACGATAGTATGTGCCGCCAAATGCGCCACTTTGAAGAACCTGTTTAGGAGTTAAATTAGGTGTAAATTCAGGGTGGTCCTGGAATTTTAATGTCTTTGGTTTAATAATCTTTTTACTATTATTAGGCATTTAATAAAAACAAATAAAATTATTTTTCATCTTCAAACAAACAATCTGGGTCTGATATATCGGATATTTGAGAAAATTCTTCGTGAATATTAGTAACATTTTTATCGTGTTCAAAGAATAGTTTCAATTTAGCTTTCTTGTAACCTAAAAGCATAAGGTAGAAAACTACGAAATGAACAAAATATATTTCAAACGAATACTTTCCAAAAAGTCCCACATTTTTAGCTAGTGTATTAGTCTCAAAGAAATTGTCTAGTTTTTCACTATGCTCACGATTTAGAAATTTACGTGTTCCTCTTGAATATATCATATTTCCAACAAATATACCGAAAGTTACTAATCCTAAAAATGGTATTAATGAGAAGTGGTCAAGGCTACTGAATCTGGTATTATATATTCCTGAAACAAAGCAGAATATAGGGGCACTATTACAGGCTTGACTGGAATAATTACGCATTCTAGGTGAGTTTGTTATAGTGTATAATAATCCAATTACAGCAGTGGTAACAAATGATAACCATTTACTTCCGACTATAGGCATAGTTAAGAATACGGCAGCGGCTATAAAATGGAAAATACCGAATTTAACGTATAAATTACCAAAAGTTAAGTATGAAAGAACACTCATTGTAACGCCGGCAAGTAAAAGATATAGGACTCTTCTAAGAGATTTACCAATGAATTGATTGTAGTATTTATATTTGTTGTTGCGATAGTCTTCACGGTGTTGTCTACGGAATTTTTTATAACTGATGGCTAAGTTTACTCCTACTGCGAAAATGAATAGAACATGTGCTATTTTAGCTGCGACATAGAGAACACCACACCTGATATTATATTCAGCAATATTCATATGATACATTAGGTAGAAGAAGTGAAAAATAACCATTAATACTGTAGCGACACCTTTAATAGTGTCTATTTCATAAAATCTTTTGGACCTATAAACATCGTCTGTGTTATCATCCATTAATATAAACAAATATTTAATTTATTTAATTTATTCTATTTATTCTATTAACCTTTTTTGTCATTTTAAGTGACTTATAAGGAACGTTTGAATATCTCATATTTTTAGTCATAGCACCTCCTTTCCTTCTCCTAGCTTTTCTACTTTGATTTTTTTTTTTTCCTGTTTTTCCTTTTGAACCCCCTTTTTTTTTTTTTT